TCAAATCTGCCAGTCTTTTTGCAAATACAAAAAAACCAGCAATAAGCTGGCTTTAGACGCGACTTAGATTTTTTTTACTATCAATAAAAGTCTCTAGGTAAGATAGCGTCTAATGACTCTGGGGCACATGTGTTTTTAAGACACCTTCTAAATGTTGCAACATCCTTTTCAGACTCATCTAACAGAGACTGTGCAGCATTCTCAATTTGTTTTCTTAACATAGCGTCAGAGGTCATCCAAGATGAACACATTTGCGAAAAAATGTCAAGAAATGGATGTTCTTCTGCAGAGCTTGCATGATCAAAATCTTTATGACTTGGGTCATGTGTATCTTGAAATTCTGGCAAGCCAGGGTCTGCTGTTATGTCGAGGTCGCCTATGTTTTCTGCGATAACGCTTCTGATAATATTTCTTAGTTTACTTTCGGTAATTTTCATGCTAACTCCACGCTTTAAATGTATATAGTATATATATATCTAAAAACCTTATTGTCTCATTAGCTTTAGAGAATTAATAGAAACAACATCAATAGATCCATCGTTAAACATGACTTCGTATCTTTGCGGCATTTCTAGATTATCATCATGTATGTTAAATGATGATTTAAGCTTTTTAACTACTAAAACTATATGTCCTCTAAAATCGCACAACTTACCAGATAAACTTTCATTTGTTTTAAAATTTTCTTTCATTACCATGGATAACCTTTATTACTGGAAATCTTAAAGAATAGTTGCCATTTTGGTTTTTAGACTCTTCAAAATACTGAACAGTTATTGTTTTTTCTAAAATATCTTGTGGGTTTTTAAATAAATGTTTTCTCTGGTCAATGCTAAATCCGCTACCTACTCTTACGATATTACCTTTATGTTCGATAGCAACGCCACTTAACATTTCTTCTTCGACTTCAACGCCTTCTTTAATGTATCTTAGTGGACCTGAAAATGTGTTGACAACTTTGTACTCAGCGTCATAAAACGTTTTTACTTTTAAAATATCATTTGATCTTTTACCTTTATAAGTTGAGTTTTTTCTAAGCATTAAACCTTCCCAACCTTTTTTATTTGCTTCAACAATTAACTCGTCTAGCTCTTTAAAAGAAGTAACAGGTGCTTGGTTTAAAAAGTCTAAGTACTTATGTGTACTTCCTAACATTAAACTTTGCAAAGCAAAAACTCTTTGCGAAAAAGTGCCTGTCTGTGATTCTCCTTTTTTAAAAATTTCTGTTGGTATAAAATCAAATATTTGAAAAAGACCGTCTTTTATAACATGGTCTTTTCTACCAATTTCTTTCATAATACTTTGAAAGTCTTCATCACCGTTTTTATCTACAATACACATTTCTCCGTCATAAACAACGTTTTTTACACCTAGCTTTTTAATTTCTTCTTCTACCAAGGATAGCGTATGAAATTGTTTTCCTGCTCTGGAGAATGATTTTGTCTTTCCTTTTTCGTCCACAACAATAAGGCAGCGAACACCATCGAGTTTTCTTGATACATACCAAACATCTTTCTTAAAATCTACTTTCTTTTTTGTTTTTTCATCATACTTGTTAGCTAATGCTACATTGAAAGTAGGTATCAAATTTGTAATTGCTTTATTAATTAATTTTACTGATGCTCTTACTTTAAGATTTCTATCGAGGATTAAGTCCATTAAAGTCTTGTATTCTGGGTTATTAAAAATAAAACCGTTTACTTCTTCTATAGACTTGTGACCAGTAATCAATCTTGCATTTAATGAATCAAGCAGCTCAAAAATAGTTTTAAATTGAGTATGATTATTTACTAAGTCCTTTCTTTTTTCTAAAAGCTTTGGTGTGATATAATATTGCATGTAACTATTATACGTATAATACAGTATTTTTCTAATATCTCTATCAGCAACTCTTATGATATCAATTTTATCGTTTGTTGAAGTCGAAGAATTCATTTCAGCAATAAAATTATTAAACTTATCTATCATGACAATACACCTATAAAGTTTGTTATAAAGATATAAATTAGCGTGAAAAATAAAAGTTCAATCAAACAAAAAAAAGTCAGCACACAAAGAAATAAAGAAAAATTAGATCTATATAAATCTTCATTGTGTTGTGTTTGATCGTATAATATTGCTACATTAAATAGTAATATAAAAATAATTCCTATGTAATATAGCATGTATAGCCTATTTTATATTGCTTAAGTCAGTTTCAGCTGAAATTGCTACTGCCTCTAGAAAGATTTTTGAGTTATAAGGAATTCTTTTGTTGCTCTTGTGACATCTTTCATATACAGCCTCAACTCTTCTTAAAGCATCTTTAGGTGATGAAGACTCAAAGACATAGTCTACAACGCTCTTTTCATATTCACCAAGTCCATGTCTATCAATAGTCATCTTATAACGCATCATAATTTTTAATCCTTTTAATTTGTATATTGTCTTGCAGCTGATTCTGCTTTTTGCGTATTGTTGTACTTTCCAATATAAGTCCAGCCTTGCGACCACTTATTCTGGGCTTTATGATATAATTTAACTTTGCCGTTTTCTTTAACAAATTTAAATGTTTCCTTATTGAAATTATATAACATAATTCTCTCTTTTATAAAATAGTTTACATGTTTATTACAACATCTGAAGGGTCTTTGTCGAATGCTAATTTACATTTTTTAGCTAATATATAACATCTCTTAAGTCTTCCTGATTGTCTTGGTTTAGCTGCACCGCCATCTGTTAGGACAAGATATCCATCAAACTTTTTCTTATTTTTAATTGCATGTTTTGTAACAGCATCAAAACATGTACCTCCTGTTAAAGTACGTTTAACTTCTGGCCTTCTGTTTTTCTTCCAAAGAAAACCGTTTTTATCATCAACTGTATGATCAAACTTATATAAGAAGAAGTCTGTGTTTCTTGAAAGATTATCCAATTCAGCATAGAATGCTGATAGTTCTTTATCAGACACAGATCCACTTTCATCAACGTAAACTGCAATCATTGGTCGATATATCTTTTTAGCACCTGGATGTACTCCTGGATATTTTCTATGAAGCTTTCTAATTGAAGACCTACGTTCATCTTTCTTTGTAAAACCGCAGAATCTCTTTAGCAAAGACTGCCACTGGATTTTGTTAGAAAGCATTTTATAAATTTCAGATCTTGTTTCAGCAGACACAGATCCCCAGTTTCTATTTTCTGCTTCAGCTGCTGCTTCCTTAACAATTTCTTTGATTTTGCCTTGCATCATTTCTTTTCCTTCACAAGACATTTCGTCCCAACCATCATGATCATCAAAACCAATACGAAGTTCAGATTGACTTTGCTCAATTAAATCTTTAATGTCTGGATCGCTCATGAGCTTTTCGAAGTAATATTCAGATGTTTTATTTCTAGGCATACTAGCAATTAAATTTGACAGCTTTTCAAAACTCTCAATTTCTTTGTCTGTCATGTTTTCTCTTTGACTGTTGTCAAGAGTAAGAGACTTGCCGGGTATTAGACCGCCTTCTGGTAATTCATGTTCAGGTATAGTTGAGTTTATTGCTAAGTCTGTGCCGTAATTCCAGATAATATGTGGATCTCTGCGCCGATCTGTTGTATGCCCAAATACTAGGTGCAAACATTCATGTTTAAGTAAACCTTGAACCTGTGCTGGGTTAAGACTGGCTAAAAACTCTCTATTCCAATATAGTGTAATGTCACCATCGATACATGTTACACCTGCTGTAGGAATTTCAGATGTTTCTTCTTTGTTTAAAGATCTAAGAATTCTACTGTAAAAAGGTTCATTCCAAAGAAAACTTACTAAGTGAGAAGTTAGATCAAAGTTTTCAATTTCTCTTTTAGTAGCATTTCTTTTTTTGAGCATGTTATTATTATTATTTTTAGCCATTGTACTTACCTTATTTGCTTAACAGGTCACGGTTACTATTAACAATCTCAACTACATATTGCCCGATTTCCTTGTGGAACTTTTGAATTGAGTCAATATTTTTACCTCCAGTAACTTTAGACCAGAAGTGAATCATCATTTCTTCAGATATCATCTTGCCAAGCTTAGCTGCATTTTTTGCTTGTGTAACTGTCCAATTGTTTGAAGCAGAATGTTCGCCTAATCTTTCAATAAGAGAATTAACTCTGTCGTTAGACATCGTCTTAAGCTTGTGTTCACAATTCTTAAAGCTCTTAAGAAGTTCTTCAGGAGTAACTACAACTTCGTATTTTTTTACAAAATCAGCAAATTCAACTGCAGCTTCTTGCCCAATAAAACCGATTGCTGTGTTAAATATATCGAAGCTATTTCGATCTTCCATAAGGTTTGCACCTACATATTTAAGTACCTCATCGAATCTTGCCCATGATGCTGGAGTCGGGAAAACGTTACCTGGCTTGACTTTTTCTAAATTGACAAATAAGTGTGAAGATCTTGTTCTAAGAAACTCAACAATAAGATTGTCAACGTTTTTAGACTTAGCCCAATTAATCCAGTCATCTTTTGATGGTTTGAGATCAATAGCCCAGAATCTTCTTAATAATGCAGGATCCATTTCGTTAACATCATATTCGTTGCCGTGATTAATAGCAGCAAAAATACGAGTTTCAGGATGTATGTTATAAGGCATGCCGTTTTCATCATTGCCTAACTGCCTATCCAATACTATTTGAAAGAAAGATTGTTGAACTGCGGGCAAACCTCGATTAAATTCGTCAAGAAATAAAACAACTGGTTCTTTACAAGCTCTTACAAACCAAGCCGGCATACAGAAAGTCATAATACCCTTTTCTTTCATACCTTCAATATCAGGATAACCTTGTGTGTCACCTTCGGACATGATTGAAGCGCGTACATCAATAAGAGGCAAATCTACTTCTTCAGCAATCTGTGCAACAAGCGATGATTTACCAACACCTGTACTAGCTCTCATAAGAACAGCATGATGTGGAGGAAGATTCTTAACAATTTTTAGAAAGCTTTTAATATTCAAAATAATTTGTCCTTTAAATTAGGATTAATGATTAATGATTACAATATATTATAATTTATTGTTTTACTTATTTACACATATGAGATTAAAATTTGTATTGTATAACTAATATCAATACACTGAGTGCTGTACAGAGTGCTGTCTTAAGAGTAAAAGGTGTTTCACCTAAACATACATAAGTTAGAATTGGATAGACAAGATAGGAAAGACCAAAAAACATGAACCTTGCAGACCAAACTGAACCATTGAAATTGTTGACAAAATAAGTCCAAGCATAAAGATAACCATATGCAATAGGAAGGCTAAAAAATATGACAATCCAGTCTTGTTTGCTTTTATAGTATTCATCAATAAACTGTAGGTTTTGTTGTAAAAATGTCAATGTTGCAGCAAAAACATAAGCTGCTAATGCTTGAACCATACTTACTTAACTCCTACTCTTGCTACTTCGTTAAATCCTTCTTTCTTTAAGTCTAAGAAGAAAGTCCAGCCGGCACCTCCAAATCGATTTTTAACAGTTTCTAAAACTCGAAGTCCTTTAAAGTCTTCATCTTTTCTCTCAATAGATAGATGAAGCATAGCATCAACCATATGCTTTAACTTTTGAGATCCAGCCATGTTACCACTTTTATTAACCTGTCCAATACAAATAACGTTGATATAATGCTCTTTAGCATAATCAGTCAGAATCTGGAGTGCTCTAACTGCTGATTGACTGTTTGTATGATCTTCGCCGTATTTTCCGTCATTAAGTGTTTGAAGAGAATCAACAATTAAAAACAAAGGTTTCTTAGGATATTTCTTGCGTAACATATCACAATTCTTAATAAGCCTTGGAACATATGATTCTTGTCCAGCAATAAAGCCAGAAGAAAGTTCAAGTCTTTCACAAGTTAGTTTTACTTGATATAAGCTTTCCTCTGCAGTATTAAATAAACATACATAACCTTGTGAAGTCAAAGCATTTGCCAATGTTAACATTAGTGTTGTTTTGCCTGCTCCAGGCTCACCAGTAAACAAAGAAATAGTTGAAGGTGTAAAACCTTCTCCTCCAAATGCTGCATCTAAATAATCAATGCCGCAAGGATAACGTTCACGAAGCTTACTTGGGACGCGAAGGTCAAGAATGTTGGTGCCAAAAGTAATGTCATCTCTTTTTACGTTAAGTTTCATTTTTTAATTTATCCTTTAAAAGGTCAAGGTTAATTTAATTACTTTATATTATAATTTATTGTTTTTCTTATTTACACTTAAGAGTTATAGCCGACGTAAATATCTTCCATCAATTTGTTTGACAGCGTTATCAACAAGAATAAAAAAACAATTTTTTTCTACACGCCTAGAAAAGTATTCAAAGTCAGAAACAATAAGACCGATTAAATTTACGTCGTAAGTAATCTTAACTAAATCATTAACTTCATAGTTCCAACGAACAATAGACTTTTTGTTTTCAAAACCGTCTTTTTTAATTGTCTGCTTTATTTTTTTAGTAGTCGGACCTCTATTTTTCTTTATATTACTTAAAGCATTCTGGTCCGACTTCACCATCTTCTCTTTTAACTCTTTGAGTTGCTTTCTCGAAAGTGGCATATTATCCTCCTATACAAGTATTATATATAAATTTATAACAATCTACACATATCGTGTATAAATAATGTCAGATTTAATTTCATCTCCGTAGATAGACTTCAAACCACTTCTTACATAAGACATAATACAATCAGTCATATATTCTTCTAATTGCATGTAATTTATCTTAAGCTTAAGGTTTTTTGCCAATTGTTTTCCGTAATTCCAAGCAAGTATTTCTTCGTTAAGCGTATGTACATAACTCTTTTTAGACCGAATCTTGTGTGGAGTATTTTTATTAAAACAAAGAACATCCTTGTGTCTCATTTCATTATCAATAAATGCATGGCCTGCTTCATGTAAAAGTGTAAAAAGTCTTTCGCGATATTGAAGATTTTGATTAATATAGATTATATTTAGCATAGGATACCAAGCATCTTCAGCACCTGGCTTTTGAATTATCTTTATATTATTATTTGTTTCAAGGTAGTGTGTTAATACATAAAAGTATTTTTTATATTGATTAGATAGCATTTTAACCTCCATACAATATTATAATATTAAAATTAACAATATTGCACGTATGTGTTACTTAAGGGATTTATATTTTTCTTTTGCTATTATTAATTTAATTTTCTTTAGATGCTTTAAGACTCCTTTGACGTAACCTGATTTGTAAGACTTTTTACATTTTTTAGAATTATTATAATAGCAAAGTGCTTTCGTAAGAGGTTTAAATTTTCTAATGTAGTATTTTAGTGCTCTTACGCCGTGTGAATAAGGATCGCAATTTGTTATTAAACCGTCAGCTTTTGTAACTGATATTTTTCCTTTGCGATTAGGACACCAATACTGATACTTGATTTGTAGCGGGCCAAAACATTTAAATTTAGTAGGTTTATCCTGCTGTGTAAATCTAGATTCTTCCCATGCTGTTGCTAATGTTATTGCAATATTTAAGTCCTGCTTTTTTGCATCTTCTATCAACAAAGAACAAACTGCAATTCCTTCTTCAGTGTAGTTATGTCCTGACAGTTTTTCGTAAACTTCTTGACAAAAACTATATTGTAAACTTAAAGCTAATAAAAAATTAATCAAAGCTTTTTTGTATATCTCCTCTTTTATAAATTACAACATCATCTTCAGAATATTTTACTTCTACAAATACTTTCGCTCCAGTAGTTCCTCCAACAGTTAATTGATTATTTCTTTCTGTTATAATGTTGACTACTGTTCCAATTTTATTCATTGTTTGATAATAATAAACTTTGTCACCTATTTTAATCATTGTTTTCTTTCGTGTTATTTTATTATTATTTTATAAATTTTACACTTAATGTTTAACCAAAAACACCACAATTAATAAGTGATTGCAATACGTCAAGTAAAGCTTTAGTAGAAGATTCTCTACACGTTGAACCAGTACAGTCCATCATAGGCTTAAGAAATTTATCAATATCGTCAGGACAACCCATTAAATGTTGTGAGCAATTATCATATGAATCTTTACAAGGTACGCTGTGTATTGACTGTTCTCTTGCATTACTGTAATGTTCTAAAGACTCAGGGTGTGCGCAGTGAAATTTGATATGATCAACATATTCTTGCGTTGTAACTTGTCCGTTATTATTTAAGTCAAAATGAGAGTAAAGATCTTCAGGCGTAATGTTTCCATCTCCGTTAGGATCTAAATCGTTATCTGAGTGACTTGTATCTAATTTCATGCTATTTAAACTATAGTCTTGCATGTCGTCTTGGTGTTCTTCACAAGCAGCAAAATCTAAAAATTCTCTTATTAATTTTCTTTCGTTCATGGTATTCCTAAACTTTTATTTATTATAAATATCAATAAGAATTTAAAAAACTATTGTTTTCTACTTTATTTTGGGAATCATCATGTGAGTCTTTTCTACTAAATCCTTTTTTGATTTTATCGTTCATAATATCTTGGCTTGATGTTGCTTGCTCAAAAACTGATACGTTGTATTCCGCAATACTGCTGTTTATATTTAAGTCTTTGAATACATTTGTTATCCTTTGAAGTATAAAACAAGCAATGTGTGCTGAGTCTTTAAAAATAATTCTTTCAGAAGCTGAGTGTGAGATATCTCTTTCAAGGAGTGTCAAGCAATTTTCAATTGCAGTGTGCATATAAGATTTATAAAGTCTTGACAAGCCACAAATATTTTCTGTTAATATTGGATTTTTCTTGTGAGGCATAGCACTAGAACCTTTCTGACCTTTTCTAAAAGGTTCAGACATTTCATTGACGCCGTCAATACTGTATATTCGAATATCATAAGCAATTTTTTCTACAGCCAAAACAACTTTAAGAATAGCATAAAAATAATCTAAGAAATAGTCTCTTGGAATAATTTGTGAGCATGTCATAGGATATAAGTTTAAAGTTCTTAATGCATTAGTTTCGTTCATTAAACAATTAGTAGTATGATTTCCTGACGGGCCGGAAAGCTTTCCATATTTAAGAGAAGTCTTAGCCAATCTAATCGCATCAAATCCTCGCCTAAGACCTGCAATCCATCTAATAAAAACTTCACGGTAAGTTTGTATTTCTGCAGCTTTTCCATGAGTTCTTGACAATATTCTTTTACTCGCTTTTTCAGATTTGATAAGCTTAGTCAAGTCAAACAAAGCCATACCACAATATTTTTCAATTACTGTTAGCGAATCTTTGCACATTAAAACTAGTGAAGTATCAATTATATCTGAAGACGTCAGGCCGTAATGAATCCATCGCCCAACATTTCCAGGAATAGATTCTTCTATCATCTGTACAAAAGCTTGAACGTCGTGTCTAGTTTCTGATTCTATTTCTTTCCATCGGTCAATATCAATTGACGCATTATTCTTAATAGTATTTAGCTCGTCAATTGTAAGAGTTTTGTCAGTTATATTTCTTGCTAAAGATTCTAGATGAGCAAGCTCTACTTTTAGCCAAGTCTCAAGCTTGTTGTTAGTTTTCCAAACATCATGTATTTCTTGTATCTTATACCGTGGTATCATTTTAATCCTTTAGTTATTAATAAATTCTGTATACCAAACTACTTCTCCTCTTTTTGGGCCAGTAGTAAATGATATATTATCAACGCCAGTATGTATAGAGATATTAGAAATTAGCGTCTTAAAGCCTTCGTCTTCTATAACAACATTATTAATTTTAGGCGTTTTAAAAAACATCTTGTCTACATAATACATAGGCTCTTCGATATGAGTCATGACATCAGTTTTTGTTACACATAAGTGAGTAACTCCATTTTCAACTACTGCGTTTTTTACTTCGTCTAAATCAAGCCATCCACATTTTCTAGGACGGCCAGTAGTCGCCCCGTACTCTTTTCCGACTTCAGCTAGCGTTTCTGCGTAACTGCTAAAAGTCTGTGAAGGAAATTCGCCAGATCCTACTTTAGTCTTGTAAGACTTAATAACACCTATTACTTCGTCTATTTGTTTATGATTCAATCCTGTAGAGCTTAAAGCTTCACCAACCGAAGGTGCTGATGATGTTACATCTGGATAGTTTTCAGAGTTTATACATAGACCACTTCCTTGAGCACCTTCTAAAAGAATATTTAAATCTTTGTTATAAAGATCTTGTATCATATTTTCTTTTTTTAGTAAAAAAGGTTTTAAGTATTCCGCAGCATCATAGTACTCCTTTATCCAGTCATTAAATGTTTCAAAGTTTTTTTCAATTAAAGAATGGATATCTTCGTCTTTGTCGACCATATAAGTTTCTGCAAGATATGTTTGGTAGTCAAAAAACTTTTCTTGTATTTTAGGTAATGACTCACTTGGTTTATTAATTACGTCTTTAAATAAAACTGAATCTCTTGCATAGAAGTCTGAATATGCAGGACCAATTCCTCTGCCAGTTGTGCCTAATTTGCCTTGATACTTTACTCTGTCTTTTGCAAGATGTACTGGCTCAATTGTGGGACATAAACCTGATACTAATAGATTATCAGGTTTTACATTTAGAGATTTTATTTCTCTGTATAGATCAACAATATTTACAACGCAACCTTTTGCAATCATATTGAATTTTGTCTTGTTTAAAACACCTACAGGTAGTATATGTGTTACAAATTTATTTCCAGCCTCATCATAGACTGTATGTCCTGCGTTACCTCCGCCTTGAAATCTAACAACTACGTCAGCCCAAGTCTGGACAAGATCATCAACTACTCTACCTTTTCCTTCGTCACCATGCTGGAGACCTAAAACTATTTTTGTTGGCATTATTTATTCCTGTTAAATATATGTGGATTACCTTCTATATGTGAAGAAGATGTTTGTTTTCGAAACACTGCATTATTTGTAAGATCTTGTAATGTGTTTGCTCCGCTATAAGACATTCCGCTTCTTACGTTTGACATTATTTCATTGACTACTTTTGAAGTCGTCCCTTTATATGGAACAAAAGAAGCAACTCCTTCAATTGAACTATAGGTACCTTTCCAGCTTTTCTGTGCTGCTTTTGAAGCCATTCCATTATAACGTTTAATTTTTTTGCCATCCTGAAATATTACTTTGCCTGGCGTTTCTCTTGTACCACTCAACATAGAACCAAGCATAACAAAGTCTGCACCAGCTGCCAATGACTTAACAATATCACCGCTATTTTTAATTCCTCCATCTGCAATAATGTAAGGCGTCGGATAATCATTTCCGCTATCTAAATATTCTTGTCTAGCTTCCCAACAATCAAGAACTGCTTGGAATGTTGGTATACCATGACCCGTTTGTATTCTTGTTGTACAAATACTTCCGCTACCTACAGATGTTCTGACTGCATGTGCACCTGCCATTGCCAGTCTTTTATATGCATGTCCTGTAGCAACGTTTCCTGCTATAACAAATAGATGCGGATATTCATTTCTGATGAATTCTATTGCGTTTTCCATAAGAATATGATCACCATGCGCAATATCAATACAGACAATATTTAGATCATTATTTACAAGTTCAGACAGTCTTTCTTTATAATCTCCAGTTACGCCAATTGCAGCTGCCCTATAATCTCTATGATTGACATATCCTAAGAGCTTTGTCTGAAAGTCGATTGTATTATACCTATGGATAATACCTAAACCGCCCTGACTAATCATTGCGTTAGACATATGCGCTTCTGTAACTGTTGACATAGGTGAACTGATGATTGGTATTTTAAATCCTAAACTCTTTTCAGAGTATCTAACTGTCACTGAAGTGTTTATGTCTTTTCGTGTTATTAGATCTGAGTATTGTGGTTCTAATATTACATCATCAAAACTTAATACTTCTTTATTATTAATTCTCATTTAATCCCTCTTTATAGTATTAGTGTATAAAAATAATTTTTTATTTACACCAAAGAGTTACTTATCATTTAAAAAATCTTTTCTGTATTTCATTAGAGCTTTTTCTTTGCATTTAGCTTCTAGCATAATATCAACTGATTTACCACAACTATCAAACGGCTTGTAGTAATAGTCTGAATGTGCTGCTGCTGACCTTATTGTTGGATCTTCAAACTCTTTTTTACCATTAGAATGATGACACGTTGGACGAATTGTAGACGGCCAAGAGTCATATGCCATATCAAAAGACTCTTTGTAAGGTGCATCTTGTGGGCCTAAAGTAAAATGATGTGCATCAAATACAATAGGTACTTTATTTACCTTGTAAATATTTTCATATAAGAACTTTGAGCTAAACATTGCTGCTTTATCGTCATTCTCAACAGTTAATCTTGATTGGACTGAAGGTGATAGTCTTTGAAAGTTTTTATTAAAGTTGTCTGCAGCCAGTTGTAGATTGCCACCGCATGTAGAACCTAAGTGTATATTGATCTTTGACCAATGATTCTGGTCTAAACCCATCAAATCAAATAACTTTCCATGAATTTCTAGATCCTTTATACAATTTTCTACAACATAACCCTTTTCAGACGCAAGGCAATTAAACTGTCCTGGGTGGAAAGAAATTCGCTGGCCAATAACTTTAGTATAATCGCCAGCCATTTTGAGATAGTGACATATTTCTTCGTAGTCTGGAAGCTCATGTAGCTCATATTCACTTGCCCAAGGAGTAATTTCTGAGGACAAACGAAATACCTTGACATTGTTCTTATAATTCCAGTTAAATATTGGAAGCATATCTTTTACGTTTTGAAGAACCAACTTAGAAGCGTGTGGCAAGCCTTTTGATAGAAAAGTAGCTTTACGCATTGTCCTAGAATTGAATATACCTTTTTCTCGTAGTTCCATATTGATGCACGCATATCCAAATCTATTCATAATATTACACCTTTTTATTATATTTTATATAATAATATTCATATTTATTACACAAATACACGACAATTTTATAACAGGGGCTTGTAAATAAATGAAAAACAGTATAAGATGGTTATTAACAGAATCAAAGATATCTAACCTAGATACAAATAAAATTAATTTTGTAGATGGAAAATTAATATGTTATCATTTAACTTCACATCAAAAATGGGCTTCTTACAATCCACAAATAGCTGATAAGCTTGATAATCCATTAATTAAGCATCCAAAGCAAGAACGAAGTAAAGATGATTCTAGAGCTGTAAGGATATTAAAAAATCTAAAAGATAGCAATAGAGTTTCTGTAAGAGATTCTTATGACGTAGAAGAAGAAGTCATTATGGATATGATTGATGATCCATATACAGATACTAGTGGGTTCTCTGCAGGTTACGGAGATTATCATGGAAAAGGCCTTTACACTTGTTACAAGTTCAATCCAAGGATTGCTAGCACTTATGGTAATATATGTTTAGTATTTGAAATAGATATAAGCAATTTCATAATAACATTTGAAGATTTAGCTAAACAAGTTCATGGTGATAGTTGGACAATAAAAGATCAATTATTAAAGATCTATCAATTAGAAGATCGGAGTCCTTCTAGTATACAAAAGTATAAAGAAATCCTATCAGAAATATCTGACGATGAATTAAAAATGCCTAAATCCATTCACAGTTCTTCTGATAGAACAGCAAGTATAAGCTTGATATTAATGCGAAGTTTTAGCAAGATACACATAACTTCTGTTTACGACGGTGTAATTTTATTTGGAAGAGGAGACGGTCCTGTTTGTTGTTCTTTTTACCCGAAATACGATGCTAGATTAGTAGGGTTAGGAAGACTAAACGAAGATAGACCAGAAGTTGTTGATTGGTATGATAGCTTAGATGGTTTTCTTGGCGGTCGCGCAAGAAACAAATTAGATTTCCAGACAATGAACTCTGTCGCAGAAGAAACAACAGATTCTGTTGAAAAGTCTGCTATGAAATCAGAAGATCGTCCACCTTTTGATGCTGATTATGTAGAGATTACAAGCTTTTTTAATAACAACGAATTTGCTGAAACTCAAGAAAAACAAAGCTACGCAATTGACACTTTGTTTAAGCTTTATGATGACATAAAATTTTCAGGTGACAATAACAAGCTCGAGTTTTTCCTAAAAGCTTTTAAAAATTCTAGATATCCTTTTGACTCTAAAACAATTAAAAATGAAAAATTTAATAAATTAAATGATGAAGTTATTAAATATTACACCAGCAAAAATAAACCTATAGGCTCAAGCTATTACAATGCAGTCCTTGGAGAATATAATAAAAATAATCAAAAGACTTCAGACTTTTTCTTAAAAGCAGCAATAGCTTATTGCTTTAACGAAAAAACTTTTAAAAAAGATTCATGGTCAATAAAAAGTTTTACTTATAACATTGATGAGTATTTAAAGATAAATACTGTAAGTCCTGAAATACAGAGTCTTGTAGATAAAAAGCTTTATGAGTTTGGCCCTAATATTGTAACAATGGAGAGTAATGCAGAAAAAATATTAAATTTTTATTCAACTGCAGACGAAAACAATAAAAACAAGGTAGTGTCCTTAATAGCTAGCAATCTAGCTCAGTCTGGAAGAACACAAGTTTATTGGGAAGATGTAGCCTCTCAAAACTTTAAAGAAGCAAACGAATTATTAGAAAAAATAATCGATAGGCTTACTGAGACAAGATCTGATTTTGATTACGAGATTGCTTTCATTAGACTTTTATTTAATAATCTGCCTGACATTGACTATTTATCAAACAAAGTAGACGAATTTATAGCTAGATCTTTTCTAAAAAACATGGATAAAATAAAAAAGGAGTCAGACGCAACCTTCTTTGTCAACACAATAGAATATATTAGACGAAAGCTAGGAAGCTCTCATCCTGTAGCATTGCAAATTGAAAAGCTTGAATCTCAAGATATAGAACAGGCAGGCATCAATATTGAGATATTTATTGAAAAACTAAAACTTGGTCAAGTAACAAATAGACAGCTCAAAAATAAAATTGATGAATTTAAATTTGAAATGCCTCATATCTCTTATCTTAATAAACAGTCAAAAGATTGGTTTAAAAAACTATTCAGCGCAGTCATGGAAAACGTTATTGCTATGAACTTTAGAGTATTAGGAAGAGCAGAGACATCATTTCTTTTAGCAATTATAATGAGTCATGATATTGCTCTAACTAAAGAGGAACAGTTTGCCTTCACACGAAAGTTTGGCAAGTCAGACTATGACAGCAAAAATAATATTGCTAACTACAAACACATTGATCCAGATGTCTTTATTAAACTACTTGGCCCTGATCTTGAAAAAGGGGGTATGGGTGCTGGATTATCATTTAAAGGCTTTGAATATAGTCCAGGAGTCTATAGGTTATTATATAAACACAGAAAAATTGTAGATCTTTTTTGTGACGTAGCTAGACCAGGATTAATGAAGATGATCGTCTTAAATCTCAATGCAGAGCTTGCTGGCAATCCTAATCCTCCACATACGTGGGGTAATAGTGGCATGCTAAAGAGTGGTGTATTTGCTTACATCTATAATACTTTGCCTTACCTAGATCGAGTCGACGACCAGATCAAAATATCAGAAGCTGTCAATATGGACGACATTGCTTGGTTTGAATATTTCATTAGTAGAGCTAAAAAGTCGCCTAAAAGAGGCGTTGCTCGAGCCGTTGTTGCTCTTGAAAAAAGCCTTAACGATAAAAAATCAAAAATGCAAACATCTACAATTGATCAGGCAAGCGCTGATTTAGACCCACAATTGGACTTGAGTCATAGAAAGATATTTGGTAATTCTTTAAAAGAAGTTTATAATTCTATTACAAGGAATAAAATACAATGAAAAACAGTATAAGATGGCTATTAACAGAATCAAAAATATCTAGTTTGGATCCGCAAAAAGTTAATTACGTAAATGGAAAATTAATATGTTATCACTTGACTTCTCATCAAAATTGGGCTAATTATAATCCAAGTATAGAAGACAAGATGAAAAATCCATTGATTAAACATCCAAAGCAAGAAATAAGTTCAGATGATTCTAGAGCATCAAGAATATTAAAAAATCTAAAAAACAGCAATAGAGTTTCTGCAAGAGACTCATATGACATAGAAGAAGAAGTCATTATGGACATGTTAGATGATCCATATACAGATACTAGTGGATTTAGCCCAGGCTTTGGTGATCACCACGGTAAAGGCCTCTATACATGCTATAAATTCAACCCAGGTATTGCTAGAACTTATGGAGATATATGTCTTGCTTTTGAAATAGATATAAGTAACTTTGTAATAACGTTTGAAGACTTAGCTAAGCAAGTTCACGGTAAAGACTGGAGAATCAAAGACCAGCTATTAAAACTTTACAAAAGAAAATCAAGAGATGAAGAAAGCTTAGAAAAGTTTTTAAAAATTATTAATAGAGTTGGATTTGACAAATTTGAGCTAAACCAAACAATAAACGAAATGAGACCGCATTCATCTCAAATTAGTTATGCCTTGATGAAAGCTTTTGGTAAAGAGCTTATAACTGCAGTATATGATGGCATTATTTTTCTTGGAAGAGGAGACGGTCCTGTTTGCGTTTCTTTTTACCCGAAATACGATGCTAGATTAGTAGGGTTAGGAAGACTTAGTAAAAGATCAGCAAAGGCAGAAGTTGACTGGTATGACAGTCTAAATGACTTTGTAGGCGGACGTGCAAGAAACAAATTAGATTTTCAGACAATGAATGCTGTCGCAGATGAAAACACTAGTCTCGAAGAAAAAGAACAGATGAAAGAAGATGAAAGAGTATTTTATGATGCCAAATACAGGTATGTTCTAGCTTCTCTTGAAAACATTCGATATACTGAAGAAACAATTCAAAAGCTAGTAGAATTTTATGAAGAAGTTAAAAGTAATAATGTCGAAGATGAACTTGGCGTATTTTATAGGGAAATTGGAACAGGTAAATTTACACAAAGCTTCAAAGAATTTAATAGTTTGAGCCAAAAAGTTCTCCAGGAATACGGAAAAATCTTAGAAGATGCTTATCAATTTTATAAGAGCAAAAACAATATTGATGAAGTTTCTGAAATGTTAAGGAATACAGGTTACATTTTAAACTTAATGTCAAGTATTAATTTCTCTAATGACTTTTTAGTTGATGGTGTCTATGGTGCTTTTAAAATATACTTTAAAGAAATAGATAAGTTTGAGTATAATAGTAGAGCAGCTGCTAGCTTTTTAGAATCAGCAAGTGTATACATTAGAAATACAAATGCGTCTGAAGAGTTTGTTCAATTAATTCAAGAACTAGACAATATATACGGCACTGATCTTAAATTAAAAACAGCCGGCTGGATTGAGATAATTGATTTATACGAAAACGGCAATCAAGATACTAAAGATAAAATAACAAATCTAACTGACCGAATTTCAGATCACCCATTGAAAATAATGTCGATACCAGTAGGTCTACACAAACCTAATGAATTTAAACAAGCAGATTATTATAAGTCAAAAGAAGTAATAGATAAATTTTGTAATATTGTTGACGTAATGATTAAGAAACACAATGCGAATGTTTTACGAGAACTTTTTTATGCTTTTAAAAATGTAGAGCATCCTTTGTCTGATACTATTATTGAAAAAGCTGTAGAAGAATTAATTGCTCTTCCTGAAACTGACAGTGATAAAAAATTACTGATCTCTTATCTCACTGGATATTTTGAAAAATTTGGTATAAATAATCCTGAGACTGTAGAAAAATTTAATTCTGTCAAGTCAGAAGTGTTCCGTGAAGTCGAAAACGCATTTAACAAGGCAATAGCTAATCTCGAAAAGAAAACAAAACCTCAAGGCACCTTTTTTGATTATTACTACATGTGTAACGACGGACTAAACAATAATTATTTAAAGTCACAGTCAAAAGAATGGCATGAAAGACTTATCAGCCTTATCATAGAAAATATTAAAACTAATCCTAAATTCTCTAATTTAAAAAATAATATATTGGAAACAATTGTCTATTTAATTGATCTTAAAGACATAGTTTTAAGTGAGCAAGATCAAAGACACTTGTCAAACTCTTCTGGAAGTAGTAGTGTTTCACTTTTAGCATATAAACATATAAGTCAAAGTGTCAGCGTTGATATTATAATAGATGTTCTTCAAAAAAACTCCAGAAGTCCACTAAATTCAATTCGATTATCTTCAAGCTTATTTGAAAACCTTTATCAAAGCAAAAAACTTTTAGATGCGTTTATCCAATATAGCAGCAATGGTTTTTTCAAAAAAACAGTTTACAGATTAGTTGAGTCGCTTAAAGGCAACAAAGTTGAGCTTTTACGTGGTAATTATTATCAATATACAGAGATTAGTAAAATAGACCTATCAGAAGTTATTGACCCTAATGACAATGCATGGTATAGCTATCTTATGGAAGAAATAAGAACAAAGACCGACTCGGGTAAAACAAAAAAAGCAGTAAAGCTATTTAAAGAGCTTGATGCTTTAATGACACAGAGAAATGTTAATCAAGAAATTAGTGAACCTGAGTTAGATTTGAGTCATAGAAAGATATTTGGTAATTCACTCAAAGAAGTATATAGCTTTTAAGGAAAGACTATGTTGCCATTTAAAGAGAAAATAATCGAAGAAACAGAAACATATACACTTATTCAACGTGATTTTATGTCGACACTCATCGAAGAAGACCTAAACTGGCATATGGACGAAGAAGACCGTGATGTATTTGTTGTTGAAGGTGACGGTTGGTATCTCCAGATAGAAAATGAGCTGCCTCAGTTAATGCAGAAAGAATCTATTTTTAAAATACCTAAAGAAACATGGCATCGAATAATTAATAAAAACGGAACAAATCTAATAATCAATGTGAGAAAATACAAATGAATGAATTACTTAAAGATCTTATACTTGAAATAATACTTTCAGAAGGCAACAAGCCGCCTAAATGGCTTAGGAAAGCAAAAAAAGCGGTATACAAAGGCAAAATTGTCAAAGTAGTAGAAGCTGATGGTCCGGGGCCAATGTCAATCATTAGGCTTAGAAGTGGTAAAGGAAAAACAACGCAAGTTATGTCTAAACATTTAAGTAAGGTTAAAAAATGATTTTGTTAGAAAAGTATATTAAAGAGTTTCTAAAAGAAGCAGCATCTTCTGCAATCATTAATCCTGCACAAAACATTACAGGAGAGACACAACACCAACAAGCTGCATCATATAGTTTGAATATGACGAATGTAGACCACGAAGAAACTCTTTTGAAAGTTTTAGAAAACGTTGGTGATAACTGCTTTATATCTTTTGTTGATGAATATGACGAGAACATCCCGAGGCTTGAAATAAGTCCAAAAGTTTCGTTTGATACTCCTCATGGAAATTATGCTTATCCTCTTAACATATCATCTTTAAAAGAAATAGTTGAGAAATCAAAAATAAGAGGCACTAGCTTTGCTTTAAATAGACCCTATTTTCATATGTTTAAAAGGTCTAACAGCGTACGATCTATAGAAATAGAAGGTGATGGAAGTAACAACTATACAGGTAATTTTAAAAAAGACTTAAGAACAATTGTTCATACGTACATTATGTTTTCATCTGCTAACAGACTAGAACAAAGTGATGTACAAAGTATAGATAGTAACATTCCAAAATCAGAATCAAATTACAGGAAAAGTGAAACAATCAAAAAAATCGACAGAATAATTAAGCGAAATAAAAATCTAATTTCTTATAACAGTTCTATTTCTTTTGACAATTCTGGATCTTTTGGTAAAATATTAAATGAGTTAATAAAAGATTTATGTCTAATTACGAGTCTTAACAGTAACAGTTTCCCTGCTGGCGTTGTTAGTAAAATTGTTGATTACGTGTCAGGTCTAACAGAAGAGTTAGCTTTATCAGCAAGAAATAGATTTTTCAAGGCAAGAGAGAAAAAAGCTCTTTCTGATTTTCACATTTTATATTTTGCATGCTGGATGCTTTCAGACATATTTTCAGAGCCATCATCATATGAGCCGCCTTCAGAAGTTTTTGACGTAAACAAAATCAATAATCAGAGAGAAAAACAACAAGGTCCTATTTTTACAATGCTGCTAAATTCTATTGATATAGAATTCATAAACGACAAAGGTTCTTCTACACTACATGATAACGAGCCTGTTCAAGCAGTTTACTTAAATTCTTCTAAAAAAGAAAATGTTGTTTTAATTGGCACGTATAACAATATTTTCAAATCAAAAATAACAAATATAAATGATTTTGACATTTTTCATGTGTCGAAAAATAGACTTAATTCTGTAACTATGAATAAAATAGTTGACATTCTTGAAAAGAATCCCCAACTAGAGACTCTTTTCGATACAAAGCTTTTTGATGATGTTAAATTAGAAAATTCTATAGAAGCGCTAAGAGAAAAAGCATGGAAAGATTTAACTAAGAAAGAATCAAAATTTTTTGATTTTATATTGTTTCACTCATCAAACAAAATTTTTAATTTTAACATGTATCTTGAGAGAGATGGTAGCAAATTAATAGTATTTGACATTGGTATTAAAGAAAAATTTTTAAATTCTAGTATTAAAAAACAACTTACAATAATAAAAAGTGAAATGCCTAAAATAGCTAAAATTGAAAACAGTCTTACTTACATTCAAGTGTTTTTATCAAAGAATAGAAACAAAAGTATTTATAGGATTGAAGATGCATCTGCCTATAACAACATGATAAAAACGCTTGACAAAGTTCAAGATTACGCTGCAAACTTAGAATGGAATTCTCTTACAGACGACGAAGAAAAAACAAGTTTTATAATGGTTAAAGTATTTATGAATATTTGCGAAGAAATATCACAGCTAGCTGGAATAGCTTCATATCAATAAGTATGAATAAAAGCAAAAGCAAGAAATAATTATTTTATATAAAACAATACTTTTGAGAAATAGCAATGCAAGATTTATTAATACTAGAAGAATTTATTAAAGAAGCTTTACTAGATGAGGCAAGAAAAAAACGAAAGCAAAAAAAAAGTAAATCAAAAAAGAAAGCTTCAAAGAAAAAATATCCAACTCAATACAAAGCTAAAGGTAAAAGAAAGAAAAAATTAGACCGAGCAACATCTCTAGCAAAAAGCAGTAAAGCCTCTGACAGACAAAAAGCTTACAAGATAAGAGACAATATGGAAAAGTCTGAAAGAAATAAAAAAGGTTACAAAAACGTTCCGAGGCATGACAGCAAGAAATAGGAAAATATAAATGAACGATTTGATATTATTAGAAGAATTTATTAGAGAAGCATTGTTAGATGAAGCTAAAAGAGGTAGAAAAAAAGGTAAGAAGAAAAGTACTACTAAGAAAAAGTCTGCTAAGAAGTCATCGTCAGGTGGCTTATCTGCTGCTACAAAAGAAACTTTAAATAAAAAGGCAGACAAAAGAGGACTAACAAGAGGTTCTGTTTACGCTGAATATAAAAGAGGCTTAGCAGCTTGGGCAACGAGTGGCAGTCGTAAAGGTATGTCACAACATCAATGGGCACATGCAAGAGTCAATTCAGCAACACCTTCGAAGGATTGGGCTATTGTTAAAAAATCAAAAGCTAAAAAGAAAAAATGAATAAATTATTATTAGAAAACAAAAAAATATTATCTGAAGGTTTACAGTTTCATTTAATAGAAAACATTGGAATAGAGAATAACATTTATCGGCCTGGATCATCCAAATACTTCAGTTTATTTAGAGAAGTAAGGGATTTAAGTGAACTAGGCCTTTATGATTTAAATCCAGCTGAGTGTTATTACATAAACGAAACATCTATTGGTGAGTGGGACTTTTACAATGGTGGTCTTGTCCCGTTAGACTATCCAATTTTAGAAGGTGACGAGTCTTTAAAACCAAGTATTCCTTTAGAGATATTAGAAGAGAAACGCAAAAGAAGAAAGAAGAAGTCAACAAAAAAGAAAAAGAGTGGCAATCTTTATAAAGGAAAAAAAGTAGATCTTAATAAGCCTAGAAGAGGTGGTTCTAAGAAGTTTTATGTATATGTAAAAAACCCCAAGACAGGGAATATTAAAAAGGTTCAGTGGGGCGCAAAAGGAATGCCTGTTGGTATAAGTGACCCAAAGCGTCGTAAATCATTTGCTGCTCGTCATCGATGTCATTTGACAAAAGACAAGACAACAGCAAGTTATTGGGCATGTAGAACAGGAAGATACCCACATTTAACAGGTGGAAAAAAGAAATATACATGGTGGTGATATAATTACTTTTATATTAAAAGGAATAGTAAATGAAACCATATTATTATATTGCTGAAATTGTAAAAGTTTATGATGGAGACACAGTGACTGCCGTAGTTGACCTCGGGTTTAAGACATCTGTGAAAATCAAGGTAAGACTTGTGGGTATTGATACACCTGAAGTTAGAACTAAAGACTTAGACGAGAAAGAAAAGGGTTTAGCAACACGTGATTGGTTGCGAGAGCGAATCCTTGATAAGAAGGTGTTATTACATACAGCTAAACGTGGCAAGTTCGGTAGGTGGCTTGGAACAATCTGGGAATTAGAAAAAGATAAACCTGAGTTCGAAAATAGTTATAATAAACAATTAATAAACGAAGGTCTTGCCAAAGAATACTGGGGTGGTAAACGATGAAGTGTAGTCTTAAGAACGAATATAAAAATATTTTTGAATATAGAGAGTTAAATACAATAAATGCACAACCATCTGAGTTTTCTGACTTAAATATCATTAATACTACTTTAAGAAATATACTTTCTGAACAAACAAGTTTTGACCTTAAAATTCATGAAAATAAAACAATCAGCATTATTGCAAGTAAAAAAGATATTGTTAATGCTTACTTTTCTTTTCATAACCATATCAATCAAAACGAAGAAGATCTTAAAAAGACAATTACTATAAATGAAGCTTTAAGTAGTGATGGTATAAAAAAATTCAAAGGTAGCGTCAATCCTCCAGAAGCTAAAAAAGCACTTGGACATTATCTTGACGATAAATATGATATTACACCAGCGCGCGGAGGTGGATCCGATCTCTTAATTTCAATTGTAAATGCTAGCAACCCAACAGACTTTATTAACGCAATAACTGTGTTTTTATACAGAAAATTAGTTAATAAATCAACAATGAAAATTAAGCCCGGGCAAGATAAAATTGACGAACTAGAGATTGCAAGTGCTGTAAATAAAGTTATTGACGCTTTTAAGTCTGCTCTTCAAGCTGGCCAAGCAGGTCTATCTACAACATTCGGTCCTTATTTTGAACTTTTAGTTTATAATGCTGTTAGAAATAAAATGATTAGTGATAGACCTGAAGGTGACTTGGAATCAATACCTTCAGAAATAGATAGTAGTGATATTAGTTTGCCTTCAAAGAAAGTTTCAATTATTTTAATAAACATTCTTTTAAAGCAACAAACTAATTACATGTATAATATTTTAATAAACAATACTAAAAAAAGTGATGCTTGGTGGGAGCAATTATTTTTATATTCTTTAAAACTTATTGATACTAATATAATAGACACAAGTGTAAGCGCTTTAATAGATGAATATCTTTCTATATTGGATGTGTCAAAAAGTGACTATGAATGTTTTGAATACGAAAAAGATGATGAATTATACAGTGCAGCTGCAAATCACAACTTATACTTGCCGACAAAGATGTCACCTTTTGACTTTATTATAAGGCAAAAAAATAATTTTAAAGAAATTAAATTTGGTCTTTTTGACCTTAAGTGCACAAATCAATATACACCTTCTGATCCTATAATAACGTCTAAGACTGGATCAAACGTAAAAAATTCTGCAATTCTAAATATATCTAATACAGTTTTAGCACTTAAATCTTTAGCAGCAACAACTGAGTTAAGATTTTTAGGACTATCATCTATTGAATATTCATTAGACATGTCTAATGAAGGTCGTCTTTATTTAAATGTAAATAAATCAAAAAATAAAATATCTTCACCTCAAAGCTCTTTAACTCTTTCAAAAAACAATGATGAATTCATACTTTCAGACGATGGAAAGTCTAAAGCCAAAAAATTACATATACCAGGAAATAATTCGATACAGAGCAAAGACTATATAACAGATGAAATAAGCGTTCAATACGGTGAAATAAAAGATGACATAAAGGATTTTTCTTTTTTATGCACAAAACTTTCAAACTTAGATTATAGCGGAAACTTTGAAGTAGATATTAAGTTAGTTAACTACAATAAATTTTTAAATGCTGCTTTAAAACATGTAGCAGCTTACTATAAAATAAAAAATGATTTAGATTCATGTATAGATGAAATTAAAAACAGTGACATTGTAGAAGAAGACAAATTAGATATAATAAATATTATAAGTAAAATAAGTAATGATAATAGTTATAACTTAAAAAAAATAATATCAGACTGTATTGAAGCATCAATGGGTCTAAAAGATAACTATATAAGTGATATTATTAAAAGTCAAGCGCAGAGGCTCCAATCAAGAGTCAAAAAAAATATAGCTCAATCTCTTTTGTCTGTTTTTGAAGGAAGAAGTAAAGAACAAAACTTAAGACATCTTGAAGCTGCAGCTAATCTCGAACGAAAGAGCGCTCAAGACTTTTACTTTTCATCGCAAAAAAAAATAAATAAAAATAATATATTAAAAGCTTTTAATGAAAGACTATCAGAAATTTCTTCTAGCAATTTAGATAAGTCTATAGCAGGTATGCAAGATCACAAAAGATACACAGGCAAAAGTTTAAAAGAAGCCTATAAACATTTGTTTAAAAAAAAAATAATTAGTGAGGGTGGTTTAGCAGGTCATATGATGCATCCTTATGAAGCATTAGATATGACGCCAAGACAAATTATTGACAGAATAAAAGAATATAGTACTTCACAAAAGATTATAGAAAAAGTCGACGGCCAAAACTTATTCTTTACTGTCGAGCAAGACGGTACTCTTATGTTCGCTCGCAACAAAGAAGATATGGCGCACGATGATCTTGTTGCAAAATTCACAGGCCACGGCGCAGAAAAACCTTTTGTTGAAGGTGGTAATGCAATCAAACGTGGCGTTGAGCAATGGTTACAATCAGCTGGTCCAGCTGCAGAAATGGAGATAAGAGAGTCATTTCATCCAGACGGTGAAACAAAATCCTTTATCAACTTTGAAATAATGCATCCAGACAAACCAAATCAAATTGTATACGATGAAAAATACATTGTATTTCACAGTATTGTTGATTATGTTGATGGAAGAAAAACAATACATTCCACAAACAAAGGCCAACGATTAGAAAAAATAATAAGACTAATGGATAGCGGAATATCTTCAGCCGGATTTACTCTTGCATCAAATAGAACAGTTAATCTAAATGAATTAACAAGTGTTCAAATAGAAGATTACGTTGAAAGAGTAAAAGAAGTTACTCTAAGACTAGGAATAACTGGAGATGTTACTCTAGGTGAAGGAATAGAAAACATTATCAAGCAAGAAATCGAAGGATTAGGTATTGATTTAGACAGAGAAACTTTGAAAAAAATATATGACTTTGTTCTTTACGGAGAAGACAGACTAGGCAATAAGATTAAAAGTAAAGATTTTACTTCTTCTTTGATCAAGAGTGATGCAGCAGGATTAAGAAGTCTAGATCTAACTAACGCTAGCAAAGCTTTAAAGAAAGTTCAAAGAATTATATCTCCGTTTAAAGATGTTTTTGTTGATCTAGGCGTCGACTTATTGAAGGGTGTCAAGTCTGCTTATATGTCAGATGAAACAAATCAAAAGAATATCGAATTACTTAGAGACAAACTTCAAACTGCAATTAATGACTTGACTGATTACATGAATGAAAAGCCAGAAAACTATTGGGAGTCAGAAGTGCATCGTTTAAGAACACATCTAGATAAAGTAATAGACAAAGACATTACAGATATTGTGGCAACTACCGTTGAAGGTGGTGTTTATGATTATCAAGGCGACTTAATAAAGGTTACTGGCGGGTTTGCACCGTTAAATCAGATTTTAGGTGCAGCTTATAGAGATAAAAAAGGCATATTTCCAACCTTTAAACAAAAGTTTATTCAACAGGAATCAAATAGAAGATCTTTAAAGTCTATTTTTAATTTAATCTTCTAAATAAAATATTAAATATTTCTTCTTTATCTGAGTCAGACATATTTGGCAATCCATCTAAAAACAAAAACTTGTCTTGAGAAGCGTTTGATAAATAAGACCTCATTAATGTTCCGCTTACGTCTGGGGAATCATTACCTCTTAAAAACTCTTTTATCCAGACTTGATCTTTTATGTTTTCGTAATACTTTTCTTGGTATCTTTTTGCGTCATCTTGGCCAGTGTATATTGCATATGTCTGATCGCCTCCTCCATGTTCAGAAATATCGCCTAAAAATTCATATACTTTACTTATAGGAGAGCCACCGTATATACATTTCACATTTTCAGGAAGATACTTTGTTATAATACTTTCCCATATAAATTGCATATCTTCACCGTGAATAGTTATTTCTCCTTTACGTGATCTATCAGAAATAGAAACGTATACTATTACTTTCTTACATCTTTCAGAAGCTGCTTTTATTAAAAACATATGTCCTTTATGGAAAGGTTTCGCTGACATTGGAACTAAACCAAATGTAAATATTTCTGGCTCTATTCTCGTTGGCAATGTAATAGGGTCTAATTCATCTTGCTCTTTAATAAAGTTTTTCCAGCTCTCAACTAATATGTTAGTCTTCATTTTTAAAAGACTCCTTTATGTGAAGCCTAAGCGTATTTGCATCAATATTTCTATCGATACATAACTTTGTTATTTTTGATGTAAGGTAGTCTGTTACAGTTGACAAATCTGCACTACTTTTTGCTAGTTTATAATGACACCACTGTGGTAAGTCATCTTGATCATTAAGTAACATATACAAGTTATATAAGTCTCTTCCCATAGTCAACAAAGTTGTTTTAGCCATTTTACCTTCACCGGAATCTGACTTTACATGGCCATAATCTAAATTTCTACCTTTGTTTTTCATAATAACCTTTTTACGATTTTATTATATATTTATAAAGTAAATATCATTTTAAAAGGAATTATATGAAAACATTAGAGACAGAAAGTTTAACTCAAGGTTTTACGCATATAACAAAAATCAAAAGTATTCCCATAGTAGGAAAATACAATCTAGAAGCATTAGACATATCTAAATCATTGGCTGATACTTATAACAAATCTTATATTATTGAAAACATATCTTCTGAATATAACTCTTACATAGATTATAAGTTTAATGAAGATACTACAAATTTAAAAAAAGAATACTGCAAAAAAGAAGATATTTTAAAAGTATATTTTGATAAAGAAACTTATTTTGTAATGCCTGCTATGTTTACTTCTGATAGGGCTATTAATAAATATTTTTCTCAAAATAATAATCTTATTGAGAACAAAAGTCTAGAAAGTATAAACATTACAAAAGGTAAAATTTTAGAAGTAGATTATGTTAGTCTAGACAATTACTCTCTCTTAAAAGAGTTTAGCGCTTTATTTGAAGAAGTTAATGAAGAAGAAAATAACTTAAACGAGATATTTGGGTCTGCACAGAAGAAAAGAGATAAAAAACTTAAAAAACAACAAGAGGAGCGTGAAAAACAAGAAAAAATAGAAAATATAAAGTCAGATGCTGCAGCTGATTTTCGACAATTAACAACAACATTAACTAGACATAAAGACGAGGAAGCTAAGAAAGCAAAAAGAGGAAAGAGCAAAGAAAAGTCTGACAAAGCTCGTGATGAAGAAAAAAGTTATACATCTGAAGAAACTGGTTTTAATATTGATGATAGTGCTCTTGATTTTTCTAAAGCACTTGAAAATTATATAACAACGCATCATCTTAAAAATAAAAAACCAGAATCCTATTACGAGCCTATAAAAGAAGCACTTTTAACTTATTATTGTGTTCCTGGAAATCAAAATCACAATGGTGCTATAAATCTTTTAGATACTATACTAAGTAGAAAAAACTTAAGGTCTTCTTATAGCCAAGATATAATAAACAAAATGACCAGATTTTTAGAAATAAAATCGTCAGGCAAAGGACTAATTTTCTCAGGAACTAAAGACTTCATAAAAACTTCAGAATTCAATGCTGAGTTAGAAAAAGTCATAAGAGGTTTAGCAGAACCAGACGGTCTTGAAGATCTTGATATAGAAGGAATAGAGATTGCAGGAGAAACTTATGATTCACCTTCTGCTGCTTTTAAAGGTTATATCAACTCTAAAGAGGTTGAAGTAAAACTTGACCAGTTGATGTCAAGTAAACAAGGAAAAGGTATTAATGCTAAGATTAACAAATATATGAAGAAATTTGAAAGTGGCTTTACAAAAAGAATAGCACAGCTATTTATTGCGTTAGGAAAACTTTCTAAATTAGCATTAGGATCTAAACAATCATCGATGAAAACAATGGCAGTTACTTTTTTGCTTAGAAAATTACCTATAATTGGCGATTGGATTGGAACAATCATAGAGTGGACAATTGGCTTTATACCTAAGTTTGCTGCAATGGTATGCAGCGGGATTTTCTACTTAATTCAAGGTCTGTTTAAAGGAGAAGTTTTTCAAACTGTATTTGATAACTTGTTAGGTGCTAAAGATATTCCGCAATATTTTGCAAGTTTATTTGTAAATGTTGTTGCAAATCCAGAAAAGCTTTGGCATGATGCTTGGCTTGGAATACAAAAAGCGATTGAAGCAGTAATGGTATATTTACAAACCAACGATATAATTGGATATTACGGCGACACAGGCTTTGATCTTACGCTAGGTATGAAAAGATTCGCAGAGAAACTGGCAGCATATGGTAATGAATCGGCAGATATTGTACATAATGTATTATTAGTGTGGGCTATTGCGATTATATTTGTTTATCACAAAGAAATTGTTGCTCATTGCCGAGGTCTATTTAAAGGTATTGTGGAATCAATTAAAGCATTATTTGCGATTTTAATTAAACCGTTGAGCAAGTACAATCTTTTTGATCTTGATTTAATAGATATATCACAACTTAAAAATAAAGAAGGTTCTGGATTAGACCCAAAGGTGACCAAACAACTTATTACTGTGTTAACTACAGGACAAAGGTCTATAGATCATAAAATAGCATGCAATATGATGCTAAATAAACTTCATGAAATAGCTACTGTGTTAAATAGTCAAGGTTCTGAACTTAATGCGAAACCTTTGTTAGATGCCATTGAAGCGTATGCAGAAAGAATTAACAAAGACAATAAAACAACAGAAGAAATAAAAGCCGAACTAAAAGCTATGATAGATTTCCAGCTTGAACAAAGTAAACTTAGTTATAATCAATTAGGATCAAATGCCTAGTTGTCGCAAGGTTGAATGAAGCAGCTTGCACTTTTTAGTGAAGAACTATTAGCTTCTTCACAATTTTCTGCTACAGAAAGCTCAGGAGCCCAAGCCCAAGTATTCATCATAATAAATCCTGCATGTTGTGGAATACCATTGACGCTATAAGTAATAATTTCTGACAGTTTAACGTATCTGCTGGTCTGTCTAAAAAATATTCCAAATCTTCCTCGTGGTATATAACCTGAATAGCTAAATGTTGTAGAGCTACTACTGGAGTTAACAATTGTTTGTGCAATGCTTTCACTATTACCAGTCGTTACAACGTTTCCACTTGAAATACTCTCAGACATGTTCCATACCCTACCAGAAGATAACGAGGATGACTCAGAAATTGAATTTGAAGACGAACTTGATAAAACATAGGATCCACTTAAGGAACGACTTCTAGAATCATTCTGGACACTTCCGAACGATCTTCCATTTTGTGATGAGCCACCAGAAGAGTAACCTCTAGACGTGCCAGACGTTTCACTTAAAGAGGTTGTGTTTGATTCACCCCAGCCTCTAGAAACCCCTACACTAACTTCAACTTTGCCGCTAGCTTTTGCTAGAAAAGGCAAAGATCCTTCACCACTAGCACCTACTGTCGTTGAGCCATTAACAGTTGTATTTGTACTTTCACCTTGCGATTGTCCTTGAGTTTCTGAATTTGACTCGTCTAAAGACCAAGACCAGTTTTCGCCGTCTGATGTATTAAAAGTAATATTGCTGCTTTCACCTTGCGAAGATGTATTAGAAAAAGACTCTGTTTGAGTTTCTGAGTTTGACATAGATGAGCTGTTAATTGTTCCTTTTGTCTCGCCAACAGTTACTCCTTCAGAATTTGAAATAGACGCTGATAAAGAGTAGCTATCACTCCAGCTTCTATTGATTGTCATTGATACGCTATTCTGCCTAGTTTCTGACTCTGACTCTGAGTATTGTACATTACTGCCAACTGTTCCTGGTATACACCCAGTAACAGGCACTGGTTCGTAAACTTCTGCTAGTTCATATTTACCAAAATGTTTTACCTCAATAGGACGAACAACTTTAAAAGGTAATGAAGTTTCTACATAACTCCCGTCAACATCGTAAGCTTTTATATCTATTTTAGCAACATAAAAGTTAACATTATCTGGGACTTCTTGCAAAACAATACCTGATAACCAATCATTGTCTGTAGGCGAATTATAAGTATTTTCTTTTTTAATTGTTTGGTAAGGCGTTGTAATAGTGTATTGAAATGTTGTGGGCCTTATTTTAAGGACATTAACTGTAATTGTATTTGCAATATTCTGTACTATATTTCCAGACAAAATACTGCAATCATCTTCAGCACAAAAGCTTTTAATAATAACAGAAGGCATAATTTGCACAGGTATTGTTTGACTCAAGCTTTTTGTTTCTACTAAAATGTTGTAGCTATCTAAACTTGAGACTTTTTGATTTAAAAATCTATTAATAATTAAATAATCATTGTACGCTATATGTGAATAAGATTCAATCATTTCTTTGTTTGAATTAACTAAACTTATTTTATATCTTATATCTTTGTCTATTTCTTTAATAGCACTTATCTTGACTGACTCACCAGAAGTAATTTGTGATCTTTCAAGATAAAACTGTTGTCCAACACTGCTTTCTGTTCCTGCGCAACCAAAGAGTAAATTAAGTAGGACTGTTATCTTTACGAGGAGGTGGAGGCTCATGTGAGTGTATGCTAAGCTCTGATTCATTCTTAACGATTTTAAAAATTTCATTATGTAACTCTCTAATATATTTTTTTGCTGAAAATATAATTCTAATTTTTTCTTCATTGTTTACAGGTTTTACGAGCCTATTCATGAAGTCTATAAAGTTTTTGACTAATACTTGTCTTTTAATATGCTCTGTAGGCTTTCCTATTGCGTTCTTGTACATATCATTATTTACAAGATGTACAAGGTCAGATACTTGTTGCTCGGTTGCAGGTTTTCTTCTATTTAAATCTTTAGCACTTAACGCAAATGGTTCGTAAGATTCGTTTTTTGCGACCTGCGGCAAGGGCATTCTATCTAATGCAGTATATAGAGACTTAGTCTTATTTAAAAGCTGCGTCAAACCTCTTAAGTAGTTAGGTGATATTTCCTTGTTATATATAAAAGGAGTTTTGTCTATAGCCTTATCAATAAGATCACCGTGATCTTTAACTTTTCTTGTAGGCACTCTTTCTTCTCTATGTAAACCTTGTAGCTCTATTTTGTTTTTAAAGTTATTAAGTTTGTTAAGAAATGAACACATTGCATTGTCATCAAAATCAGATGTAACTTCTATTTGATTTTTAACTAAGCTATCTATTTGCTGTTGTGATCTAGTATTACGTTTTTTATTTCTTTGAAATAATTTACCTAAGAAATTTTCTTCTAGAAGACTAGTTTCTAAAGGCAGTGCAGCACAGCTTATTGTGCACCACTTCATTACTTCTTTTGCCTGAATATCATTTAAACCATATTCTGTAATTAAAGAAGAAATAGTAAAGTCTCTGCTAATAGTAGTTTCTTCTTTTGTGAATCTTTCTTTTGCAAATGCCTTAGCAATAATCAGTGTAATATCGTCTTTTTTTGCCATAATAATTTTTACCTTTTATAGACTTAAAGTCATATGTATCTTTTTTATAATTATCATGATCAAACGAATTAAGATCAACAGCTTTAATTATATTACTTTCTTTTATATAACTTTCTAACTCTAGAAGATTAAATTCGTACTCGAGCAAAGAGTTAATCATTTTTTGATTTTCTTCTTCGCCTTTTTTTAGGCACTTGTTTTTTAGGTACAACTGTTTGTTTTTTGAGAATAACTTCCTCTACAGCAGGAATGTTTTCAAGTTGAATTTTTTTTTGTACATTGATAAAATCAATTTCAGAAGGCGGCTCAACATCTTTTTTGACAAAGAAGTCTTTAGCATCATCAAAACTTAATTCTTTGTTTTGACGAATAAAAGCTTCTAAAGAAAAATTTCGTCTTTGACAGAATAATTTATAACTAATAAGATAGCTATCTTTCATTGTTACTTCTTCTTTCTAATAATTCAACAACAGACTCTTGAAAGTCTGGTGACTTTGCTATATTAAATATTTGCGTGTCTGTGTAATTTAATTCGTAACTTTTTGTTATGTTTTTTGCAACTTTAACAAAAGATCTATTAATAATATTTCTAACAGTAGAGTGATTCATCTTATCACCGCTTTCTGTCATTATTTTTGCAATAGCATAAAGACCTAAACCTTGCTTGTCTACTGTTACATATTTTTTATTTTTCATTTAAATAATCCTCCATCTCAAGTGTAAGCGGAAATTTTTTGATATTTGTAGGTTCTTCTGTTATACCAAATCTTAGTCTAATAATTTTTTCTTCTTTAGCAGTCAACAGAGACAAACTATCTCTAATTAAAATATCCATTTCTTTTGCAATTAAATTACTTTCTGGATTTGAATAAATGCTTTCGTCTTTAAAAGAGTCTTTAAGACTAAAGTTAGTATCGTTATTTTCTTTGTCGAGTGAAGCTAAGCTTTTATTTGCTTTTAATGTATATTTAACTTTTTTTGGGCTTTCACCAACCAACTCACCTACTTCTTTATAAGAAGGTGCTCTTCCATGGTTATCTTCAAACTTATTGATTGCTTTTTTAATTTTAGAATTTAAAAGTCTAGAGTGAGTAGGAACTTTAATGTCTGTAACGTTTTCATTAATATACTGTAACGCTGCTTGTTTAATCCACCAGCAAGCATAAGTACTAAACTTAAAGCCTAAATCCGGATTAAATCTATCTACAGCCTTAAGTAAACCAATACTACTTTCTTGTAGTAGATCATCAAAATCAATATCACTCCTATGATATTTTTTTGCAATTGAGATAACAAGTCTGTAATTTGACTCTATTAATTTCTTTCTTGCCTTTGCTCTAGACTTTTCAGTACCTTGCTTAATTTTTTTTGCAAGATCAATTTCTTGTCTCTTGGTAAGTAAAGGATTTCGCTTTATAGCATCAGAATATTTTTTATCTATATTCAACATATTACCTTCATTTTATTTTTGTTGTTAATACATTATATTTTAATTAAAGGTCAATAATAATTACACGCTTAGATTCTTTTTCTTTTCTGGTGTTTTTATTAGCATAATAATTATCGTAAACAGGCAGCTCTAAGTGTACTCTTTTTGTTTCTTCTTCTGCTTGTCTATCTCTCCGAATTTTTTCAATTATAACCAAGTCTAGATCATTCATACTTCCTCCATGTATATTAATACATATCATCAGATAACTGGACTAGTTGTACTCCTTGCTCATAACTTTGTGCCTCAAGCACTACACAGCCCACAGATAGTAGTGAGTTACAAACGCTTATTGCATTTTTAAGTGCAGTAGCTGTTACTTTTTGTGGGTCAATAATCCCAGCTTCAATCATATCTACATATTCTTCGTTTCTTACATCAAAACCTCTGTTAAAGTCAACTTCTTTTTTGATCATTTCAATAATGTAATCAACAGAAAGATCAGCATTTCTTAATATTTGTTTGAGCGGTGACATACAAGCATCAGCAATTATTTTTTTAACTGTGTTTTCAAGTAAATTATTTTTCTCATCATTAGCTCTATTTAAAAATTCAAGACCTGTCTTTGCTAAAGCAATACCACCACCAGGCAAAAAGCCACTTTCGATTGCTGCTTTTGTTGCATGAAGTGCATCATCAATTCTATCGACTAACTCCAAAAGTTCTGATTCAGTATGCGCCCCAATTGACAAAACTGCGACAATACCTTTGTTTATAACAAGCCGTTGTTTATAAAAAGCTTCTTCTTCTTTTGTAATATTTTTATCTTCAAGTAGTTTTTCTATTTCTTTTAATATATCTCCAGAATCTTGACATGATTCACACTCTACAAACAACGTAGTATCATGCGTTGTTTCAATTTTTCTACAGTTCCCTAGGTCTGACAAGACTATATTGGACATTTCTTTGTCATCTAAGTCGTAAAAAACTTTTGTGTCTAATGCTTTAGCAAGATCACTAAGTATTTGATTTCTTTTCTCGCCGTAAAAAGGAGACCTTACAGCACAAATCTGTAATAATCCTTTGGACACGTTTGCCAAAAGAGATTGTATCGCTTCTTGATCATAATCATTTGCTATAATAAATAGTGGCTTGCTTGTCTGGTGTATTTTTTCTAATACAGGCAATATTTGCGTTAAAGAATTTAACTTGCAAGACAAAATTAAAACCAAAGGGTCTTCTAAAATTGTTTTTGATTTTTCATTGTCGTTAATAAAATAAGGTGAAACGTATCCTCTATCAATTTTAACACCTCTAACCAATTGGAGTTCTGTACTTGTTGTCTTTGACTTTTCTACTGTCACTAATCCAGAAGTACCTACTTCATTCATTGCATTGGCAATTAAGTCACCAATGTAAGCGTCTCCATTCGCAGAAATTGTTGCAACTTGCTTGATCTCGTCGTTTGAAGAAACTTTTTTTGACTTAGTCTCTAAAAAAGAAATAAGCTCACTTGTATGTGTTGTCAACAAGTTTGTAATCTCTGAAGGTGAACCAATTCCAGTCTGTAAAGCTTGTGATGCTCTAAAATAAAGTTCCTTAGCTAAGACAGTTGAAGTTGTGCTTCCATCACCCGCAACAGTTGCAGTATTTTCGCTTGCTTGTTTTAAGAGCTTTGCGCCTAAATCTTCTACTCTATTTTCTAATACAATTGACTTAGCAACAGTAGCGCCGTCTTTAGTAAGATGAGGGGGCTCTCCGTTTTTTTCTATTAATACAAGTTTTCCTCTTGGTCCCATTGTAACAGATACAGCCTTGCAAAGCTTTCTCACACCACTTTTGAGTAAATTTTGTGCATCAGCATCAAAATAAATTAAATCTGTCATTTATAATTTCACCCTTTCAGTAAGGTTTTATTTGTTGTGCTTTCACTTAAAGTTGATAAATTAATTACACTTTCAATAGCAGACTTATCTAAAACTCTTTTTTCATTAGTCAAAACATTTTTAGCGTAAAATAGATCACCTACACTTACAGCGACTTCATTTGCTGTAATAATACTTTTGTTTCTTAGATTTGTTAGCGCTTCGTTTTGTAAAACAACTTCAATAGACATTTAGTTTACCTTTCAATTAATTGATCAAAAGTATTTATATACTTTTCCCATGTTTTTTCTTTACCTATTATAGAATTAAACTCAAAATTTATAAATTCTTTTTTAAGAAGATCCCAATTTTGAAAAGAATTTCTTTTAAATACAATATCTTTTATGTCATCATTTAATTCGTGAAATTTAATCATGAACATATTATTATTAAATTTTTCTTTATTCTCTTTGATAGTGAGAAACTCTTTAAATTTGTCTTTATCCAATATTAAATTTAAAGCGCGCTTATTGCCAATCCCTTTAAAACCCATAATATTGTCAGATTTATCACCTACAAGTGATTTCCAGCTTACATAGTCATAATCAGTTTTTTGAATAAAATCTTTTTTGACTGGGTTATAAAGTTGATTATTTTCATTAATACTTTGAATAAAGTCAGTATCTGAAGATATTATTGTTGACATGTCATCTTTATGCAAATCATTTGCTAGGTAATTAATAATATCATCACATTCATAGTTTTCGTGTCTTGCTAGCGTAATAGGAAAGTACTCTGCTAAAATCCTAATAATTTCTTTTTTTTGCTCACTAAAATTATCTTCATTGTTATATACTCTTTGCGCTTTGTATTTTGCATCATTATTAAGCCTTTTTACAGGTCTTCCTTCAAGAACAAAATAACAAACATCTGGCTTAAACTTTTCAACTAAAGGTCTTAATCCTCTAAAAAAATTAAATATTACTGAATGTTTGCCTTTATTCATTCCACTATATCTAGCACGATAAATTAAATTATAACCGTCAAGCAGAAGCACTTTCTTCAATTGGTTTCTCACTAACTGTATTTTGTAGGTTTAAATTATTTATATTGACATCGGCCGCTGTGCCGTCGCCTAAATTAATTTTATCATTTTCAATATCATTTATGCACGTGACACTTTCATCTTTAACAGAAAAAAACTTTTCTTCTAGCTCTAACGCTTTAAAAGTTAAATCATCAATTGCTTTTTTTGCATTTTCTATCATGTAACTTGATGCTTTATCGATTGTGTCAAAGACATTGTCAAATTTATCTAGATTAACTTTTTCTTTTTTATTATTTGGAATTAAGACTTTATAAGTTGTAATTTCTGTCTCTAGATTTTTTACAGTTATTTCTTCGACTATTTTAATAGGAATTATTAATTTTTTATTTTCTAATAGAGAATAGACTATTTGACCAACACTATACATTACTCTTCTCTTTTCTAAGTCCAAGTGATAGCTTTAAAGAATTGTATGTTTCTTCGTCTAATACTTTTTTTATTGCTTCACTGTTGTAGTAGCTCTGCATAATAATTTCTTTTATAGTATCACTACTATCTTCTATTCTTTCATCTGTATCTTGCACTGCACCGATAAATAAAACATCAGGTATTGTTTCTTTTTTTTGTATTTCCATAAAAGGGAAGCCTGAAGAAAGTCCTTCAGGTGTCTCTTCGTAAAATATACTAGGCTGATTAAACTTAGTGCTCATTAGTAACCTTTCATTCAAAATGTTTATCTTTGTCATGTAACTTTAATAGTAAATTATATTCAGACTCACAGTAATTTATTAATTTAATTTCAAATTTATTTAGCGTGTGCTTTTTAGTTTTGCTATTTCTTGTTGAAAAATTTTTACGAGTTTCAGGTCTAGAATATCTTAAAATATACTTTTTAATAAGCAGCCAGTCATCTCCTGAATAAAACTCGGTCAGCTCTTTTACCAAAGACGTAATTTCTTGAAACTGATCTTCGTGGATATCATTAAACAATTAAAAAGCTTTCGGGATCATATAGAAAGAACTATAGTCATTTTCATTGTTTGATAAATTATTTTTAAACTGTTTTTTTTCTTGTAATATAGATTTTCCTACTATTTTAACGTTTGATTTTAATACGCTATCGTATATAACAACACCTTCTTGATTACTTATGCTTAACTTTCTCTTTAAAAAATCTCCTAAAAAAACACTCAAATAAACATTCAACATTTGACTATTAAGTTTTTTATCACATAAAACATCTTTTTGCGAACTATAAGCTTTTTTTATTTTTTTTAATGACGACACACTTTCTAAAGCATAGTTTTCCTTATAGTAAAAAGAAATTTTTTCTTTATTGAAGTACTTTTCTAGTATTTCACTTGTAAATTCTAAATAAACTTGTCTATAGTTTGCATTGAGTTTAAAAAAATCTGGCGTGTTTATATTTTCATTCACAAACTTTTCTTTAAAATCTTTGTCTTGACTAAGTAGCGTTGATTGTGTTTTCTTTTTATTGTAAAAAACATCTCTATTTTTATTATGTCGCTGGTAAAGTCCTAATATATAAGCATATTCTTTTTCATAATCAACAATGTTTGTTTTGTGATTTACATACTCAAATGCAATAAATTTACTGCTGTTTTTAAGTAAACCGTAGTCTTTACCAATTACATTTATATTTTGTAAACTGTTAACTGCGTTTAAAATAAAAGACACTGCGTTATACATAACACTGTTTTCTCTGTAATATGTTTTAATATTGCTTAAATCAACGCCTACTTTGTCTCTAAAAAGGTTTGTTCCTCTATCTACAACCCAAACTTTTTTTTCTTTTGACCATCTAACAGGAACAAGTACACCATCAACTTTTTCTTGACAACCTTTTGTGCATATAATTCGAATTAAGTTTTTTGCAAAAACAAGAAACTGGTGGAAGTTTTTTATATTTTTAATTTCGTAAGGTTGGACTAAAGATATTAGCTTAGGCATTTGATTTTACAATATTATATATTTCCTGTAAAGATTCATCGCTTCTATTGTTACCACCAATATTTATAGGAGTATTTGTAATCTTGTTAATTTCTTCTTCGTCTTCTTCGTCTTTTGTAAGCTGTTGTGCTCTTTCTTTAGAAGCATCTTTTTCTTCTGACGTTGAGCTTGATATTGCAACATTAATAGATTTGTCTGCTGGTGTAAAAGCAGTTTTTCCAGAAATGTCTAATAAGGTTACTTGTGTTAAACCTTTTATAAGTACATAAAGAACTTTTTTTTCTGCATTTGAAAGTCTTTTAAAATATTTTTTAAGTTCAACATTTACTTCTGGATCTTTAAAAGATCGTGATGCTCTAAATTGGTTCAATAGTCCTTTAAGCTTAACATACTCTAAAGCATCTTCTATTTTGAGTTCACCAGGAGCTGCCTTATCATCACCCGATTCACTATCATCTAGAGGTTCTTCTTCACCAGTTTCTTCGTCTGTATCTTCCTTTACAGATGATTCAGTACTGTCAGCAGCATGTTGATCAAGTCGTCTAGCATTTGAAATTTGTTCGTCCCGCTCTTCAGCCCAGTTAACCTCCGATAGTATTTCTTCAAACATGCTAATTACTTCGTGACTCATTGCTTATCCTCCCAGACAATTCTATTCTGCCATCTCTCGTTATAATTCATGTTTCGAAGTCTACGACGCTCGTCTTCTTCCTGAATGTGACGTGCAACTCGACGTCTTTCTATATCATTTGCCTGTCTTTTGTCTAAATCTTTGACAAATTTATCGAATTCAAACTCCATGGCTTACTTTCTCCAAGTTTAGTTTTATAATATAAATATTATCTTTGTTACGTTTAATATTCAAACCTTTTAAATTAAAATCAATATCTATTTTTTCGATTACATTGTCTTTATTACTTATAACAAAACTAACTTTTTTTTTAAATAAAGACATGACAAGATATCAAAATTAGACTTTAAAGTAATTCTGTTATGATTTTTTAAAGATTTGAACTTAATTACTTTGCATTTGTATTTTATGTTATCTGACTTAATTTCATAAACTAATTCATCTATTTCTTTTTTGTCTATTAATGACTTTTCATCAAAAACATCTAAAAGTTCTTCGCTTATAAAAAAGTTGTTATTATTTTGCATAATAATACATCACATCCTTTTTAATTTTTACAACATCAGACTTAGCTTCAAATTCAATTTCTGATAACTGGGGTGCTGTAGCGTGAATTATTATGCCAACCTTATTTTCTTTTACTCTAAACTCTATGACAGCATTTGCTTCTCTATTATATTTAATAAGTTCAACTATAAATGCTTCAAGAAATTTTTTATCTTTAAAAGTATATGTTTTAACAATTCTTTTTTCTTCAATCAACCAGTCACTTTGTTTAGGGTTTATTGGATTAAAGTCGTTCATTATTGAAGTATTTGTTTCATTTAAGTAGTTTGTCATAATATCCTGTAAATACATTTTTTATCTCACTGAAAATTCTTGCCGCCAGGATTAGAAGAGCCTTTTGATTTAGGATCTAAAGTTTCAAAACCAAACTCATAATCTAAATAATCTGCAAAATCTTTTCCAAGCAATAAACCTCTAAATTGTTTTTTGTAATCTTCTAATGCTTTTTTAGTATCTTTCCCTAAACCTTCAATTACTTCTAGGATTGTTGGATCCACATCATTCTTTCTATAGAAATCACTCATTGACATTCCTAAGACTATTGCCTGATCAATTTTTGCTTCAGGATAATCACCAAGCCAGGCAATAATATCACCTTCTGTAACGCTTGTTAATGTTTTTAACTTTTCATAAGATTGACCAATAATTCCGTTAGGATTAAACATGTCAGTGAGAAGCATATCAACGTCGTCTGCACTAAAAGGTGATCTATTAAGTGGATTATATGTAGAGCCTGTTCTTCCGTATAGCTTATTTGTGTGACCTTTAGCATTAAACTTCATGACAGCTTTTGCAAAATCTCCTCTTGGATCAGCTTCGCCTTTAAAATATTCAATCTGAGATGCTCTACCATCGCCAACGTTTGGTAATCTATCGCCTGTTGAAGGTATACCAGTTCTTTGCATAACAAGATATATTATTTTATTAAACAACTCTTTACCTTCTTCTGGTTTAACCCTGTCAGAGTTTTGGCCTTGCATTAAACTTTTACCAATATTACTACCTTTGTAATGTGTGTCAAAGTATTGTTTAACTGCATATGCAAGCTCAGCTTCAGCACTTGGCCAAATTATATCGTTATAATATTCTTTAAGCATACCTGTTGCAAACATTCTAAATCCTGAGTTACCGTTAAACATTGTGTCCATTAATGCAAATGCAGCTGTGTCAGGATCTTCAGCTTCAAGTCGTTTTAAGACTGAATCATACTCATCTACTGTAGATGCTAATTGTTTGAGACTTTCAAGTTTTTCTTGAATAGCAAGGTCAAGGCTGTCATCTCTTTCAGTATCAAAATACCTTTTAACATATCTAGGCTGTGTGTATTTAGAAACCATTTCTAATGTATCTGATATGGCTGATAATTTATCTGATCTCTTATACTTGCCTGCATCTTTAAGTTTTTCAAGATTAGAAGCTGAAACTGCTTTATCTTCTGCAGGATTTCCAGTTTTCGAAGGTATTCTTGCAAAAGCTTTATCATCAATAAGATCTAAAACTTTTAGTCTATCATACCATCTCTCTGCCAAGAAAGAATATATATTTGCCTTACTTTCAGGTGAAAGCGAATAAAACATTCCTCTAAACCAAGTCTTAACTCCAAACTGTCTGCTAGCTTGACCGCCTCTAAACTTGCCGTATGAAGCTCGAGCAATGTCTTCCCAAGACATAGGCTTATCAGAACTATCTAGTCCGTATCCTTTTCTAAACGAAATAAACTCATCTACTGAAACTGCTTTGTCACAGAGCTCGTCGTAAATTTCACCTCGTCTGTCTAAATTAATAATTGATATTTTTTGTTTTTGACCTAGACGAATAATAATATCTGCCATTTCTTCCTTTTCAGCTTCAGTTAAACCTTCAGTGGGAATAATATCAGGAATAGCTTCTATATCAGGTAATATATTACCTGCACTATCAGTTTCAAACTCTTTAAATATATCCGGATTTGCTTTGTCTTTTGTTTTATCAGAAAGCTGTCTTAATCTTGTGACGTCTTTGTCAACTTGCTTCATAAATTCTTGAAACTCTATTACAGTCATGTTAATACTTGGTGTCTTAATGATCTCATCAATTAACTCGTCTTTAACAATAACAGCATTTTGTGACTTAATCTTTTCAATCTGCTCAGCATCAGCGTAAAGAGGTTCACCGGTTTCTTCGTCTATTTCATCGGCATAAGTTTCTTTTGTTTCAACATCTTTTTGTGCAAAGTAACTTTCGACCTCGTCTTGTGTTTCTTTTCGTTCTTGATCAGACTGCATCGGTACTTTTTCAAAGTCAGGCCTTGTATCATGTAAAGGATACATAAAGTCAAGTTCTGCTTTTAACGCCTCTATATTTCTTCCTTTAGTGTAAGATGCTTTTTTAAGTAAAGTAACAAGATCTGATTCTTTAATTTCTTGTCTTTCTAGGTCAAAGTCACCTTGCAATAAAATGCTCTGGAGTCTTTGTGTAATTTCTCTAATTTCACTATCACTTAAATTTCTTCCTCTTGGTCTCATTTCTGAAACGACTTGTCCTACTTTTACTTTTTCATCGCTTGAAAGAGTAAGTCTAGACTTCTCTTGATCAGATAAACCTAAAAAATAGTTAGCTTGCTTTTCAAGCATAAGACAGAGTTTAATAGACTCTATAATCCAAAATTTTCTTTGAGCAACAGTTGACATTCCTTTGCTTCTACCATAAGGTGACATTTGACTTAAAATATTCATTTCAAGTTTGTCCCAACCTGAAAGCACTGGTCCTACTTGACCTGGCTTGTATTTGCCATTTCCTTCAAAACCTAGCATTGAAGCTAACTCTTTTTTTGAAACTGATTTAGGATCTTTACCACCAGTAATAGGTGCAAATATATCAATAACTTTACTAGTTGTTCTTTCAACCTTACTAGCGCTAGTATCTGCTTGATCATCTTCAACATCATTAAAACTGTCATCATCTTCAGATGAAATCATAGCTAGATCTTCTGCTGGGACATCTTTAATATCAGTAAATAAATTAGTAAGATCTAATACACTTCCTTTTGCATACGAAGCTTCGGTTAGCAAGCTTATGCTTCTTAAATTTGACTCTAGAATTATTTCTTCTAGTTTGTTATCAAGCCTTTTATTTTTAAGTGTTATTCCCTCAAGTAAGCTATTTAAAACACTTTCATGGCTATCAATATCTTGAGTGTAAAAAAGATTAACTTCTTTTTTAATTTTGATTCTATTTTTTTGCGACTTTGCTTTAGACTTTGTTTCAACAAATATTTGATTTTCATAAAGATTTAAAATTGCTTTGGTACTTGGAAATTTACCTGCTGACTCGTTTAAACTCTTTATGTAACATTTAAATTTATTAAAGTTTTCTTTACAAAAGTTAACATCAGTTTCAGAAAACTTTGATAATAAAAAATATTTTCTTTTATATTCATTAGACTTGAGCTCTAAAAGTTTTTCAACTCTTTTTTTTAATAGTTTGTTAGACATAATTTCTCACAATTTACTTGTTATTTTTGATATAAGTTTCCAGATAACTGCTATTTCTTTTTGACTCAAGTCGTTTTGTCCTAGGTCTCTAAAAGTAGTCTGTATTAAAGCAGAAAGTTCTGTTACATTTGTAGGAACAATATTTTTTTTATTTAAATTGTCAATATTTAAATCGACTCTAATAAGTGACTGGTTATTAACCAATTCATCAGCAGATATAGGAAGTTCTTCTTCAGACTCCCATGTATTTTTATAATTACCGTCACCGTCAATTTGAGGCCCAGGTTGATCAAGTGCACCTGTTGAATTATTTTTATAAGCATCCATATCATGATCAAGAGGAAGTCTTAATTCATTAATATTGTTTTCAAACAAAGAATACTTTGCTAATCTTCTAAGATCGTCTTTTTTAACTAATTTCATAATTGCGCCTACGTTTTATTTATAAATATTATATTGAATGCAATTAAGCTAGTGATATGTTATCTTTTTTACTATTTCAGTGTCTTTTATGATTTCATTATGCTCGTTAAGTACTGAATATATTGTTGCTAAATTTTGTGCTAGTATTAAAGTATCTGCAACAACATGTTTGTTATGATTTTCAAGAAGTAAAATTTTTTCTTTTAAATTAATAATTTCTACATTGCTTCTTACTTGATCATCTTCAAGTTTATCAATCTGGTCTTTAAAAACAATATTTTGATTTATTATTTTTTTAATTGCTTTTAAAGGGAGAATTTTCTTCAATAGCATCATACAAGTCTTTCTCGTCTATATTTCTAAGTTTATTTAAATTATTTTCTTTGATTTCATCAACTCTTTTATTGACTAAATCATGTAAATAATTGTCGTTTAAAACATATTTTTCTGCCATTAAAGTAAAAAATTTCTGCATTGACAACTCATTTAAAAATAATAGTGCTCTGAGTTTTTTATGAACTTGCCCAGGTAGCTCGACATGGACAGTTTTATTGTTGACAATTTTATTTACTTGTTTATTGTTTTTTCTCATAAAATAGTTTCTAAATTAAGATTGTGACTTGGCTCCTGCAGCTGTGTCATTTTTTTGTGTTATTAAAGCATGCTCTTCGTATTCAATATTGAATTGCTTATGTAACTCCTCATGAAAAAGCTCTTCAAATTCTCTAATGTTCATTTCAGCTTTTGCGCCACTATTCAATATTAAAACATTGATTGTTGCTTGTTTGACAATTAATTCTTTTGCAAATAAGCTGTCAAAGTTTTTATAAGCATTAACAGCAGCGTCAACATAACCTTGTATGTCAATATCTTTGCCCTTTTTGAATTTATCAACAATTTCGCTACCCTTAGTAAGGACTCGATCAATATCATCCAGCTCAGCTTCAACTTTTTCTAATTCTTTGTCTGCTTTTTCTTCAAACATTAAGAAACTTGAAATGCTTTTTCCTTTACGTAAAAAACTTGCTGTTAATTTTGCTAGTGCTGATGCATTAATGTTTGAAGCAACTGCTGAAGAAATATAGTTTTCAACTGAAGACGTGCCGTCGTCTTTTTTTATTTTTTCAAAAAAGTTTTTCATATAAGAAACTTGATCGCTAAGATTGTTTAAATTTTCTTCATCCAGCTCTGCAGTATCCTGCTCTGGATCTTTTTCATCACCTTCAGGCTTTTCTTTAGGATCAGCATCATCTTTAGAGACATCATCAGCACTATCTTCTTTGTTTTCATCATCTTTAAAGCTGTCGTCACTAAAAAGATCACCTGTGTCATCACCTTTTTTTTCGTCTTTGTCATCTTCTTCGAATAAAATTGATAAATTAATTTTATTTTTTCTAAGTCCTTGCGTTACTTTATTACTATATGACTTCTTCATTTTTTAACCTTTAATTATTTTTGCTATCGCATCAGCTTTTTTAATTCTATTTTCTATTACTTCCCAGTTTAATTCTTTCATCATACCAAAAACATATGATTTTCTATCTTTTAAATAGTCTCTATAATAGCTATGTTCCCAACAATCCATAATAATAACTGGATAAATACCAGTCATTACATTTAAACTATGTAAGTCAACAACTGTATTAACAAATCTTTGCAAATGAGTATTATATGCAGTTATTGCCCAACCGTTTCTAGCTGACAAGCAACAAGCAACAAAATCTTCTTGCCAAGCATCAAAGCTGCCAAAGTCTCTTGAAAGTCGCATATAAGCCAAAGAGTCAACAGAAATATTACTGCTTAAGTCGCTAATGTTTTCAAAATACAAACCATGAAGAAAAGCAGCATTATGATTGTATGTTTCATCTATCTTAAGAGATCGAAAAGCAGACATGTTTAAGTTTGCTGAAGACTTGTCAACACCGTCTAAACTTGCTGAAATTTTGTTTAATGTTTCTACATAGCCTTTTAAAAGTTGTTGATGTGCTTTTTTAGTTTTTGAAGAAAGAAGTTCAGTTTGCAAATTAAAGCTTCCAACTTGCGTTACATATGATTCATTAAGGTTTTCTATCTTTTTATTATGATGATTGTTAACACCTTTTTCTTGCAAAGTATCACTCACAGCTTTACTGATTATATCTTCTAGTTTATTCATAGTGTAAAGTCCTTATCTAGTTGTTTTAATGTTATAACTATTCTCCCGTTAACCTCTTCATAAGAGTCTATGCTTTCAACATTTGATTTTATGTCAAAGCTTTTTTTAGTCTTAGCTTTTGGGTTTGGCTTGATTATTTCTCCGCTTTTCATAGGATCGGGCTTTTTATCATCGATTTTTCTTTTGCCTTCTTTTTCGTTTTCTTCTTTTTCATTAACTTCTAATGAGCTATAAGTTTGGCTTAGATTATCCTCTCTAACATCATTCATAGGCGCTGAAGGTGTTTGTATTTTTAAGTTTGAATCTTCTCTACCTGGAGGAATTAAATAAACTAATATTTCACCTCCTTCTGGCTCTTCAAGTCTATCAATTACAAACACGTTTCCTGCTCTATCTTTAACTTTTAAGCCACTCGCATTTTGCACCAATTCACCGTCTTCTTGACTATGTTTAGCTCTAGTTTCAACTTCACCAAGATAGTAGTTTATTCTTTTGTCGTATTCTTCTTTTAAAAGCTTTAGCATTAACTTGCTGTCAAGTTTCATAATTTTAATCTCCTAATATACACACTAATTATAGAAGTACTGTTTAATTATTAAAGTTTAGTTCACTGCATGACATTTCAAACAAAAGTCTTGCTAGACTATTTTTATAAAAAACTTCTTTATTTTCAATTTTAAGTTTACTCTTAACGTTTGCTGCTGCAGTCATTAATGTTTTATAATTGTTCATAACAAATGCTTCCATTGCTTTTAAATTTGTTTTATCATCAATGTCATTGATGATAAAATTTAAAACAGTTTCAAATTCATCTGGATCACCATCAGAAAAAGTACATATGATTACATTATGCAGCATTACGTAATATAAATCTTGAAACGATTGAGCGTTATCACCTTTGAGATTCAAACCTTTAGGAATTTCAAAATCATTTTTAGGTAAAATCATATATGCAATTTTTTCAGCACCATTCCACATAACTGTATTTTGCTTTTCTTTTTCAATGGAGTCAACAATCTTTATATCTTGATCAATTTTAAAATTTTGTTCGTCTAAGGGTTTGGAAAGGCTTAAACGCATATTTTTATAAACAACACTTTGAAGAGCAATTATTGCTTCAATCATACTGCTTGTAATAGGCATTATTCTTGAAGACTCAAATTCGTTTGCAATATTTTCTTTTGGTATATTTAAAAATTCAGACATATCTGACAATACTTCTTCTTCTGTTTCGTTTTCTTTTGGTTTTAAAACCTTTTCGGACCTTGCAGACCACCTAGACGATTGAAGATCTTCTATCATTTTTTGAGCTGCCTCTAGCTCGCCTAACTTAAGTCTAGCAATAATACCTGATTTCATCATTCGATCTCTAAAAGTAACTGCTGGAAATTTTTCAACCTCTTTCATCATTGTCTCAACTACTTCTTTCAAAATAGGTTTGTTATCAAAATCAATTTCGCGTTGCAATAAATTATCTTTACCTGTTTTTGTCTGAATTTCCATACCTGCAACTTCGTCAATTTCAATATCAATTACATTTAAAGCTTTGTTACAACCAATTAAAAAGTCAGTAAACACCGATTGTTTTTTTTCTGACCCTGAAAAGTCGCTAATTTCAGTAAATGATAATTGTTTTTTGTTACATACTTTCATAAAGTCTCGTGTCGAGATCTTATGATAGTCTTCAGAGTCAGAGTCAACGCCTTTTCCATCTTCAGCGTAATATTTTTCATTAGTAAATTTTTGTTTTATACTACTAAAAACTGTATCAAGCTTCTGAACTTCGTCCCCTATACTGTTGAAACCAACGTCTTGCGTTTGTTGCTTAAGAACTATTTTTATTTGATCATCTAGCTCTGATTTGTTTAACTCTTTTTCTCTTTTTCTTGATGTAAATGAAGTGTAAGCTTTTGCACCTAGAGATGCACCTTTAGTTAAGGCAGGCATTGCTACAGAAAGACCTATAACATAAGGCAGCATAGTCAGTGCTGCTGTACCTGCAGCACCTGCACCTATAGCGCCAATACCTGGAATGCTACCAATTGTAGCATATAAACCAAATGCTTGTGTTGAACCTTTTGTTATATTCCCGCCTGCTTGTATAAAGTTACCAATCATACCAGCTTTTTCTTGAGAGTCTTTATCTTGTTTTTCTTCGTATTCTTCTTTTTGAACTTGTAAATAAGAAGAATAACTGTCTCTTATAACATTAATTGATTTTTCGGCAAGCATTGAATTTTCCCAGCTAGATTGATAGCTTGCTTCATCAAAATCCTGAGGCTTTTCGTTCTTAGCTACGTTTACAAATTTTAAAACATCTAGCGAAGAATTTTTTTCATTTAAAAGCTGTGATATTCCACCTTGATAGATAAACTTGTTATAAATACTTTCGTTTGTTTTTCCGCTAGAAGAATCTTGTGTTTCTTGACTAACGGCTTGTTCACTAGGTTTACCATCACTTTTCCTAGTCTCAGTTCTATTTAATATTTCTTGTGCTTTAGACATAAAAGAAGTTTGAAGCTTTGGCAATTCTTTTACTGGATCAACATACATAAAAGCAATTTCATCACAGTCTATTACTACATGTCCTTCACCTAAATTAACTTCAGCTGAATAGTTTGGGAAAAAAGCTTTATATGTTTCTACATCTTTTTCATTTAATAAAGCACCAAATGCTGGTGCAATAAAAACAACAACATAATCATTTTTTTGTGAGTGTCCTGATAATGTCTGCAGACCCTCTTGCGTTTGATAATTAATCATGAAAGGTATAATTTTATTTTTTTGATAAAATTTAATATCTGCTGGATCAACTGCTATTTTTTGATCTGCTCCTGATCTCATTTGTAAAGGATTAATAATGGCTTTTCCAATAACAGGTTGAGGGTGTGGCTTAGTTAAAAAGCTTTTAAAGTTTGATCTATCTATCATTCCTTCTGGATGATCGTCTTGTAGCTTTTCAATATATTCTTTAAGTTTTTCTGTTTCCTCTTCACTTAGATTTTCAATATCATAACGAGAAAATTCTTTTCTCATATTAACAATGTTTTGTTGATTTTTAATATTTTCCAATGATCTTTTAGCTATTTTAATTATATTTGCATGTGAAATGGATTTTTCTGCTATTAAATCGCTAATGTCTAATGTATCACCAACTTTTTTCTCTTCGTCAGACTTTTTCTCTTCGTCAGACTTTTTCTCTTCGTCAGACTTTTTTGTTTCTTCAGCATCTTTTTGATCACCTTCTTCAGCATCTTTTTGATCACCTTCTTTGTCACCTTGACTTGCAGAAGAAGAAATATTTTCTTCATTTAAAATATTTACACCTTTTAAACTAAAAGTTTTTAACGCTTCTTCTATAGCCTCACTAGTTGATTCTTCTTCTTCTTCTTCAGAAGAGATTTTATCTTTTAAATTAGATGCTGCATCAACCGCCATATTTTTACCTTTTTTTATAATTGTTTTGCCTGCCTGCTTTCCTACTTCTTTAGCAGCTTTTACTGTAGTTTGAGCAGCAATTCTAACACCAGTAGCTGCAGCTTGTGCTGTTGATTTTGCTGCATTGGCTGCAATTTTAATACCAGTGTTTGCAGCAGCACCTGCTACTCTACCTGCAGTAGCTAACGCGCCAGGAATTGCAGCCAAAAGAGGCACAATCTCATCAAGCCTTCCTGATTCAATTAGACAATTAATTTCTTCATCTGAATAATCGTAGTTTTCTTTTAATATATGACGATTTTCTTTTAAAACGGCACGTGCTTTAGTAATATCAACCATAAGATCTTTTGCAGGATCTTGATCTTCAAAAAGCATTTTTGATAAACTATGTTGCATACTTTCCTCTTTATATATTGTTTTACTATAAATATATATTATTAACAGTAATATTTGCTTTTCTCAATAAATCTACACCTGACATGTCTCTATACTCATCTTTGTACACTACTTTTTTTATGCCGCTATTTATAATTGCCATTGCACAATTTTCGCAAGGGCTTAGTGTAATGTACATTACCTTATCTTTAGGATTATTATAGTCAAGTTTAAGCAACGCATTAATTTCAGCATGCAATAAACCACTACACCCAGGTTCATCAGATTGAGGTACGTTTGACATTCCTGCTGCGCGACCATTATATCCTAAGGAAAGAACTTGCGTATTATCTGACGTTACTATAAGTGCACCTACTTTAAAAGTTGGGTGATGGCTACGTTGAGCAATAGTTTCTGCCATTTGCATCCAAATTTTGTCCCATGAAGGCCTATTTATATCTACCATTAAATTACTCCGAGGTTTTATGTCTAATTTACTACTGGAAAACTACATAAAGTATATTATAAAAAAAGAACCAATAAATACATTACATATTTATGACTTTGATATGACGTTATACGATCATAAAAAAGAAGATTGGATAGAAAATATTGTTGCTGAACTTCAAAACTCTCTAGGTAATTCTCAAACAAGAGTAATACTTTGCACAGCAAGAACAAATAAATCTGAATATATAATGTCAACAGAAGAGCTTTTAAATCAAAACAATATGTCTTTAAACGATTTTGATCAATGTTACTTTAAGTCTGCTTACAGAAAAGAAAGAGCACCAATTTATAAGTCTCATGTAATATTAGATGAAATATGTGCAAATGATAATATAACTTACGTTAAGTTTTGGGATGACAGGGAAGATACGTTAGAGCAAGTTAGAATTGATCTAAAAAAACATGACAGTAATATAGAATATACGCCTGTTAAATGTTAATAGCTGATAACACTTTTTTCCAAGACATAATCTTCTTTTCAAGTTTAAGACTTTTATCTTCTTCAGACGCTTCTTTTAATGTTATTCTATTCCAAGGAAAGATTTTTCCTGTATTTGTTCCAGAGCTAATTGTGTCAATACCTTTTATAGCGTATAAATAAACTTTACTATCTTCTATTTCTATATCTCTTTTAAAGTAAAGGCACTTAGGCGGCCGACCTAAATCTGACATTTCTCTGTCTTTTATAAGCAACTCGTCTGATGACCAAGGTATTGCAAATTTAATCGCGTCTTCTTTGTAAGGTGTTACGTAAGAAAACTTGTTTAAAGAACTAAATCTTTGTAAACTTCCGTGATAAAAAGTCCTTTTTTTGACTTCTGGTATGTAATATTGAGGTTTAACTTTAAATGGAATAATAACTTCAATATTATCACTTGGCTTGTCACTATAAGATGTTACTTCAGTACATGTGTCTTTTCTCTCATTCCATACCTTATATACTCCTGCAAAACCCTGAATACCTTTTACTAAAGCATTTTCACCATCTATAGTGACTGAAAATAGGCATTTTTCGATTTGCTCAGGTAAAAGTTTAAAATAGTAAGTGTAACCTTGATTTAACAAGATCTGCTTAGGCGTTACAATGTTAGTCGCATTAAAGAGGCTTGCTTTTACAAATGACATATTGTCAGGATAATTTTTAATATGCTTTCTATAAGCTTCTTCAAATCTTTGATGAGCTTTACCGTTATATAAGCTAGAATACTTTGGCGGTCTAATTGATTTTACAAATTTGTTTGTTTGACAAACAAACCAGATATCTGACGACTTGAACCTTGTGCCTAAATCTTTCGGAATAATTGGTACATTAATTTTTTTCAATCTTTAGTCTCTCTAAAACTAGTGTAGTGGGTTGCACATCTTGGCTCATACATTCCAAACGAGCCAATTCTTTCTTCTTGTGTTGCACTGTTAATATCAAACATAGCTTCTGTAAAATATGCATCCTGGTCACAGATCGTACAGACAGCTGGACAAATTTCGATTTTTGTCGCCCAAGGCATCATGTTTTTTATGTTCTCAAAAGGTATCTCGTTTGCGTCTAATTGAATTGATGACACAATTATATTAACACCTTTACGATATAAAGAAATCAAAACAGAGTCAATATCCTGAATCATAAAAGCTTCGTCAACAGCGACTATTGTGTTTGAATTATGTATGTCTTCGTTTACATAACACAATATCTCTTCAGCATGGTTTATGCAAAATGCTGGATATGTTGCACCAGTATGTGTACTAATTGTTTCTTTTGTATATCTATTGTCTTTTTTAGCTTTGAAAGCTATTACTTTACGACCTTTATATAAGGATCGATCGATATCAGACATTAATCTTGTTGTTTTTGACCCAAACATCGGGCCAGTATAAATTATAAATTGTGGGTTCATAAAAATTCTCTAAGGTACTATATGTGCCGATCGAATATCAACTGTAAGTTTTATAACACAATCTTCAGGTAAAGACATTTCTTTGGCAGTTTTAACACTAAGTATCTTAAGAAATTCATAATCAGCCCATAAAGTTTTTGATACGTTTGAAGATCTTAGGGTTGCCAATACATTTAATTTATTTTGGCGCCATAAAACGTGAATCATTGATATACAACTATCACTAGTATAGATAAATCTTCTGCTATCATGCTTTTGTGCTTGATTGCGTTCGTTTAGTCCAACAAACTCTCTAAAAATTTTATTAAAAAACTCAAACTCAATTTTTTCGTAATACTCTTTTTCTTGAGGAAAGTCTAATACAGTTAAATCCAAATGATTTCTATTAACTTCTTCTTTACATTGTACATCAATCAATTCATTTCTACCACTGCTAAACACTAAAGACTTGATTAGTTCTTGACCAGGCATTTCGTTTAGAGCGTTTATAAACTGTAATGTTTTGTTTATATTTGTTTCTAAATCATCTTCTTCTAAAACTAAAACGTTAGGATAGGAACCAAAACCCATTTTTGCAATATTTCTAAAATAACTTCTTACTTTTAAAATGCTGTCTTTATCTTGAAAATCATCGCCTCTTTTTTGTAGTCTATTAAGAATTGTTTTTTCTGAAGGTAAAAGAAGTATGTAAAGTGTGTCTAGTCGCTTAAGGTCGTCTAAAATTTTATCAAACCAAAGTGATGCATCTTCTCTTCCATACATCTTTGCATAAACAAACATAGACATACAACTTCTGTCTTGAATGTTATATTTAAAATTAGTTTCTTTGTGCAGCTGACTGTATAAAGTTGTTTTGCCACTGCAATCAGGGCCTTCGATATTAATATTGAAAAATCTCATTTAAAACCTTTTTTATTTTATATTATAAATAAAAATATAAAATTTTATCATATTTAAAAACATATTTTAGGAGAAAACAAATATGAAAATCACAGAAAGACGTTTACGCTCAATCATTAGAAGTGCTATAAAAGAATCTCACTATAGCGACGACCTGTCAGGTGGTCATGGACACATGGGTTCAGATCCTATTCAAGCTTTAGGGCCTGGACCTAATAATAGTGAAACTGCAGATAAAGAAACTTTACTAGCAATGTACAGGTTGAATATGCAAAAAGCAGACGAAATAAACGACAATAAACTAAGACATGAGATGAAATTAAAATTTAAATCGATGTATAAAGAAAAGCTATTAAAGCTTGGAGTAACACCTATAGAAATGATGTCATTCTAGCATCTAATACGTTTAATCAAACGCATTAATCTTTTTAAGTTTAGCAAGTGTAGATGACATACCCCATCCAGCATCATTCTTTACGTCAGCAAGCCATGTACTAAACTCAACACCATCTTCAACACTACCCCAAACTCTTAACCATCCGCTACGATTATCTGAGTCAACACACTTCCATCGCATAAACGCCTTGTTGTTTTTTGTTGTCTTATGAATAACTTCTGTCACTGTAAACCAGCCAATTCCTCTTTCACCTGCAGGTATATCAAAGACGCTGTTGATTTGCTTGTCGTTTAACTTTTTAATTAAACTTGGTGGAAACAGGAGGTCGTCACTTGCATCATTGCTGAGATCAAAATAATTCCTAATTTTTTCTGATCTATTCCAGTCAGAAACAACTCGATACTTTGTCAATAAATCTTCAACAATTGGAACAATTTCTTCTTGATTCTTTTTTGCTCTTTTTACTGCAGTTTTTGTCATTCCCCAATAACCTTTCTTGAGAGTAGTATAGTTATCAAGTATTAAATCATGGAGTTGCTTGTGATTATCCAATTCGTCAGTTTTAAACTCGTCAAGAGACTTAAATGCTTCCATCTTCGCTAGCGAAGAAAAAGCTGTCTTGTTTAACTTGGAATGTTTCCATACTCCTTCTGCATCATAAAATAGAGTATTTAAATTTTTGTATGGTCTATTCGCAAATACTTCTTCAACAGCTTTATCTCCTACTCCTTTGAGCGATGTTAGTGGCGGAACAAAAGCTTTCAACACTTCAGAATATTCCCATTCTGCTTCAGAGTGATTTATATCTATTGCAGCAATCTCATACCCAAACGACTTAATCTCTGAAATGGCTTTTGACATGCCTTTAGGATTACCATTTTCAGACTGTAATATTGCAGCCAGCCACTCAGTCTCGTGATGCGTATGCAACCAAGCTGCGTAATATGAACCAATAGCATATGCAACTGCGTGAGACTTGTTAAAGCCGTAAACAGCAAAATTTTCTATGTCTTCCCATAACTTAGATGATACTGACTCCGGAACATCGTTTAATTCTTTAGCACCCTTGATAAACTTTTCTCTAGCAATTGCTTTTTCTGAACCTTTAGAATGAAGTGTATCTAGTGACTTCTTAACCAGAGTTTTTCTAAGCTTATCAGCTTCGCCTGGGTCAAATCCACTTAGCTCCTGTGCTAGTAGCATAAACTGCTCTTGAAAAACTACGTAGTTAAACGTAGGCCCTAATATCTTTTCAATAATAGGGTGATCATACTTAATTTCTGAAGCGTTTCTTTTTGCTTTAACATACTTCTTATGCACATTTGCTTTAAGTGGACCGGGTCTGTATATAGCTGTTAAAGCTGCTAGTTCTTCAATAGAATCAGGTTCTGCTTCCTTTGCAAAGTTTCTAGCACCAGGCGCTGTAAATTGAAATATTCCACAAAACTTTCCGTCTTTGTATACATGTTCCCAAACTTTAGGATCATTTTGTTTAACAAACCTACAGTTTAAATGTTTATCAAAGAATGCTCTTGCATCTGTGAATGTAGGATTATTATTTCCTTGCTTTTTGAGAATCCTATAGATGCAGTTTTCTACGTCTTTAAGCAATGTTAAGCCTAAGAAATCAAACTTAAGAAAACCATTATCTTCAAGATTTCTAAAGTTCATGCCTTCTGTCCAGGGAGTTTGTAGTTCTCCACGAACACCAACAATTGGCATTGACTCTGCAAGAGAATCAGCATCAGCTATTATTACACCGCCTGCGTGTCTACCGATAGCTCTATTCTGCATAAACAAAGTCTCAACATGTTCAGCGACCTCAGGATATTCTGTCATAAATTCATTATACTCTGGTGAGTATTTCATACAGTCTTCATGTTTAAGAACGAATACAGACTTTTCTTGATTCTTGTCCATTGCTTTTTGCATAACTTGATCTTGAAGAGGCCCAGTTACTTTGTTTACTTCGTCAAACGGAATATCATAAAACTTTGCAATGTCTTTTACAAGTGATTTAAGTTTAAGCGTATTAAAGTTTGATACTGGAATAACAGCATCATCGCCATACAATTCCTTTGCTGCATTGATGAGTTCATCTCGATCACCAGCGTCTGTGTCAATATCAGGCCAAGAAACACGATGCCTACCTAAAAATCTACTCCAAAGCAAGTTATAAGGAATAGGGTCAAGCTGTGTAATGCCTAATAAGTAGTTAACTAACGAGCCTCCGCCACTCCCGCGCGCAGGCCCAAATAATGTCTTTGTTTCTGCTTTTTTAAAGATCTCATACATTGTAATGAAGTAAGCTTCGTGCCCAAGATACTTAATGTCAGACAATTCATACTTAGCTCTATCTACATACTCTTTATTAGTATGCAACCCTTCGCTAACCAAAGCATTCTTAACTAGATCTGACAGGTGTTTGAAAGGTGTCTTGTTAGGTATTGATATTGTTGGGAGTTTAGCACTTACATCTATCCAAGTATCTTCAAAGTCATTCCAGACAATGTCGTGTGTTCTTTCTATCGACTCTTTAACAAGTTGCTCATTCCCTTTGTAGAAGTCGTGTTCTTTATAGCCTTCTAAGAATTCATCCCACATTTGTTGAGCATTCTTAGGATACAACTCACACTTAAGATCTTCAAAAGCAGGTAGCGTCATGCCATCCTTCTTGCCTAACCATCCAAGCTTCTTATACAACTCTCTCGCTTGCCACTTATCATTACTCGGGTAGTGAGAATCTGCTGTTGAAATAAGAGGAATGCCAGTTAGTTTGTGATGTTCTATGAGGTAGTCATTAACAACATGCTGTTTATTAAGCTTATTGAATTGTAGTTCTAATTTAAAGTTTTCAATACCAACAGCGTCTGTAAATCTGTCTGATAGGTTTTGTAGATCTTTTTGAATTTCGTCACGTGATTTGTCATGTGCAACACCGCGAAGAATACGGTTGCTGTAGATGCCGCCTAAACATGCAGTTGATATATGAAGGCCTTCTCCATGTTCTTTAATCATTTTAAAGTCAACACGTGGGTATCTATAGAATCCGTCTTTATACGACTTCTTTACAAGTGTAAATAGATTATTAAGGCCTTTTCTGTTTCTTGCTGTGATGACTAAGTGGTATCGGCGTTTCCACTCGTCTTTGAGAATGTCGATTTTTTTAGATTCATCTTCGTCCTCTATAACTAGTCCGCCACTTTCATCATCAGCGTCAATGACAATATTTTCTTTGCCTTTCTTTTCAGCAGCAGCAGCTGTCTTTGCGTCTTTAATAGCTTGACGATGTGCAGCATAATCATCAGTCCATTGATCTAGTGAGGGGACAAAATAAAACTCTACACCGTAAACTTGACGAAAGTTTTTGCCTGCCTTTTGCATTTTAACAGCATGAGAATGTGCATGAGCAAGACCGTTACCATTGCCATGATCTGTTAGTCCCCAGGCATCCATTCCTTGAGATTCAGAAAGAACAAAGTCTATATGATCTGATGGGTATCCTAATCCATCAAAAGTGCTAAAAGTTGAGTGTGAATGAAGAGAAACAAACCTGTCTGGTGGAGTTATTAAATCAATAGACAAATTATATACCTTTCTTGTTTTTATTTATTATAACAATATTATATTTATATTTACACATATTAATATTACAAAGGATTGCAAATGAGCAAGTTGCGTAGAAGAGAATTTAAAGAGTTATTAATCGAGTGGAAACAAAACTTTATTAAAAAAGCAATCTTAGAAAGAGGATTGCCTAGTGAAAAAATTAGCAAACATATCAAATCTAAAAGAGTAGATTTTAATTCTCTGAGAGATAGAAGACCCGTTATCTTTCCTATTACGTATGTTATAACTAAAAGTAACAAAGAAAACACGTTATTTAAAGACATAATGAAAAGTATAAACAAAAATAAAAACAACAATTTAAAGATAGTTTTACAAAACAACAAAGAAAATAGAGCTAAAGTTGCTAACGCGTTAAATGATGTAGATCTTATTGACAGTAAAAAATACAATCAGATTGTATTATCTTCAGAAGTAGATATTGTTATTGTACCAGAATTCGGAGATGTATCATCAAAAATAAACAAAGATCACGTTGGTAATACAATATGGTCAATACACGACCTATATCATGTATATTTAGAAGAAGAAATACAATTTAACATACAGACTAAATTTGAACAAAACGATATTTATTTATTTCATGAATTTATAATGCAAGCTCTTTCTTCAAAAGATTACCCACACTATTTTGATTTTGAAGATAGCGAGCCTTCTCTTTTTGCGTTTTTATATCTTTTTATTATAGAGTTTGATGAAAAAACCAAGGTCTTCGATATTGAAAAATCAAACCAGAATATTGAAAAATTAAAAATTGATTTACAAAATTTTAATTTAGCAGACTTTATAACCAAAGATGAATATCCATACTACTTAAAAGAAGAGACTTTTATTAATATTGAAAGTCTTGTAACACTAATAAAGCAAATCAACAAACATATTTGTAATATCTTGACAAAAAAGATTTTAAGCAAAAATAAAACAATTACATTAGGAATAGTGTAATTATTTTTTCTAAATCTGTGATCTTATAATAATCAGACATTTAGACAAATTATATACCTTTCTTGTTTTTATTTATTATATCAACATTATATTTATATTTACACATAAAAGATACAACAAGGTTTATAATGGCGAAGTATAGTTTAAAAGAAAATTTTCTCATTAAAGAAAATAAAGGAATAGAACTAAAAGGAAACAAACTTTCAGTTTATCACTTAACAGGTTCAAAAAAGTTTAAAGATTATTCATCTTATGTAAAAGATACAGAAAAGCCCTTTAAGCCTAGTAAACCAAGAAAAGTCAAAGATCGTGCTAGAAACATTATCAATAGAGTTACTTACGACAAAGCCAGGAGTGGTACAACCACGCAAAGTAAAAGTGACATAGAGCTTCAAGGAATTACAGAACTACTATCAGACCCATATACAGTGGGAACTGGGTTTACACCTGGTCACGGAGATATGTACGGCCCAGGATTATATACATGTTATGACTTTAACCCTTCTATTGTTCATTTGTATGGGGATATATGTTTTAAATTTGAAGTTGACATCAGCAACTATATTATATTTTTTGAAGATCTGGCTAAACAAATTCACGGTGATAAATGGAAAATAGAAGACCAGATAGAAAAGTTGTTTGATGAAAAGTTTTCTTCTCTTGTAAAAGACGAATTGTTTGCAAAAACAAAAGAAGACTTAAAACAACATTGCACTTCATTGACACAACGAATATCTGGGACTAGTTATTTAGTCGATGATCCTAGCAATAAACAACTAACTTCTGGTTCTGCTTTTGATTTTACTAGATATGTCATGGGGAATTATACACACAAATATTTAACTTCTGTTATAGACGGTATCATATTTAGAGGTGACCATGATGGACCGGTTTGTGTTGTTTACAATCCGCAGAGAAAAGCAAAAGTCGTAGAACTAGGAAGAGTCGTAGGCAAAGATGTAGAATGGCATTCAAATATTGCAAGCTTTTTTCCAGACCAAAAGTTAGCATTAGACATAGACTTTGAAACATTAAACGATATTGCACAAGAAAACGATGTTGACGAAGAAGACTTCAAGCAAGATCAACTTCAAAAAGTAGAAGGACTTTTACCTACACTTTATTGGTGTAATGAAATCAATAAAGTTGCTGATTCTGCTGATTTAACATACGAAACTGTACAGAAGGTCTATGATCTAGTTGTTAATGATAACTTACAAATAGAAAATATGTTTATCAACCACGTTTTGTTTTCAAATACAAAAAACAAAATAAATAAAGCTGTTGGTGCATCTGGCAATCCAATGTTTGCTTTAAGGGTTGACAAGAGTAATATAGAAAATATTCACTTAGAATGTTTAGACTTAATAACAGAACTTTGCAAAAAAATAAACTATTTTGCAGACAATGACGTCAATTATTATTTTCCAAAATTTTTGGATATACTAACTTCTCCAATAAACAAACAAAGTGTAACAAAAGAAGACTTTGAAAAGTTTGTTGATATTTACATAGAAAACGCAGACAAAGTCAGTTATGGCATGCTGGTTTTTGGTAACATACAATATAGCGGCAGCTCATCTGTAAATGATATGTTATTTTCTAGAAAGTCTCTAGATAAGCTAAACAGGCTTGACAATAACCGCTTAATGATGAATGTAGGATTAACTCAAATTTCTCAATTAGCAAGGTATCGAAGTCGCTTAGATAATCTTACTGGCCAAGATATACTCAATGTTTTAGTAAAAATGCTTTCTTTTTACTTTCCAACAAAAAACAGAGACTATAAAACAACTATTTGCATGCTTCCTTGGGAAAGAGAATACTTTACAGAATTACCTGAAATTCAGCAGTTTCTGTTTAAAGAGCTTGATACGATTTCTTCAGCACAAATTGCTGGTTCTATTGATAATATGTCTCGCGGTGTTTTTTCCTTATTTCAGCCGCAAACAATAAGTAGTGTTAGAATTGATCTTTTAAATAAAATAATTGATATAATTTTTGAAGACATCGATAGATTAGGCGCAAAAGCTAGAAAGAATGTTGAACAAAATTTATTAAACATTAACGATGAAAACATTAAAAGTCAAATTACAAACCAAAAATATCATCAGTTTGTTAATCAAAGGTTTGAAGTCGCAAACAACTGGAGTCCTTTAATTGATGAACTCAAACAATCTCAGACACCTGCAGAAACTCGATTAATACTAAAAAACAATAGAAAAATTGATACAAAAAATAAAGAGTACGCTGAAGCATTGGTTTCAGGAATAATTTCAGGTGATATTCCTCCAGATATTAGCAATCTCCATATGTATTTAAGACGGATTAGTTATGACATAAAGATACCATTCCAGTCTCTCATCTCTTTATGTAAAGCTTGTTTTAGCTATATTGATATTAAGCCAAACAACAAAAAACATTTTAATGATCTTTTAATGCTTTTGTTAAGATCTACGAAAGGTGTAGAACAATATCTTGAGACTATTGCTCTGCTAAAAACAATACCAGAATCTCACATGAATAGTTTAGATCTAGGTAGAATACATTATACAGAAGGTGACAACGAATTATTTGAACAGGTTGCAAATAATTCTAGTCAGCTATCATTGTTTTTTAGTGGGATGAGTCAGATGCAAGTTCTTAAAATTGTTAAGGGAATACATCAAAGCGTCAATTATGCAGTAACACTTGCACCTGACGCCAATTTATATTTACCCGAAGAAGGTATTGAAATTGTAATAGATTATATAGAAAAAATGTTCAGTAAAGGATCTATGCTTAAATTAATTAGTGATACTAGACAATTACTTCAACAAAAACAAAACCCTCAATCTCCGCAAGAATCAAATGAATCGCTAATTAAAAAATACATTTCTTTAATGCTTTCTTAAAATCTAGATGTGATTAAAATATTTATTAAAACAAACAAGGTTTATAATGAAAATTAGACTACTTAAAAAATACATTAAAGAGTCTCTAGGCAGAGAAATTATGTCTTCGCCAGAAAGACTCTCGCGCAAAGGATCAGCAGCTGATCAGCAAAGAGAATTGACAAAGATTGAAACAATAGATAAAACAAGTCTTTCGTTAGAAGGAGTCTTAGAAGAGCTAATACTTTCGGCAGATTCATCGACATATATTAGATTCGTAGAGAAGTTTGGTGATATTGAAATACCAAAGTTTGAAGTAAGTCCAAAAGTAAAATACCATACACCTCATGGAATATACGGTTACCCTTTAGACCAGACAAACTTAGAAAATCTTGTTAATTCTGGATCACCAACAAGCGCTAGTTTTGCAACTAATGCTAGTTTTTTTCATTTATACAGAATTGACAAGTCAAAAACAGCCAATGTTACAAAAGACAATGAAGAACAAAAATTAATTTCAGGCAAATACACAAGCAAGCAGGCTGTAATTGATGACATAGCAGAATGCATACGACTTTCAACAGGTTTAATTACGCATAGAGAATCTGAAGATGCTGTTTTGCAAGACTATAAAGACTTAGAAAAAGACATTAAAAGTCTTAAAAGCAATGCCTCATATGACAATTATTATTTCACCTCAATCTTTAAAAAATATAGTCATTTAGTCGGTAAAGTTGATGAAGAAAAAATTGATGAAAAACAAAGTTTAGTTAATATTTATAAGTTTGAAATTGCTGATGCAATGTATGAATACATGAAATTGAGTTTTAAAAGATTTGGTCGTCACACGAAAAACGTTAGCAAACAATATTCGTTTTTTGTTATTTTAAAAGAAGCGGCAGGAAATATATCTTCTGCTATCGCAGAAATAAATAAAACAAGTAGAGGACAGTATTATTCAATATTGTTAAAAGCTGTAGGTATTCAAGGTATTGCTGACGCGGGTACGTCAACTATTCATGGGAACGAGCCTGAGCAGGCTGTATCGTTTGACTTTTCAGGTAATACAATAAAACCTATTGGGACTTTCGTAAATGTCTTTAAGAATAAAACAGGTAAACATAAAACTAAATTTAACGAAATACTAAAAGGATTAGTAGATAATGATTTAGTTAATTGGCAACCAGAATATGGTAGTGAAGCATATAGCTATGATTTTAAAAACTTAAGTCTAAAGTCATTTAAGTCTATAGTAAATCAAATAAAGGACAACAATAAATTACTTCGTTTTGTAAGAGATACTGCTGTTGGCACTAAAAATAAAGATGTAGCTTTGTTTATATGCAAAAACTTTAACAATCTAGAAAACAAACCTTTCTTTTCGAGTACCATTTTTTCTTTGTTGTTATCTAATAAAAACAAAACAGTCAGTGAAGAATATATAGAAAGTTTTTATGAAAAGAATATTAAGCCTGAGATATTGAGAGGATCAAAATTTGCTGACACTTATTCTGCTTTAGACAATAATATATCATATTTTTTAAAAAGCTCATCTTTGCCAAAATCAATAATGCTAGACATTATAGATAACACTAAAGTTCCAAAAATCTCGACAGGTACCAGCAATGCAATCTTATACCTAGCAGGCTCTAAGTTTTTGGATAAAGATATTTGTGACAGAATGATTGATAAGTTTGGCTACGAAAACATACAAATAAAAAACAATGTATATGCACCTGTTAGTGAAATTATGCATGAGAAAATCAAAAGCTCTTTGGGCGATGAAGACATACTTCAGAAAGATAAGAAAGAAATTCAGAATATTATAATTTCATCAATTCAATTTTTTAATAATAGAACTGTTAGTAAAGATGAACTTATTGAGCTTTGTCGACTAATCAAACCAGTTCTTAAGTTAGCTAATTTTGGCCTGAACTCTTATGAAGATAATAGCCGGTCTAGTTTTTACGCAAAATTGGCGATAAAAAGTTTAGTATACAATGTAAACTTTAGTCGCGAAATATTTGATGTTTTAGGCGTTACATTAGAAAAAGAAGTAAATATTTTTCAATATCTAATAGAAGATTCTTGGGATAGCGAGAACGAGGAAGACTGGGATGAAGATCAAGATGAGCAAGAGTTTGATTTAATAAAAGTCGGCTTGCCTTATTTAGAAAATCATCACCCAAAGAGTGATATAATAAAAAAGAATTTATCTAGAGCATACAATTATGTTGTCGCAGGAAAGTAACATGGAATATACTAAGTTTTAGACTTTTCAACCCAAAGCCCCTCATTGTTTTCTAAATCTATTGTTTCTCTAGAAGTGCCGTTTAAATAGACGATTAAACCTTTTACAAAATAATGATCTTGAATAATCTCTACAATTAAGCAGTTATTCTTTATTTTTTTACCATAATAAAACATGTCAATCATGTCACCTTCTTTTAACTGTGAAACTAGTCTTATTTCTTTTTCATGCTTACTGGACATTTATTTTAGTCTTTCCCCAACGTAAAGTAATTTGTGCATTACTATTTAACATTTCAGTGCAAGCATATAAAGGTGCAGCATCGTAGAACTTAAATATTTTTTCTTCATCATTGTAAGTGTAATCAACGTTTTCCTCAAGGAGGTCTAAACCATTAAATATGTTTGCCGGATATTCTGCTAAAACTGGACCAATCTTGCACATTATCTCTTCAATTATTGCATTAAATGCACCATTAACTTGTTGTGTATTAACAATATAGTTGTAATCAATAGAGTTTTGATTTAATACGTTACCACTAACACTTTGCAAAGCTGCTACGTTTGCATTATCTACTCCTAATGTATAAGTCGTTATACAAGGATTCTGGCTAGTTGTTTGTCTGCAGTTGTTTGGATTAATGTTAAATATATTATTTTCAACAAAGTTTCTCGAAGGTTCAATGCCTTCATTCGGCGAGCCATCGCTAATTAAAACAATATAATAAGATTCATAGTCAGAACTCGTAATCTTAGAGAGCGAACTTCTCAGAGGAGAAAGAAAGTTAGTTCCTCCTCCTGCATTATGAGTGTTTAAAATAGACAAAACGTTTTGTTTATGTTGCGGACCTTTATCGATAGATGTCTCTGTTATTACACTATCATTGTAAAGAATGACAGAATAGCTTAGATTATAATCAGCATTTACAAATTGTCTTACAGTTGTTTTTAATTGATTTATTCTATTACCTTGCATAGAACCACTAAAGTCAAGCAGAAGTATAACAGCAGTATCAACAAGTTGTATGTCATGAACTTCCTCGTTTACTTCGACAAAGTTTTCTTTTGAAACGTGGCCTCTGCCTGGATCGTAGGTAGATGTAATTTTAAATTTCCTCTTGCACTGATTTTCTGCATTGCATTCGAGTCCTAAGTCTTCACAAGAAAAGCTAGGCTCCGGGGAATCAAGTTCCAAACCGCATTGATTTAAATAGTTGCTTGAACAAATAGTATTAATATCATTTGTATAGTTTATGCCATTGCCTGCATTAATACTACACGTATCAAGAAGTTGTTTTTCATACATTACGTTTAAAGATATTCTGCCGTATTGAATTACTATAAAGGAAATGCTAGCCAAAACTCCTGCTAATAAAACAACTGTCAGCGCTGCAAATCCTTTACTTTTCTGATTTTTTAAGGTATATAAGATGTTTTGTTCCATTGTAGTTTTTATTTTCTATATTGTCTATATTCCAATAGTGATTACTTTGTTTAATCTGAGTATAAAACTCATGCATTAACAAAACATCGATGTTGACGCCCTGTTGTTTTAAAAGATCTGCAGCTAAAAGATTTGAATTAAATTTTCTATCTCTACGTATTGCTTTAAGCTCTACATATTTGTTTTCATCAGGATGGTAAAAGTCAGGTGTGTATTGCTTGTCTCTTCCGTCATACTGGACTGTAAATGTTTTGTGCTCATATACATATGACTTGTTTGTTGCTTCACACCATCTAGCATAGTCAGCTTCAAGTGAAGACTTAAAAAAGTAGTTATTAGGCAAATCATATCGAAATCCCATCCTACCGTTAGAAGGTATTTCGTGCAAGCCACTACTCTGCGCTTTATTCTGGCAGTCTTTACTACAATACTTTGTTTCTCTGCCTTTGGGCTTTTGATACTCTATACCGCAATATTCACATTTAAGAGTAACTCTTTCGCGCTTGTTCTTTTTCAAATAGCATTCTCTAGAACAATAAGATTTTCCTCTTTTAGACTTAAACTCAATTCCACAAACTTCGCACTTTTTAATTTCATATTTGGCGCTTGCTTTGTTTTTACATTCTTTTGAACAATACTTTGAAGTCTTTGCTCTCGATTGAGGCTTTTTATATTCAGCGTTGCAGGTTTCACAAACTAATGTCACTTGGGTTGATGTTCTTGGCATACTTACTCCTTTTTAAATAAGTATGCCTTAGGGTTGAAACCCTGAGTAAACTACTTAGGAAAAAATTGTTTTAAGTCGACATCTTGAGCCTTAGCTTGATCTAAGTATTTTAAGGGATTGTAACTTTCACTCGCATCTTTTATTGACTGCCATGACTGATTAATGCCTTCCCTGAGTGTTCGAACATTTGCAAAGCCCATAAAGTCAACAAACTTTTGATTAGACAGTCTATGATTTCCTAGATAGTCTGTTTCTGGGTGCCACTTAACTACAATTTCCAAGGTTGAACCGGTAACTTCTTCTATAATAGAAACTATTTCTAAAGTATTATGTGGATTGCTAGCTGTAATGTTAAAGTCTTCATTTCTAACACTAGAGTCGATTAGCCTTACAACACTATTACAAAAGTCCTCTACATGCATATAATCTTTAATTTTTTGTGGATCTAAAAATATGTCAATGTTTTCTATTCCATTTTTAACGCCAAATAAAGACTTCGCAATTAAAGAGTTCATATCACCAATGCCGCCGTAAGCAAATAAAGGTCGTGTAACAAGCCACTCTTTTGCATTATTCCTTACTAGCATCTCACCAGCGTATTTCTGGACAGCATAATTTGTCCTGGGGAATATTTCACTATTTTCAAAAATATCAAATTCTTGATACTTATACGTGTCATAAATAACTGTTGTGCCTGTGTATACAATTAGCATGTCACAACTATTTGCAGCTTCAACAATTGTCTGTGTGCCTAAAATATTCGTGTTGATAGAATGCTCAGGATTTAAAGCAACAACATCAGTTCCCACAACAGCTGCATTATGCACAATGCAGTCAAGATTTAGGCTTTTAAACAATTGAATCCAGGATTCAGCATTATTAGAATATACGCAGACTTCATCAGTTTCTGTGTATATCATCAGAGTCTTAGCGTAATCTGACTTATCAATAGATACAAATTCATGCCCTTGATTGATAATTTCTTTCGACAAGTTAGTTGCAATAAAACCTTTTTCACCAGTGATGCCTATTCTCATTAATTGCTTCCTTTTAAAATTTTAACGACTTTTATGTCTCTTGTTTTAACGTTATATACTTTGTTACTTTGTGTATCTAGCATTTTATAGTCAAAAAACTTTTTAATGCCATATTCTGTTTTGTTTTCAAAAAGATATTCTCTATTTAAGACTAGCGCAGTGCGTGGGCCTGAAAATTGGTTATTAAAAATTTTGTGCATAAATGTTACGAGATCAGAAACTTCTAATCCTTTTGAGTAAGATGACATTTAAATTCCTTAACTTAAAAAGTTTATTTCAATATTAAGACTGCTATAGTCTAAACGTATTTTTTTAAGACTACAGTCAGGTTTAAGAATTATCATATGTGTAGGCCTAATGTTTTTTTTATATTTAAAAGATAATATTAAAGAGTATTTTATTTCTTCTTTAGTATTATAATAGTAATTCATAAATTTTACACTTATAAGTTTTCCTATATCTTCATCATCTAAAAAATAGTTATGATTTACTTTTACATAAGACATTTAAAACCATATAGGTGTATTGTTTAGTTTCCACTTAGCAAACCTTACTTTATCTTTTTTGTAATAGTTTCTATAAGAAGCAACAGCATCTTTGTTTATTTTAAAGTCTTCTCTCATGCAAATTGCAAAGTCTTCCAGACTACTGCTTTTCATACCTTGCGGGATATTGTTTTTAAACCAGCTTAAATAATTTGCTGTTTTATGTATTTTACCATATCTTTTCGTATACTCTTTGCAAAGATAAAACAGCAAATCATAATGCCACATATAATTTTGTACTGTTGAAGAAACCCATATAGTGCATGGATGTCTAACGTGTGTCATTGAGTATGGCGGATGAAGTGCCGGATTAGTATTTTCCAGCAACCACAATTTAGCGTCTCTAACTCTTTTAAAATCTTTTAAATTCTTATTATTGCTCCACAACAAGTGCAGCCAGTGTGCAGTCGACTTCATTTGTGCAGACTCAAGAATCATTTTGACTACATGCTTGTCGCAATGATACTCAGCTGCCTTTTTAGCAGATTTATCCAATACAAATATATTCATATTTTTTCATACTCCATGATATTGAACGGTATAACATCAATAGCACCTTTATTGTCAACTAAATAGATCATGAAAGCAAAGTTATTATCTTTTTTAATTTTTGTAACTAATCCAATTTTCTCTTCTTCATTAGAATACAAAAAATTGTATTTAATGCAGTCACCTGGTTTTAGGTCGATTAACTCCATAAATCTGTCTTTCTTTAACCCAATGAGTTGCTCTCTTATCAAGTGTTTCCTCTTTTATTACATTGTGGCCGTTGTAATCTTTAGACTTACCGTACACAACAAAGCCAGCAGTCGCTGTGCCTTCTTCTTCATCAAACGTATAATAGTCTTTTATTGAAGCACCTTGTTCTTGATACGACTTATTTACAACAAACAATATTGCTTTCCTAAGAGTTTCTAAATTTTCGTCTGTTAAATCTTTTATCAAAGCATGAGGATTAATTTTAGAATACCACAAAGACTCAGCCTTGATATAATTGCCAACTCCAGAAATAATGTTTTGATTCATTAAAACACTGCATATGTCTTTGTTGTTTTTCTTTCTAAATATAGGAATAAATTCTGCAGTATCAGGTGGCTTAGACAACATATCGGGGCCTAAGCTTTTTAACTTTTTTGAAAGTTCTTGTCTAGACTTAATCTGAAACGTACCAAAGCTTCTTGTATCGTTAAAGTATACGGTATCATTTTCGTAAAATTTAATTGCTATTCTTGAATGTTTTGTTTTGTGTCTAGACCAGCTGCCTGTCATTCCTAAAGTATTAAAAACAATTACATCGTCTAAATCAAACCAGATAAACTTTCCTTTACAATTAAAGCTTTTGATTTCTTTTCCGTTTAGTGCTTCTAGATTTTGTATTGGCTTTTTAATGTATCTACCACTTAGCACTTCAACAGACTTAATCATGTAATATCGAAAATTTTGATTAAGTCTTTCAGTAAAAAGTTTTACTTCAGGTCCTTCTGGCAAAACGTTAATCCTTTGTTGGTCGAATTGTTCTATTTACTTCTGGCGCGTCATCTTTTGTATTTGCTGTACTTTTTTTATCAATACCTTCTTTAGGTAAAGTATAATCGTGAACATAATCTGCCCAGTCTCTTTTGCCTATACTGTTTAGAATTTCCATAATTGGATGTCCAAACATGTTATGAAAGAAGTATGTTCTAAATATTTTTTTATATTTTGCCATTTATATTATCCTATTACTCGTATAATGTCACTGTCAGTAAAATGAACAATGCCACTGTCTGAAATGCCGGAGTAAAAACCTCGTGGCCATATGTTTGACATAAACTTATAAGGTATTACATATTGTAATTTATTTCTGTCTTCTTTGCACTTTACTTGCAATAAAAAACTTTTGTCAAAAATAAAAAGCCTTATTACTTGCTTAATTAAGTATTTTTCTTTTACTCTTTTGTGAGTTTTTGTGTCTTTGAAAGACCAAAACTTTTTATTCAATTGCGGCTGCATAAGGTTCATTAGGTAGCTCGCCTGTAGATATTACTCTATCCAAGTATTCTTCAAGCTGCTCAAAAGATGTGCAGACCTTAATACCACTTCTTGCTAACATAAGATTAAATTTAGCACCTTCTGGAAGACCTGCGCAAAAATAGATAATTGGCTTTTTAAATGCAAATGCATAGCCAGCCTCCCAAATTGTGCCAATATCTTTGTCGCGAGTATTAACTAGTAAAAAGTCTGCTGTTTCAATATGGTGCAAGTTACCAGTAAAAGTTTCATCCTGAACTTCCTTTGGCGCATTAGGAGGACAAACAAAAATTCTTCTAGGTGATGCAAGATCAAAATGATCAGATCTTGCATCAAAAATATTCTCTAAATTAGTAAGTTCTTCTGCTTGAACTGGATTAAACCAACCACTTGCAAGATAAATCTTTTTCATTAAATTGTTCCTTTTATAAATAAATTACCATGTTTTTAATTGTTTTACACAGAAGTTTGTTTTCTGTAACAGTTTTATATTAAAACTCGCTGTCTAAATTTTGTCTAATTTGTCTTACAGCTTTAACATCATCGTTCCACATTCTAGTAAAGATTTTTTCTTCACCTTTCTTGTTTCCATTAATTTCTTCACGACGACATGAATAAATAGCGTCTTTTTCGTTAAACTCAAACAAGTCGTTTTTAGGCTCTGGATAATAAAGATTTGTTCCACGAGATGTAAATGTACCGTCAGGTAATTCAACACGGAAAGTTCGAACATAATGCATGTCTGGTTTTTCAAAGTTTAAGCAAGTAGAAACTTCAGGAATTGATGTACAAACAATTTTTGCAATACGAGTTGCAATAATATTGTCTACTTCTGGCTGAATTTGTACATCTTGACGTTGACGAATAAAACCAATTAAGTCTTTAAGATTAAATCTTGCAACATAAAAAGTTTCTAATGCTTTAGGTAGAATAACTCTTGCGTCCATAAGTGATACAGCACGTGAGTCAACCATATCAGAATAAAGTTGTTTTGCTGCAGCAGCAACTTCAATAAATCGATGATGAAAGTCTGAATTTTCAACAGACTCAGGAACTAAAACATTATCGTTTCTAAGGTCTCTATCGCCAGTACATTGTGCTGCAAAAGAACCTGCTCTATGTCTAATTAAATGTGTTACTGTTTGTGTATCAATTCCGCTAATTTTAAAAGTAAAACCTAAACATTCCATCGGCGTCGGAAGAGCTCTAAAATTAAGAACATCTTGAAGATTAAGAGAAGCCTCTTCAGGTGTAGAGTTTTCAAATGCAGTTTCTGCAGGCGTATCAGCCCATGTTGCTTTTGTCATGTGCCAAGCAATTTTTTGTGCTTGTTCTCTAGTAGGGCCATCAATTAGTTCAATGTTAAGTGATTCTAGATTGTTAATGTAGTTAGTTACAGGAACTTGGTCAAACTTAAGTTCCATTGGAAGAGTGACTTGTTTAAGATCATTATTAATTGGCAAAATTTATCTCCTTTATTATTACCAATTTATTATAATTTATAAATTTAATATTTACACGTAAATAAATCAATAGTTGCTTTTAATTCTATTTCTTATTATCTCGTCTTTTTTATTAAAAGCATTATAAAATTCATTAACATCAACACCCATTAAAATTATTAAAGAAAAGAAGTAATTAAAGGCATCAACTATTTCTTCTAAGAATTCTTCTCTATCAATCTCAGGCATATCAGTATCTCTATGAGGCTTCCAGTTCTTTAAATGTCCTAGTGCTTCAAACATTTCTTCGACGCCTTTGAGCGCAGTGTCTCTAAGTAAAACTTGACTACTTTTCTCTGAAATGTCTAAAGGCCAATCTTTGTATGAGTCTGGGTATTTTTTCTTGATAAGTTCCATAAAAGTCTCTCTTTTATCAAAGAGAATATCAAGTTTATCTAAGCTAGTCTTTTGCAACAGGTTCACTTTCTCTTTCACTTATATTAGACATCATTTTTTCAAGTGACTCATTAAAGACTCTTTCGTACTCACTATTAATTACTAGCTTTTGGTTTTCATCTACTTCTAGCATTAACATTCTTAAGTGATCAACAATATCAGTTCCAGTAAGAAGTGCCATCTGTATCAGTCTAACAATTTGCGCAATTGTTGTATCGTTTAAATTCATTTTTTTCCTTTCAAATAATTAGTGGTGTTTTCTGTATTTTTACATTAATTGATTGTTCGTCGTGTTCCATTACCTTAATCATATCAATACCTTCAACTTTTTTTAAAGATCTGATCATTGTCATAAAAGGATCACTATCTTCAATAAAAGCAGGAATATAAGACACATTAAGCTCTATTAGTCTGTGTCCGTAAGACGTAACCGTGTCTGATATGGGTCTTGTCTGTCTAACAGTTACAACTCCTGGTAATGCTCTCATATCTGTCATTATATCTAAGACGGTTGGATCTTCTCGATCTTCAATTTTTATACGACATCTTATAAGAGTATTAACTAAATCATTATGTCTTTCTAAGAGAATTTTTGTTTTCATGTTGACTCCTTCTAAACATAGTAATTATTGTCTATTTATGGTTATTAATAAAACTATTAACAGTTACAGGCCAAAGTTCTTTTACAATAGATAACATGCTATCAGATAGTCTTTGTATTTCCCACTGTGCACCTTCATGTGATCTTAAATTAATAAACTTTAGTATATTATTTAAATTAGCCGTTGCATAATATTCTGTATAGAGATTCTGTGGTAAAATGCCTCTAGCTTGCTCTCTACAAATACCTGAAGCTAATAGGTCATCAAAAAGCTTGAGTGAGATTTTATGGTGATCACAAATAGCGTCTGAAGCTGTTTTTTTATAAAGTTGTGAGCTATAGTCTGTTTTATAGTTAATTAAAGGATTAATTGTGTCTTCTAGATTTGAAGCCTGTCTGTTACTTTTATGTTGTGTTCTAAATCTAACGGGCTCATAAAACTTAATATCAGAATCAGTATATCTTCTACTTATTTCATTATAAGACCATGTTCTGTGTCTATGATGTTGTGACCTTACGAATAGCGGCACTTTAATTCTAAATGTTGCAATATTATGTTCTAACGTAGAAGTGTGTCTATGCTTAATTAAATAGTTAATTAGTTTCTGATCTTTTATATCTAGATTGTCTTTTTGCACTCCAAAAGATACTCTAGCAGAGTTAACAACTGTTATGTCTTCGCCCATATGTTGGACCAATTCAACTTTACCTATATTGTCGTCATAAAGATAGTGTATATTTGTCATTTAAAACCTTTTTTTTATATTAAGATTATATGACAAATATATGAAATTTACACATACAATAAATATAATTTTAAAGATTAATTAAACAATATCTTCATCTAATCCGTAATAAAGCTTTTCTGCCCAAGGTATAACATCCCATTTTTTAGCTGATATGTTGTGGTGTCCTACTATGCTATATTTCGAAGCTTCCTTGACAGACATTACATCAAAAGATTCACATACAGGCTTTTCATCTAAGTTAGTTGCTTCTCTTAAAGATTGTAAAAATTGGCGACATAGATCTGAAAAGTCGTCGCCAATCATAGCTATCTCTTTACCATCTACTCTTGGGTCAATATTTTCCATTACTTCTCTGTAAGCATCTGGGTACCACTTTCGCGTCTTGTCCCAATAACGTAAATCTGGGTGCATGCATATATCAATGCCTATTGAATATTTATTAAATTTGCCAGCATGATAAGCAGCCAGACCTGTATCTAGGCACTGTAAAATTTCAAACTCGCCTGTTTTATGATTTTTACCAATTAAAAAGTGAGAAGAAACGTGACGCCCTCTTGCCATGTTAAATACATTATAACAGTGTCTGCTATTAAGTCCTCCCCAGTGAACACATATAGTAGAAGGATCAGTTTTTCTTTTATACCAATTTTTTGTACCGTCGTCTAATTCATAAAGAGGTGCTGACCAGTCGATTTCTAAAGGAGAGTCAATAGGAATAACTTTACCCATATGCATGATAATTGGCATGCCAAAATAGTTTTTTACAGCTTTATGTGTGTTAGGTCCATAAACGCCATCAGCTTTAACACCAACTTCTTGTTGCAGTGAGATAACGTAGTCTTTGTTTTTGTTTAATGTTGTAAACTGTTCCATTATAAAATCCTATAGTATAAAATTAGTTTGCCAAAAAGTCTATTACTTCTTCTGTGTCTCTATAAATATCACGATCGTCTTCAGAATCTTCACTAGAAAAGTCATCTAAGTCTGTATTATCAATAAACTGGTCAACTTGACTTTGATCTTGAACTTTACCGTTGTTAAACGCATCAATAACAATATCGAGATAAGCATCTGCATTTTTATTTTTCATATAAGCTTCAATTGCTTTACCTACACCAATGCTATCTCTTGATCCGCTCTTAATATTTTTGACAGCTTCGTTTTGATCCCAAGTATTTTCATAGTCTTCACTAAAAGCTTCAATTGCATCCCATGTTGCATCGCGGGCTTGTATTCTTCTAGAAAGAACTTCTTTTGAGACATGCTTAAAAGCTTTACTGTTTGGATTATTCATTATTTCTGATAATTCACTTTGACCGATATCTAAAAGACAAATTTCTTCTTCACCGAAGTCTATAGTTAAAGCATCTCTTGCAGACTCTGTATTCAAATATTCTTTTATTTGTTCTGGTGTATACTTGAACACATGTTCTATGTGTTCTTGCGTAACTTCTTCTACACTTGCAATAGGTATTTTTTCGCCGGGCGCTAAGTTTTCTAGTTCAGCGTCTGTTGGTTGATCAGAATTCATAAACAAAGTTTTAAAAGCTATGGCTACACCAGGTTCTTTTTGATGTATAATTATGTTTTTAGGATCAGTACCTTGATCTATTAATCGCTGGGCTTCTTCAGCACCTTTTTGAATTTGATCTAATTGACTTTGTGTCAAAGTTGCGCTTTGCTCAGCTTTGTCTGCAACTTCATCTGGTATGACATCATTATTCTGTAAAAAAATAGTTGCAAAATAAATTGCAGCTGATAGGCCGGCTGCAGTTAGTCCTTTTAATACTTTATTTTCATTAATAAGCTGGCGTTGCTCTAGTATCAAAATCTGCTCGTATATATAATTTTCTAATTTATTTTTCAAAGTTAACCTCTTTTATTATAAAAATATATATTATTAAGAATATAAAATTATGTCATGTATTTTCTTGCTTTATTTTTTTAATAATTTTTTCTTCTCGGGACTTATAATCAGATGTAATACTTGGCTTAGTCTTTAAAAGAAGTTCAAGGCATTGAAGAGTAAATGTAATAAAAGATCTTACATTATCATCAGTTAGTTCTTCTTCTCCTTTGTTTGAAAAGCTTTTTTTAAGAGCAAATTCTATGTTGTTATTTGATGATTTGCTAGGAATTTCTAAGTACGCTGTATAGGAAGAAAGATTTTCTATTAATAAGTTTAAACAATAAAAAGCTGACTTCTCTGTTTTTACAGCTTTACTGATAAATTCTTTCGCGATTTGGAAGTCTTGAGAAATTGTTTTTTCACTAATTTCCATTAGACTTCTGTTGTTTAAGTTATTATGTCTGCGAAAGAATGTCTCAAATAAGTTTTTTGATTTATTGTGAAAGTAAATGTGATTTTTAATGTATTTTTTTAATAGACGATCTGTCATGCGTTTATCTTTCTTTTTTATATAGATAAATATTATTCTAAATCGATTGTAACTGTAACTTTTCCTTTTAGATTGGGTACTCTTAAATGTTGTACCAAATTATGTTCTTTTGCTTCTTCAGCATCTAAAAACCAATCTGCGTGACCTTTATCGTGAATAAGATTTAAAAAGTAGTCATCTGCTTTGCCGCAATTTCTTGCCATCATTTTATAGACTTTTTTATTAAGTCGATCAGCTTCTCTTGCATCTGCTTTAAGCTCTTCAACTTTTCCAAAAGCTGTTGATGCAACATCGTGAATCATAAGTGTTGCGTCTTTATCCATAAATCTAAGGCCGTCGTCACCAAAACATGCTAAGATTGATCCACAAGACATAGCTTTACCTCTAATGATCGTTGCAACAGGAATCGTTGAAGACTTAATAGTTGAAATCATCGAGAGTAAAGAGTAAGCTTGACCGCCGTAAGAGTCAATAATAACAGGAATAACTTTTTGTCCTGTATTATGTGCAATGCTAACAGCTTCAGAAAAAGCAGAAGCTGATTCTTCGTCAAAGTTATTTATAGTGATAATAACAGGTTCTTGCTTGAGCTCTAGAGTTTTAATCAGTGGAGAAACCTCAGTTAAAAAATTCATTAGTTAATCTTTCTTTTGTTTTTTTTATTATATAAACTTTTAATATTATTACAATAATTTTAATCTATCTATTGTTGTTGATCCAATTTTTCTAGAAATAACTTTACCATCTTGAATTTTAACAAAAGTAGGTACATTCATAACTTGATATTTTGCAGCTGTTTCCATATCTTCTGATATATCGATTATTTTTATATTTAATTCATTCTGTATGCTTTCGTTAATCATACTCTTCATTTGTTTGCAAGGACTGCACCAAGGTGCACTAAAAAATAATAGTTCTGTTTTCATAAATCTCCTTAATCTTTAATATTTTCCCAACCCCAACTGTCGCCACTCATGCCATCAGCATTGTAGTCTGTGACAGTACCTTCGAAGAAGTTTTTAAAACTGTCTCCATTAATAATCCAGTCTAACCAGTCTAGCGGATTATGTTTAACTTTAAAATTAGGTTTTAAACCAAGCTGTATTAGTCGCCTATCAGCTAAATATCTTATATATTGTTTGACTTCTTTCTTGTCTAGGCCTTCAATGTCACCCATTTCGTATGCTAAGTCAATAACTTTGTCTTCAAGTTTAACAGCTTCTCTATACATTTTGTATATTGATTTTTTAAAATCATCATTAACAACTCTTGGGTGTTCTTTGAGATATTCTCTAAACAATTGTGTCATACCCTGAACGTGCATTGTCTCGTCTCTAATTGACCATTCAACAATCTCACACATTCCTTTCATCTTTCCGTATCGTTGGTAATTAAGTAGCATAACAAAAGCTGAAAATAGACTCATTCCTTCGTTACACGCAGATTGTGCTAACGCTAAACCTAAGCCTTTTCTTGTTGATACATCGTTTTTTTGCATAAATTCAATCTTGTCAGACATTTCTTTATACTCTAGAAAAGCACTGTACTCTTCTTCAGGTAATCCTAGTGTATCATTAAGAAGCGCATAACTACGTTGATGTGTACCTTCACGATTTGCAAAGCTTAATAGCATACTCCTAATTTCATTATTCTTAAACTTAGGAATAAACAAATCACAATAGTTGCCGCCTACTTGAACATCACTTTGTGTAAATAATCGAAGAATTTGTGTAATGTGATTCTTCTCTTTAACAGGGATTTTTCCACCTTTCCACTGATTTACGTCTTCTTGTAGTTTTGCTTCCCAGCTACCCCAGTGAATCTTTTCGTGAGATTCAGCTATTTCCATTGCCCATGCGTATTTAAAGGGCTTATAAGTTGTATTGTATTTTAATAAAGACATTGTTTAACCTTTGTATAATCCTTGTATAATAATTATCCTTGACAGCTCAAACACTCATCAGGATCAGTGAAGTCTTGTAGCTTATTCTGCTCTACTTTTTGACTTACTTTTTCTGCTGAAGCACCTGAATTTGTTCTAAGATAGTATAAACCTTTTAGCTTCTTTTTCCAAGCTCTTAAATGAACTGCATTAACATAAGATTTTTCTGTTCCTGCAGGAAAAAACAAGTTAACACTCTGACCTTGACAAATAAACTCTTGTCTATCTCCTGCGTGATCAACTATCCATCGCTGATCTAGCTCGAACGCTGTCTTGAAAACTTGTTTGTGCCAATCTGACATATAGTCAAGATGTTGAACAGATCCTTCTGTTAAAATGATTGATTTCCACTGTGCAGAAATCCAGTCACTCTTTTTAACATCTGGAATATCATTACAGTATGCTAACAAAACTTTTTCTAAGTGAGGATTTTTAACAAGATAAGAGCCGACTCTTGTTCTATGAGTATACGCATTTGATTTCCAAGGTTCAATAGAGGGTGAAGTGCCTGCAATAATTGAAGAATTTGCATTTGGCGCGATTGCCAAAAGATGAGAATTTCTAACACCATACCCGTTAGCATCTGGGCATTCTCCTTTTAATCTGGCCAACTCCACTGTTTTCTGTTTTGCTCTTTCTTGTATAAGTGAGAATATATTCATATTTGCAGCTTTAGCAATCCCAGATTCAAACGGGATATTCTTTGATTGAAGATAAGCGTGGAAACCCATAGCACCCAATCCAAGACTTCTTTCTAGCTTTGCAGACTTAATTGCTCTATTTAAATGAACAGGAGCTTTGTCTATAAAAAACTGTAAAACATTGTCAAGGTATTCTATTAAGTCTTCTACAATAGCTGTATTTTCCCATTCGTCAAACTTTTCAATGTTTAAAGAACTTAAACAACAAACAGCACTTCTATCTGGCGATGTTGCCAAATGAATTTCGTTGCAAAGATTTGATCCGTGTATTTTAAGATTTAAATCTTTTTGAAACTGTGGTAGATGTCTATTTGCTTCATCAATGAAATTAATGTAAGGCTCACCTGTCCTAAATCTTATTTTTAATATTCTTTGCCACAGTTCTCTAGCACTAATTGTATCTCTTATAGATCCGTCATTAGGATCAATTAAATTCCAGACATCGCCTTTAGATACTGCTTCCATAAATTCGTCTGTAACATTTACTGCATTGTTAATGTTAAAACACTTACGATTAACATCACCACCTGTTGGTAGTCTGATGCTTAGAAACTCTACAATGTCAGGATGAGAAACATCCATATAAGCTGCATATGATCCTTTTCTAGTTTTACCTTGACGATATGCAGTCATATCACTGTCAACTGTTTTAAGAAAAGGCACAGGACCTGGAGAAATACTACTATTTGATCTAATGGAACTCCAGTGACCACCTACACCGCCACCTTTAACACTCATCCATCTCAATTCATCTGAATGGGATATTAATCCTTCTAGGGAATCGTCAACATATGTTAAAAAGCAAGATATAGGTAAACCAAGTTCTGTTTCTCCTGGTGAAGGGGCATTAGATAAAATTGGTGAGCTAAACATGAACCAGCCTTTAGCTGCATAATCATATATTCTTTGTGCTAAGCTCAAGTCGTATGATTGATCTACGCTGTTATAAGAAAATGCTACTGCAGCACGAGCAAAACTTTCTTGTGGAGACTCCTCATGATCTTGCATATAGTAGTCATGAAGAAGTTTCTTTGAAAAGTCTGTTAAATTATTATCGTAACCTAAATCTATAGTAATGCCACAGCATTCTTTTTTCATATTAATTTCCTTGTTTTAGTCTGAACTACCGACTTTTCCATCTTTTCTTGAAGAATTTCGAGACAAGTTTAAATATTCTTCTTCGCTAACAATTTCAAACTCGTTATCACATTTAACAACTACAACCTGGACTGGTAGTTTGACATTAGAATCAAGTGTATATTCTTCAGAGCCCGTGTTAATTAAATTAACAAAAACTTCACCTGTATAACCACTGTCAATAACTCCTGCTCTTACTTTTAGAGGGGTTTTTGTAATTGATCCTCTTTCTTGCACTAAAGCTACATATCCTTTTGGAACTTTCATTTTCAATCCTGTCCCAATAAGAATTTTATTATTTTTAGGAACAACTGATTGTGGTAAAATCACTATTCTATCACCGGCGTTAAACAAATCAAGACCAGCACTCTCTCCATTATATGCAGGAATGTAATCTTTTACATTGATATTATTTACTTTTAAAGAAAACCTTAAACTCTCCATTAAACAAATGTCAATCATCTTTTTTATTTACCTCTTTCCATTTTTCTCTTAACTTTTCTTTCATTGTATGATTATCTTGTGACACAGCTTCATTTAAGCTAAGCTCTGTGTCATCAAGAATTTCAAATTTGGAACGTGCTGTGTCAATATTTATTGGAAATAGCAAACCATCTCTACCTGCACGATTTTTTGCAACAAATATTCTGCCTCCGCCAGTTGACTTCTCCATTGGCTTTCTACTAATTGACAAAACAACATCAGCAACTTGTGCTTTACCGTAAGACTCACCTAAATTTTCTAATCCTACAATATCAGATTTTGACGAATCTTTGTTCGCTTGTGAAGCTGTCCAAATTGGTATTTGCAAATCAACAGCAAGATTTCTAAGTTCTGTGTAGATTAATTTTAGCTCGTGCCTTAAAGAATCATATGCTTTTGACGACTTCATTACATCAGCGTAGTCGACTGTTACTAGGCTTGGCTTAAAACCTTTTAAGGTTAATTTTTCAATATGGTTTCTTAAAGTCATTACAGAAGCTGAACCTGTTGCGTATTCTTTAATAATAAGCTTCCCAAGATCCATTTCTTTGTATTTGTTAATAACTTCACTTTTTCTTTCAATAACTTCGTTTGAAGGAATATGACAAAGATGAGAATCATATCTTTTACCTGTTTCATGTTCTGAAAGCTCAAATGTATAGTGGATTACGTTTTTGCCTGCTCTCATTGCTGCACAGCCCATTGCAACTAAAAAGTGAGATTTGCCTACACCTGTATTTGCTGCAACTACACCTAACTCTCCTCGGCCAAGTCCTCCTCGAAGAATATCCGGAGCATCAATCCTATCTAGTCCTGTCGGACAAACTTGTCGATTAATCTGTACAAATCTTGCTTCAATATCATCAAAGAAATTGTGGCCTGCAGTATTTGGCATTCCTACTGATATTGCTTCTTTCATAATTTTAATTACAGACTCATATTTTTCTGTTTGAATTAGTTCAACACTTTGCTCAAGTGCGTCCCTAAAGGCTTGACGCTTACAAAACTCTAGAGACTTATCTTTTACATATTGAAGATCACCAACATCTGGGTTTGTTTTCATTCTGTGTAAATATTCTATAATTTGATCTCTTAAAACAGCATCTTTTGACCTTGAGAGATCTTCTTTAATAATAGTAATAAGAATTGCTAAAGTAGGAAACGTCTTATATTTTTGATAATAAGAAAAATACTTTCCACACAAAAAAGAAAGGTACTTTAGATCAAAATAATCTGGGCTTACAACCTCAATCATTTGAGCTGACCAGTTAATATCAGTTAGCATACTTTGAAAAACTTTTTCTTGAAAAGGCTTTCCAAATTTAGAAAAATTTCTATCTTGACTCATTTATTAGTTATTCCTTAGACATGATTTTATTGATATTAAAAAAGTATGTATATTAAAAAAATTAAGGCCTTCTCTATTTAAAATTTTTAGAAGCTTAAGTTTATCAGTTTTTAAATCTTTGTTTTGAACTTGATAGTTTATTTTTTTAATTTGATCAGCACTCAACATTGCAGAGTCCAGATACATCAATTTCCAATTTTTTTTAAGTAGATTTTCATTGTTTATTATATTATCAATAAGCTTTATTTTACAACCTGATTTTACTTTTTTGTTTGATTCATTAATTATATCACTTATTGTTAGGTCTTCTTTCTGTGTTAACTCTGGAAATCTTTTAAGCATAGATTTTATACCTGCACCTTTAATTCCTTTAATTCCATCACTAGAATCTCCTGCAAAACATCTTACAAGACAAAAGTTTTGTGATGGAATACTCCATTTGTCTAATACATATTTTTCATCAATTAATTGTTTTTTATTAGGCGACCAAATTTGAGTATTTTCATCTAATAATTGGTAATAATCTTTATCAGAAGTAACAATTATTTTTTTAAAATTATTTTTTTGTGTTTTAACTAAGTAAGCAATTACATCATCAGCTTCACAATCACTTACATATACTTGTGTAACAGGTGTTTCATAAAGAATTTCAATTAATATTTTTAATTGATTGTCTCTGTTTTCTGCTGTATCTGGTATATCACTGTAGTATGTACTTCTATTAAGCTTTACTGGTCTTCTGCCTTCTTTGTAGTCTGGATCAATTGCTCTTCTCCTAGCAGAGCCTCCTGCTTCCCAAGCAACTATAATTTTCTGTGGTTTAAATTTGGCTGCTAAATGTTCTATATTACGCAAAAACCCGACAATGCCTCCACATAGATTACCGTGTAAAGACTTTGTCGGGTTTGCTGCAAAGTGTCTCATAAAAACATTTAAGCCATCAATATAAATTATTGGCTTGTTTATCATTTTTACTTTAACATTTCAAATGCTTCTGAGTGTGCTTCTATAATATGATCATGCACTGCTTTAATGTCAGAATAACTTTCATGATCGATATCAAGTTCATCTGTCTGGTTTTTTCTGATCATTGCTTTTTCTAGCAGCATATTGACATATTGACCGAATTCTGGGTGAGAAACTATTTGATCGAAGTCTGCTTTATAAAACTTTTTATCTACAATAACTTCACCAGAGTCTAACGTAGAAACTTGTAAATTCTTCCATGCTCCATTACCAGCAACTTCAATGTGATAGTTGTCAATTTCTTCAGGCCCGTGTTTTCTTAACAAATCAAACATTTGTTCATGTTCTTTAATACCTTTACCAAAATGAATCTCAAAGTTGCATGTTCTAAAGGGCGCTGATACTTTATTTTTGATTGTCTTTGCAGACACATTAATACCGATCGGCTCTTTTTCTTTATTTAAAATTTGAGAGCCAGCGCCTAATTTAATTCTAACTGAGCTGTGAAACGGTATCGCCATTCCTCCTGGAGTAGTTGTTGGATCACCATACAAAACGCCAACTTTTGTCCTAATCTGATTTAAGCAAACCATAAGTACTTTTTCGTTAGCAATAACACCTGTGATTTTTCGCATACCCTTTGAAATAGCTCTAGCTTGAAGTCCAATACTCTCCTTATCATAATCACCTACTAGTTCTGCTTTAGGACTAGTTGCTGCAACAGAATCCCATATAATGGTAACTGGTACGTCTTTATCCATAGCTTTTGCTTTAATAATGGTAGACTCTGCAATAGAAAGTACTTCTTCTGTGCAATGTGTATCAACATATACAAATCTCCTTGTAATGTCAACTCCTAGCATTCTAAGATTTTCTACTGACGTTGCATTTTCTGTATCAATATAAACTACAATTCCACCCATTTTTTGAGTAGACTTTGCAATCTGCGTTGCGATGTGAGATTTACCAATAGAAGGCGGACCAAATATTTCTACAATTCGACCTTCAGGTAAACCACCATCTTTTTGATTTGAAATAATATAGTCTAACTGTTTAGACCCAGTGCTTATCCACCTTTTAACATGTGTAGGAGACTCATCTGTACTAAGGTTATAAGCTACTCTAGAGCCTCTTTCCTTGTTTAAAGACTTAATTAAGTCAGATGTAAAATCATCCAGCTCTTCTTTTTTTTTAGCTTTTGCCATTACGTTAAATAACTTTCTAAATTAATAATTTTCGATATATTCAGATAACTCTTTTTGAGCTGATTGTGCCCTTCTTGATAAAGCTTTTTTTTGCTCTTGACTTAAAGTATTCATCTGACTGATTGCATCTGTTAAAGATTTAGCATCTAAACATACTAAAGAATAGACATAAAGTCTGTCTTCAGTTACGCTATCTGGATTAGAACCATTTACGACTGTTTTTGATAAACTTATTGAAGTTGCTCTAGCTAGTTCTTCTGTAAAATTTTCAGAGTCGACTTCTCCTGTTTCTTCATAGAATTTTATCATAGACATGATTTTTGTTTCTAGCTTTTTTCCTAAATCAAGTCTACCTTTAGCAACAGAAAAAGTCCTGTCGGATCCTAAATTGCCTCTTTTCTTATGGATACCTACTCCACATAAAGCAGGCTGAGAAGTTACCCACTTTGGCATATTTAAAGTGTCATTAGAAGAACCGCATGATGCATTCAAAAACAAAAGTAGTGTAAACAACAAATATTTCATTTATACACGCTTTCTTTATAGAGAATCCAAATCAGCGAACGCATCGTCAAGACTCTTGTATTTGCCATTGATTGCATCTGGAGAATCATCTGTCTTGATGTTATTATTAAATCCACCTCGGGTTGTTTCTATCTTACTGTCGTCTTCGTCTTCATTGAGCCAGTTATTAACAATGCTTTCAAGTTCTTCATACGTCTTTAACTCAAAAAGATCATTAACATCAGGAATATTATCAAGCCATTTCTTGCTTTGATCTGCATCTTCTGAAAGAGGTGAGTCTTTACCACGAGGCCTAACATCTGTTGTTGCCCACTGTTGTCCTGGATTTTTCGAACAGCTTATTCTAACATCACGTCCTTCAATAGGGTCTGTAATGTCACCATAGTCTTCGTCAAGCATATAGTTTAGTAATGTCTGGTATACAGTTTTTCCAAAAGCCCAAAGTCTTACACCTTTTTCTTCCTCACCTCTAACGATAACAGGAGCATAACATCTCATTTTTGGATAGAGCTTCTTTGCTAGTTCATAAGATTCTTTAGTGCCTTCATCACGTAACTTTGTAATAAGTTCTTGAATAGGGTCTGGTTTAGTAAACTGGTATGGTGCAAGAAGACCCGGGTTGTTGCCAATGTTATAATAAAACATTAGTTCCTTAAAAGGCTGTCCGTCATTGTTTGGATACGCAAGCAAGCGAACAGTTGTTTCAGAACCTTCTTCAGGTCGCCACATTGTATTTTTCTTTGAATTTTGACCACTTAGTTGTCCAAGCTTCTTACGAATAGCGTTCATATCAATAGCCATATGTTTAATACCTTTCATAGTATTTATTTAAATGTTTAATTGGTTATTTGTTATTTTTTTAATTTGTTTTGATCACCAATTGTGATACCATTATATTATATGTTTTTAATTTTTACACATCAAATTTATTTTTTATTTTTATAACTCTATTTCTTCTTTTGCTTTTTGTTTTTTATATATTTTTAATACATCTATCTTAGAACATAAGTCATCAAAAGCTTGCGTTATAGTTGTAATATCTGGGTTGTTATAATTGTCGTCAGACTTAACAACATGCCAGCTAAAATTGCGTTGAACTGAAGATGCCATTGTTTTTATAATTTTACTAGCCAGACCTTTATTTGGATTGTTTATTAAACTTACTATGTCGTTAGTAAATGACTGAAAGCTTTCAGGTGTAAAGAAAACTCTTAAACCAGACCTTAATGATATATTACCAAGTGTAACTGCATAATTTAAGATATTGTAACCTGTAGAATTCTTTTTTATTTGATCACTAGTAGTTAAAGTTATATCTTGCATTTTAATTGCTTCAGCAACTTCAAGTAAACTTTGTGATGCTGATCTAAGATCAACTGATTTATACTCAAATGCTGCAGCAAATGGTGCTTGAATTCTTTGTAAATCACCATAAGACGGATTAGGTATTTTAAATCCTGTTTGATCTTTAATGGAAACAAAAAGACCTTCAAAAGGAGAATTAGGTGCAATTAAAGATCCGCTTAAAGAAGTCATAATTAATTCAGTCAACTGTGGTTTTATATTTTCTGTAACAAATTTCTTAAATGAACCAGACGAATGATCTTGAATTTGTTGCTTTAAAGTCGAAAGTGTATCAATAAATTCTTGAGTAATTTCTGGTAGTCTTACAGCTTGTTCTGGGCCCATAAAGTAAATATTATATTTTGGATTTGTCATTGCTACAGCATCAGTCTCAGTAAAGTCTCCTGAATATACGACAGCGTATTCTTTTCTGCCAGGTATGCTGTACGATATATAGTCACCTTTTCTATCATCTGACTTGAGTGATTCAACTCCAAAATATTTGTAAGTTCCTTTTGGCATTTTGTGTGGATAAGAATATTTAAATGCATTATAAATGCTACGAGAAGCGCCTGATCTGTTTAAAAATAGATACCAGTTATATCCTGCATGTCTTCGATATTTAGATGTTTTAAACTCATCGTATGTAAGGATGTCACTATATTTTGTTTTCATAATATCAACATTGGATACTGATAAACCTTTCTCTAATCTATCAGACTTTGCTTTGTCAAAAGATTTTTTTGTCGCAATAAAAACTTGTGGACCTGTATTTATAATTTTATTTGTTTTCTTGTCTTTTTTGTAAAGCTCTGGACCTACTAAAACTGAAACGTGCTGACCACTAAACTTTTCTGTCATACTTATTTGGTAGCCTTCGACAGCATTACCTAACATATGTTCTATAAAAGCTAAAAGTTGATCTTTAGAAATATTTTCTAGCTGAGGTGTCCTAGCTTCAAAAAGAAAATTAAAGCTTTCTTTTAAAGATCTTTTTCTACCTTTTTCCCCGCCACGCTTAAGATACCACTGGACTGACTTTACTCTTGTCTTTTTCTTTTTGCCTTTTGACCTATGTTTTTTATCCGTTGCCGTAGACTTTTTATACACGCTTTTTTTACCTACACCAGCTTGTGGTCCTGTGCCAAGAGGAGTAGAAACACCTCCAACAGCACCTCCGCCCATAGAACTAAACTCATGTAAAAGCTTTTCGATTACTTTTTGATATATGTCTTGCATACAACCACCTTGTTTTATATTATATATTTATTAAAACGGCGATGTATATACTCCGTCTATTTTATCTTTTTCATCTTTCATAACAGATTCATGTGCAAGCTGTAGAACTAAAGACAAACGACTTTTATGCATATTATAGAATTTATTGTCTTCAGAAGTCATGTCCTTAATTAAAGATATTGCTTGCCACTCGTCCCAAGTAAGATAAACTTTGAATGACTGAAGAATAAAAAGTGTCATGTCATTTACTTGATATTTTGGGCATGACTCGTTCCAGTCATAATACTGGCCGAGTTTTTCTTTGTGCCAGTCTGATTGACATTCAACGTATCTGTCTTCTGTTAAAGTTCCTACTCTTCCTAATGTTGATAGGAGGCAGCATTTAATAATAGATGACTTATTTGTATCGTAATTTAGTGCTTTAGATATATTGTTAGACGCTTTTGCTAGTTCTAGCGAATATTCTACTAGACCACCGATGCCACAAAAAGGTTCTTTTTCTCTTTGCGAAAAAGAAGACATAATAATTCTTTGGTCCCAGGATTCAACTAGATTATCTACGTTTTCGTTTTCAAGTCCTTTTAGTAGGTTATTATATTTTTTCCATAAAGATTCAACGTCGCGTTCTTTGTACATTTATTTCCTTTAAAGTTTCCAGGTAATACCGGTTAAGTTTTGAAATTCTTCAGTTAGTTTTTTCTTTTTGTTGATTAAATTTGTTACTTCATTAATACTGGCTTGCGTATCTAACATAATCTTAAGTTCTCTAGATGTTTCGAGTAGATTTTTAAAGCATTTTTTTTGCTCTTCATTACCTTTTATCTCAACATTTAAATTTTGACCTATAATGTAGTTAGCAGCAATTTGATGTAATACGTGTGATTTAATATTCATTTTCAAGTCCTTGGTTCTTATTATTAAATATTTCCATCTTTAAAGGAAAATTACCTAATTTGTCGTGTTCATAACCTTGACTAATTATCTGTCTAAATTCTTCCAGATAACTACTTTGTATATCAAATATCATTGCATCGTGTAGAACAAAAAGCGGGACTGCTTTCTCTAAATCTAAAATTTGTGGTAGACTACTAAAATATTTTAAGGCAATATCAACAGCAGATGACTGTATGTAATTATTTATTAATATATTATCTTTTTCTTCTTTAAGATTCCATAAAGGTCTGCCTTCATAGTTTCTTCTTATTCCGTGCTTATCAATATTTTTTGACATTTCTAATATATTGTTTAAACAAAAGTAATTCTTTATACAGTCAAACAAAGCTTTAGACTTTATTTCACTAATATCTTTTAGTGAAGTATAATGTGCGCCATATAAAACTGATATTGTTGCTCTTTTTATAACAGATCTATTTAAATTTAGATCTAATATATTATTTATTTCTTGATATAAATCTTGATGTACATCTTTACCATTTAGCTTCAAACATAGTCTAGGCTCAAGAGAAGAAAAGTCAATGCTAATAATGCTGCCTTGACAAAATCTTGAATCTAGTATACTTCTATATTTTCTAGGTAATGTTAATATATTAGGTCCATCTTTAACTGTTAATCTTCCTGTTACATTGCTTAGTGTATTATAGCAAATTTTTTTACTATAACCTTTTATTGGTTTAAAAGATCTCAGCGTATTTTTTACACTTTCATTCTTCTCTATTTCTAAAAATGCTTTGTATGTTATAATATTAACTTTAGACTTAGCGAGTGAGTCTAAAAAATAATTATTTTTGCGTATTAAAGATATAAAATTACTTTCTAAGTCTAGAGTCTTACATTTTTCTTTTAACAAGCTTAAATCTTTAATAAATCTACTTTTAGTGTGTAAAGGTAGTATATCTTCTAAGCAATAAGAATTTGTAATAGTATCTATGAAATTAAAGTATTTTTTATACTTATCAAGGTAAGTAGTTTTATATATTTTTTCTTCTAATATGTTCATGTATTATACTATATAAAATAAAATATAAATTTACATATAATATTATAAACTAATAAATTATGAATTATTTATAGCTTTTGGTATCCTTTCATCATTCTCCGGAATCGGCCAGCCTTCAAACTATTATAGGTTTTCCGGAGGAGTCTCTATCAAGCTATACACGTTTTCAAATGGCGCGGATGAGTATTTTTTATCATCAGTAAAGAAACAAACTTCTTTAAAAATTTTAACCGCAAGTTGTGTTTGTTTCTTTAACTTATTTTCATCTTCATCTTCAGAAGAGGACCCAAAATCTATTCTAGATTTAAATTTTTCTAATAATATATTATAAATGTACAAAGCATGTGAAGCATTTATTTTTTCATTCAAGACTACGTATTCATCTTTCTTTAATTGTGGAAGTATCTCATCATCATCTAAAGAAGCTTCTCCTCTATTTATATTAAAATATTCAACAATAATAATAAATATTGTATAATAGCATCTAAAAAAATTGAAATTACCTACTTGGTTATCCCAGCGCGTTTGATCAGCCTTATCTTTATAGTATTCAGCTTTGAAAAGAAATACAAGCTTATGAGATCCAGTTAGATTATAACCCCTATAGAATGTGTCGCTTAAACTAAATTTATTAGACAAAGAAGATATACTGTCATCGTAATCTGAGTCCCGCCGATTTTTTTTATTTTGAAACGACGCATTTTTGCCTGGAAAATAAAAATTTTCTATTTCAATTTCAAACGGATCCACATAAGTTTCATTATCTAAACTTATATTTTTAGAGATGTTATTAATAAATTTTGCTTTATCCAGATTTAATTCGTACAGATGTAAAGCAAGTTCATCGCTTTTTATAAAATCATTTAGCGTATGTGCTATAGACTTTTTGTTATAAAATTTCTTCTTATCGTCGCTATATTTAGCAAAAAGTTTACTCTCAGTACTATTAAAAACATTGTTAATATAAAATTCATAGTCAAATTCTTTTTCTGGTTCTAGATTATCGGGTAGAACAAAACCATCATCAAGAAAAACATTAGTGTTTTTTCCTGTAGCATCGCTTATTAAGAATGCTTCAGAAAGAATATCTTCATCTTTTATAGACTGTGTTTGTATATAACTTTTTAAAGGAAGATTTGATGAATTCAAGTACGTTTTTTTTAGATTTTGTACAAATTCAAAAGGAGCATTAGGAAATAGGCGCTCAATTTCGGAAATAGAAAATTCATTAGTGCCAGCTTTTAATGTAAGTTCATAAATTAATCCTAAGTTTGGTATCTTTACATAATAAAAATATGCATGATCCAACGTTTTATTGTGTACAACTATTCCAAATATACTATAAAAGTCTTTCGTTTGTTTAACCACGTCAGGTATTATAGTTTTATAAGGTGTCGGTTGTATTTTTTCTTTAACGCTTAATATTCTATAAAAACTATCAAAATCAATTGTTTTATGAAGACTTGATGTAATTACTCCAAGACGTAATAGAACATTTGAAATATTGTTGCCTTTTGTTTTAATAATATGCCTACTTATTGCTTCTTCAAACGTCTTAGGATTTGTATTTATAGAATAAGCTGCTATCTGTCTATCAGACTCTAAACTATCATCATTTAAGTAAACAAAATCAAATATATGTTGTTTAGTAAAAAAATCTTTGATGTTATGAAAAATTTTAATTAATTCTCGCAAGCGCTCAGAAGACTCGCGAGTCAGTGTGAGAATTTTGCTGATTATTTCTTTGTAATTACGGTCGTAATTAGAATCAAAACTAAGATGAATCGCATGACTGATACGCTCTCTAATCTGAACGCTTTCAAACCCTGTTGTGCTTTTAAATTTGTCAATTATTTTTTTTAAATTTTCAATGTCTTTTTTTATTTTAAGATATGGATTTTTGTAAATATCGAATATATGGTTTTCGCTTGATCCATACACACAGATATTATATCTATCACTAAATTGTATAGCAGACTCAACGCTGTTTACATTAAATATTTTTTGTAAAGTATAAACACCTTTAGTCACGTCTAATACTTGTATATTTTTTGTAGTTTTTGTCTTTTTTACTGATGCTGTTGGTTTTGTAGATCTTTTTAATTTCTTTTCAACTTTCTTTGCTTTTTTAAAATTAGCTTTGTCTTTTGGCGATGCTCTGCTTGGCGTAATAGTCTTTGGCTGTCCTGCACTTGGATTATTTTTAGAAACAGGATTTTTTAAAGCTTGACTTTCTGCTTCTGTTTCTTCAGCTGCTTTCTGATTTTTAGTTTGATCCTTTAGTTCTTCAACTTCTATGCTCTCATCAGCTAATGAGTCAAACTTGCCAGCAATAAGGTTGTTAAATCCATCTGCTAAACCTTCATATTTACCAAAGACATCGCCATAAGACAAAGACAATGATGTTTTAAAGTTTCCGGGAGTAAGTGTATGCTTAATGCTTGTAACAGCATAAGAATTATCTAAAGTTGTTCCTGTTTCAAAGTCAACAAAAATATATTGACCAAAACTTGCCCATGGACAACCAAAAGTTTCAATAGATACTTGCGAAGGTAAAACTCTTAGAGGCATATCAACGATCACATTACCGTTTAATTCTGCTGTATTGTTTCTATTTTGATTAGTAATATAAACTGTATTTAACTTTGCTTCATTGACAGTTGCTGCAGATGCACTTATTAATGCACTATGTTCACTTGCAAATGTTGCTGTTGGCATTAAAGATCTTGTTCTTTTTTTTATATCAAGGAATCCTTTTCCAGACTTAAACCTAAATAATTCTTTGTCACCTATAGTGACTCTTTCAAAAATACCGTCTTTACCAATTACTTTTCCATAAAGCTTTTTTGACACTTTTGTTTGATCATCTATTATACTGTTTAAAGTATTAAGCTCAGCTTTCTGTGATTTTGTTCTCTTTTTTTTGCCTTTAAGTATGTCTTTTCTTTTTTTATTGTTTTCAAGTTCTTTTGCAGTTCTTAGTAATTGTTTTATGCCTTTATGACTTATGTCATCACCTTGATTAAAACAATTACTTATTGATTGATACGGATTATCATTTCTGTCATATACACTAATTCTTAAAATTGTCTTGTCTAAATTAGTAACGTCTGATAATGCATCAAAACTCAACTGGATTGTTGGTGGTACAAACACACCTTCAGAATCATATAAGACCTTTGCATTTTTTTTATTACCATAATAAAACTCATTTAAACGTAGAGTCATGCTCGCATTAGATGATATTTTGGCATCTTTTTTTTCTTTTTTAGGCTTTACAGGAGACTTAAAATCTTTTCTTTCAAAGAAATCTTGTAATCCATAACATGGGTTATCTTTTGTTACAACAAAGTTTGTAATAATTTGACTAATTAAAGATTCAACAGTAATTTTGGCATTTTTTTCAAATAAGTCTTGTAAATAAATCTCAAGCCTTTGTTTTTCTAACAATAAAGATGCTATGCTTAAACCCTGACTTCTGGCTTCTTCGTCTGTAACTTGCTGTTGATTTTGGGTCTGCAGTAAATTTTGTGACGGCGCGCCAAAGCTTGAACATAATCCAGCTTTTTCATTTACGTTGTGAAAAACAAATTGAATTTCGTCATATTTTTGAAGAGTAATCATATGACTGCTTGCTAAAGATACTAAAAAACTTCCAAATGTAATATAATCTTTTGGCTCAAAGCTAATACTTCTTAATGATGGTATGCTTTCATAAGCATTACCTAGACTACCATCGTAAAAAAGATCAGTAATTTGCAAACCTCCAATTAAATTATTTATATAACTTTGAATTTGCTTCTTTAGCTTATCATTGTCATCTATGATTTTTTGGAGTTGAATAGAAAGATTACTAATCGCGTTACCTAAGCTAATAATTGTGTCACGTGATATGCTTGATACACTATTTAAAGCTTGCTGATTCAGCGTTTGAATTTGGGCATTGACTTCAAACGCGTCTGCGTCTTTGCCGGCGTTTCTTAAAATATCCGCGCGTTGTTGTAGAGCCTGTATTTTTTCATCAAGATCAGCTCTTTGAACAGTTTTAGCAGCTGTTATTACTCCTTTTTCACTAAGCCTATCACCTAAGCCCGCTATATCACGTATGTCAACAATATAAGCTTTTTTATCTCTTAATCTTTTATTATTAGTAAATTTCTTTCTGTCTAATTGAAAGGATTGACTTGTTCCGCTAAAAGCGACTTCTTCTATTGACAATAAAGCTTTAGATATTAATGAAAGTTTATTGATAGCACCTTGAGCCCTTTTATACTCTTCAGTGAATGTTTTCTTTTTTTTGCCTTTTTTAGGTTTATTATATTTTTCTGTATATCTTCCAGTAAAAGAGTTGTTAAACCCATTTGCAGATGCTGTGATTGTCCTGTCATAAGAGGGAGTTGTTCTATTTGTGCCTAATTCTTCTTGAAGATCACCTACAGCTCTAAGATATCTTTGTTGTGCTGCATCAAACGCGTTTCTTTGAATTGAAATTCGTGTAAATTCAACAACTTCAGTTTGTCTTAAATCAATAGGACCTTTCATTGCAATAGAAAGATTAATTTCTACTTCTCCAGATGCTGTTATTGAAAACTGTGAATTTGTAATCATATATTTTTCTAAACATACAGATGAATTTAAAAAGTCACCTATCGGATTAATCGGGCTGTTCTGCGCATTTAATTTTCCTGCGTCTTGATGAGTCCAGCCATATTCTACAGATATTTCTGCGCCAAAAGCACCAAATAGATCAGGTTTAATAAAAGGAGCAATATCACCCATTCTTGTTCTATCATGAAGAACCATTGATATTCTACCTGATTTAAAAGACATTAGGCCTGTTGTTGGCGCAATATCAATTTCAAAGCTTTTTAAAGTCATAAAAGGAGAAGTTTTATTGTGCACAGATGTAAGTCTTAACTTTTTATCACTTTCATTATATATGTCTCTATGCCCTACTTTTTCATTCATGTTAATAGCTGTTTGAGGCGTTGCAAATACTGATAGATTTGTTGTTACACCTATTCTGTCATTTCTTTCTACTATTTTACCTTCAAACTTATTGTAGTTACCTGTTACGCCTTCAGTTCTTGAACCAAACATAAACTGATTTAAAGTTGCAGTTTTAAAAACATTTGTGATATCTTGTTTAGAAGTGTTTGGCAAAATAAAAGTCACGTTAAAATAAGGAAAAGCTTTAGAAAATTCTAAATTTGAAATGCTATTAAAAAAAGCAGAAAGTTCTAAAGAATTTTTTGTTCCACATCTTATGTTTCTATTATTTAATAGTATAACAGACAAAGAAGGTTCTGATTTTGTAGGGTTCTCTATGTTTTTATTAACATTTATTTCAGAGACTTTTTGTTCTAAATTATTTTTTGTTGTTTTTTCCAAGTTTAAAAAACATGCAACATTAGGTAATACTCTTAAATGTGGTCGACCTACAATAACGTCTGAATCTTTAAGGTCACCCGCGTACGGCGTTCCATATCTAGATTCGTTTTTACTATCAAGTTCCGATGTGCTATTAATTCCTTGATTAAAGTGAAATAAAGATTTAAAAACTTCTCTTGATATTGCACCTCTTAAAGTATCCTTATTACCTTCTTCTAATTTAAAGTGTTCTATTGCCTTACTATCAAAATAGTAGTCTTTGTGAAAAATGCAAACATAATCTGCAATTAGTGCTCCTAATAATTTACCTTGTTTTTTTTGTGCTTCTGGACTAAGCTTTAATTCTTTTTGTACAATATGTTCTATTTTCTTGACAATATAATCAAATATTTCATAAGTAAAAAGTCCTCTTGTTGTTATTGACTGGAATAGATTTGCTACTAGCGTAAAAAAATCTTTTATAATTTGATTTTGTTTTTTTTCGTCAATGGTGTCTAATCTTGGCACATTTAATAGTTTTTGTAAAACATCAACTGGGTTTTGTGAATCAACATATTTATGCATATTTGCAGCTGCCAATGCATTGAGTGACTGTTCATAAACTTGAGCACTTTTTTTTATAGGAGGCATTAGTTATTCTCCGCTAAATTTTTAATATCTTCAATATCTAGAGGAATTTTTAAGACAATCCCATCAGAAACTTGAAGCCACCAGCCTATTCCACTAGCTGCTGCAATAATCCACCAAAGTTTAGCATTACCATATGCTTCATACGCGATGTGATCAAGTCTATCACCAACCTTTGTTATTTTCTCCTTAAAAGGTATTGATTTATTTTGAACAGCACGAAATATTTTTGAATTTAAACTTATTTCTTGCCCATCTTTTATATAAAATCTACTAATTTCTTCTGCCATTTTTCAAGCCTCTTCTAAGCAAATGCCTTGCTAATCTTCGTAAACATCGCCGTATAAAGAATTAATTATTTTTCCTGTATTGTAAACTGGTGCTCTCATCATACCATCTGCATCAAGGCCAGGAGCAATATCATGTATCGGATTAAACGATATATCTATCTTAACAGACATCGGCGCTTTTGAACCAATAACTTGAGTTTCCCACAAAGCATCAGTTGCTTGAATTCCTAAGTTACCTATAAATCCTGCTAAACCTTTACCTAGCGTTGTTTCATAAGCTGCCGTCAGAGGATTATTTACATTTCCATTGGCATCAAAAGCATCAACATAGTCTTCAAAGTGCTTCTTTACAGTTATAGCTTCAGCGTCAACTGTAATTGTATCTATATCTTCTCTAATCTTATTCGGCAAACTGTGATACTTTACAATACTTTTTAAATCAGCCTGATATTGCTTTTTCTTGAGAGTTTCAGATGGATTACTTATAATCTTAAAAGTTACAATTTTATCTGTCTCTGCTATAATTTCTATTTCTTCTAAGTTTCTAACAACTTCGACTTTAGAATCTTCTGTTACAGCAGTTATTTCTGAACAGTAGTATTCTCCAGGTAACACATAGCTCTTTATTTCGACGTTGTCAAAGATTCCGCCAATAGCACCGCCAATAGCACCGCCAATAGCACCGCCAATAGCACCGCCAATAGCACCACCAAGTTCACGATTGGTTTCTAAACTTACAGATTCTTTGCCTTGACCCATACCGTGTATTTTGTTTATAGCATGTTTTGTATAATTTGATTTAAAAACATCACCAAATCTCATTCTAATAAGCGGAGATGCAGTTGGAACTTGTGTAAATGGATATTCAAACCCAAGGTTTCCATTCGGATCTAAATCAGTATTTTTAAAACCTCGACTCCATTGTGGGTATACCATAGAAACAAGCTTGTTGATTTGATACCACATTAAGTCATGATCTTCTTTTGACATTGATACTAACATAAAAGAGACTTGTATTTGTCTTGAAGTATTCATATAGTGATAAACTTTATCAACTCTGCCGTAACCTGGCGCTGTTTCATTATATTGTGGTGAAAAAGAATCGCTATAAGACTCAACAAAAGCATGAAAGCCTAAGATTTCATTTGTTCGCAAGTCTTGAAAATAAAAAGGGACCATCTCTTTTTCATAAAAAGCTTCAAACTTTTTAACAGTTTCATTTGAAAGTCTTTGCTGTGACTTTTCTGTTTTTATAAAATAATTTTTTACGTGTTCTTCTAAAAACTTTTCCCCAAGACCGTTATAAGCAGAACTTTTGTACATGCTTTTAGGCATAATAAAAGCTTGTGGTAAAGCAGATATTGATATGCTCTGTTTCTTTTCAAGTCTTTTATCACCGTCAATTTTTTTTATATTATTTACTTTTTCAATTCCATTTTTATATGAAACATCGACTTTTGAAAAACCTGTAATACTGTCTTTTGCGCGGCCTGATCTATTAAGTTTATATCTTGAGCTTTTATTATTTTTATAATATTTTTTTGCTTTTAATCCAATATTAATTCTTTCAATAATAAACGTCACATAATAGTGATTTAATTCAACCATGAACTTTTCAACAGGATTGTCACCTGATGCAAACGAGGCATTTGATTTTGCTTTATAAAGTTTATTTGTCACCCAGTCGCTTTTTTGATTAAATCTTCTAACAAGCATAAGTAGTCTATTACTCCCAATACTTGACAAATTCAATATCGATTCAACAATATAATACCCCATATTATACAGTAACTCTAGAGAAGCATTTTTGCTTGTAAGTAAACCACTAGTAAAGCCTAAGTTTCCAAATTTTTCTTGATTGTACCCAGAAAACTTTTCTATAAACAATAGCGGATCTGAGTTAACATAGAAACTTAGTCCAACATAAAAAGCACCCAGTCTTTCAGCAATGCCGCCAAAACCCATCTTTGTTCTTTTGTCTTTAGGATATCTTAAGTGTTCGTGTATATACCTTGTTAAAGCTGAATAATTTATTGGTCCATAATTGCCTAGCTCCATTTGATAGTCATTCTCAATATTTGTTGTAGTTTTGCGACCAGCCGCATCAAAAGCAAAATTTTCAACTGCAAGTATGCCTTCAATTGCTGCAATATATACAGATGCTTCAAGAATATAGTCAAACATAAATATAAGTTTAGTAATATCTTTAAAACCAAAGGTAGATAGCTCTAAACCTGCTGCCATTTCTAACTCAGAAGCAAATATTTCATTTACTCCTAAATAGTTATTAAAGTTTTTATAATATTGTATATTTTCATCACCGCCAAACGAAGGATTTGCAAGAAAGTTATCGTCTCTTGACCCACTAACAAAGTTATCAGAACCTACATCTACAGTTTCAGTTCCAATAATATGCTTTTTTTCACCACTGGCTATAGATTCAGAAATGCTTCCAAGTCTATTATTACTCTCTAAAAAGCTATCTGCAGCTGTAAGGAAAGGCAAGTTTGCATTTGAAATGGCTCCTAAGTTTTTTTCTTCTGCATAATGTGATCCGCCTTGGGCTACTATAGGTTTACTTATCTTTTCAGCGATTTCATCATTTTTAATGCTCAAGAGCTTACTTAAATCTTTTATAGATCCGTCTGGTGAAAGAACATACTTAGGCATCATTTATCCTTTTATAACATCGTTACCTTTGATAAAATCATCAATATCTTTAGGTTTATCTATACTTATGTTGCTTTGCTGGCCTAACTCAAAAAAAGTTTTTTCTACACTTTTGATTTTTTCTTCTGTTAACGTTTCTAATAACTTTAAGCACTCGTCATATGGTTTATCAAGTTTTTCTGAAATTGCTAACGCAAATATTTCTGGTAACTTTAATTCATTAAAAACTTTGTCTTTTAAATCTAGTTTATACATTATGTTGTTCCAAGTCTGCCAGGGTGACTCTGGCCTTTATGTGTAGCTTTGCCTCTTCCGAATGCTGCATTTGCGTGCTGGTCTGCTTGAAGCTGTGATAAATGTGCGGTTACTGCATAACCATCAATTGTTACTACTACTTTTTGTTCATTTGCCTGATCTCTTAAGTAATCAGCAAATCTTTCTTGCAATTCAACAAATCTTTCCGATTGTCCTGCCATTAGAGCATCAACGTCTTGTTTTGTTAATCTAGCTAAATCGCCAGTTTGACCTGTTAAAGCTGCTATTTCTCTTATAATTGGTGCAGCATCTAAAGCATTTTTATCTGCTTCTACTAAAGAAACTCCACTTTCCTCAAGTCCTATTAATACATCAGCTGTAGCAGCACCAACTTGCATTTTAACAGCTTCACCAGTCTTAGCATTTTTAATTGTATGTTCACCGTGATAGCCTTCGTCATAATTTGCTGCATAGTAATTGTCTGGGCTAATTTGATTTAATTCAGCAACTTCTCTTTCTCTTTTATTGGCTGCTTGAAAAAGGCCGTCAAGCATTTTCTGATCATCTCTAACACGTATTTGTTCATCAGACATAGTAGATTCTCTTCTTATATCACCTAGTCTTTTTTGAACAAGCTCCATCATCATTCCTATTCTACCGCCATCATTCTTAGCTTTGTCGCCAGCTCTCTTGGCCGCATCACCTTCACTCATTCCTTGGGCTATGAATAATTTGTTAAGTTCTGTGACACGATCATTATACATTTTATTAATTGCTTTAGCTGATCCTTCTCCAAAGAGTTTATCCATTTCTTTACTTTTTGCTGAAATGTCAAATTTATCCTCTCCGCCTTCAAACATGTCTTGAATAAACAGCCCAGCAGAGCCCTCTGCAGTAGACTGCAAGGAGAACAAGAGATCGTTTTGTGCTTTATCAAGCCGCTTGTCTTTGTCGCCTCGTGAGATTAGTCTTGCTAAACCAGAAATTTCTCCTAAAAGGTAATGCTGTCCTTCATCTACAGAATCCCCTATACTTTCTTGCTGATCTCTGTCACCTAGTTCTGCAAGCTTTTCGTTAATGACATTTTCTGCACCTTCTCTTTTTGCTTTCTCCATGAGTGCTTTTTTACCCATTCCTAACATTTTATCTTCGTCATAAAACATCGAGAAAAATGACGATCGAGACGCATATTTATCAAAATTAGAAAAGAATCCTAAAGTTAAATCATCAAAAAGTTCAAATAAAACGTCTTTATTGTCTACGATACCATCAACTATCAACTTACCCAAATTTCTAAAAATAGATAAAGAATAATTTAAAGCACGAGAAATAACGCCGTCTTTGCCAGACTTTCCTAAAAATGTTTCTTTCATGTCTTTAAGTGCAGTGTTAATAGATTCAAATATTTTTGGTGCCTCTTCGTCGCTAAAGCCTAACCATTTTTTAATTTTACGACCCATGCCTGAGTTTGAGTCAAAAACATCATCAATACGTGAGAGGCCTTGAGTAAAAAATTCGCCTACAGCGTTTGCAACTGCTGGTACTGCGACGACTAAGCCTCTAATTAATACACCAATTATTTTTCCTGACGTTCTATATATTTTTCCTAAAAAACTTTGATCTTTCATTATGTTGTCAAAAGAAAGAATATTTTTTAATTTTTTTTGCCATTTAGATTGAGCGTCTCTAATGTCTTTTTTTCCTCTCCCTTTTGAATCACCAAATACATCTTTTGTAAACTCAGAAAGTTGCTTTAGAGCCTGGTTTTTAAATTTAGTGAATGTTCCTTTGCTGAAGGGGCCGTTTTTACCAATAATACTATCAACTATATTTGTAAGAGGACTTAAGGCTTGATTAAGCATTTTTTTCTGTGCCTTGTTTAAACTAAGGCCTTCTTCATAAAATTGCTCCATTCTTTTAGAAACATTTCTATAACTTTTACCTAGTTTTGAATTGTACATTATAGTAGTTTTTACACCATCAGCAAAGTTTTCAAAAAATCCTTTTCCTTCTATTGTTTTTTTGACTTCAGTTACTGAGCTGTTCATATCTTTCATAGCTTTTATATGGCGTTCTTCAGGCTTTTGATCATTCATGATCTTTTTAATTTCTTCAAAAGACTTGCCTAGTGTTCTATAATTCATGACAGACTTAAGCGTTTCAGCTGACATTCCTGTATGTGATGCCATTAATGATTTTTCATGTCTGTTTAAGTCATCAAAAGATCTTCCCGTCATTAACATCGACTGTCTAAACATCTCTACAATTTCCGTAGGATCTTCAGCTTTAATTAGTTTTAAAGCGTCAACATTCATACCAAAAGCTTGTTGTAATTGAGCTGCACTAGAAGCAGCACTTTCAAATGTATCAAACTTTGAAAAAACGCCTTTAAGAGATTCCATAGAAACACCTAATTGTGATGCTTTGCCTACAACTGCCATTAATGCGGGTTCTGATAAGTGCCCAAAATTTACAATGTCTTTCCTTAGGTCGAAAAATCCCATTGAAAGTCTTTTTCTATTAATTCCAAATTTTTTACTAGCATCATCTGCAGCATTTTTAACTCTTAACATTGTATCAAAATAATGTTCTCCATTTTTTGCTGCTTCTAAAGTAATGTACTTAGTATCTTCTGCAGACATACCTAAGCCTTTAGTCATTTTTTGAAAGTAAATTATAGACTGTGTACTTTGTGTTGTAGATTCAGCAAAAAGCTCAGCAAATACTCCCATACTGTTAATACCTTGACCTAATTGCTGAATCATGTTTGAAGCACCTGATGCGCCATAACCAAAAAGCTTTGTTAACTCACTGTTTACGCTTTGAAAAGATCCAAGTGAACTCGTAGCTATTCTACCTAAATTTAATACAGCACCGCCTCCGTTTGATGCTGTGTCGAAAAATTCTTTTAAACCTTCAGTAGCATTTCCAAGAACTTCAGTAATTTCTGTTCTTACTGTATTCCCTAACTTTCCCGCCATATTACCGATAATAATAGGCATTGTAGTCATAGACTTTATAAAAACAGATGCAGTAGATATTACTTTATTTAAAACAAAAGTAAAGCCCTTAAAGAGCTTTGTGCCAACAGACAAAGCTGCATTTAGAGCTGTCAAGGCCATTAGTATGTCTTTTTGCTCAGAAGCCCATTTTTTAGTTTTATTAATAGCATTGTCAATATTGTCAGCCCACTGGTTTGTTTTTCTTTTAGACTTTTCTAAAATATCGTTGCCGTCTTGAAGTTTCTTGTTTAGTTCGCTTTGTGACTGTTTTCTTCTTTCGTTAGCCTTTCTTCCAAACTTACTTTCTTCTTCTGGGGTAAGACCTCCACTTTTTGGATCGGGATCTGACATTTTAAACCTCTTTGTAAACTATTTATTTAAATATTCTTTTAGAGTTATTTCGAGAAGGAATATTTTTAGCTGAAGACTGATTTAGTTTATTTCTTTGCTTTTCTAAATCATCCATAAACTTTCTTAAAAACCAGCGTCTTTTCCAAACAGGAAGAATGTAAATGTCACTATAGGAAAAATTTAGCTGTCTTATTAGAACATAAAATTCTTCCATTTGATACTGTCTAAAATCAGGCGTCAGGCCAAAAAAACTGACTTGTGATAGGTATGCTAACCTCACTTTCTTCAAAACATGAATCGCATGTAAACATACCTGACATTTCGACGCCTGGTTCATGTTTATCTAAGAAGTTCCTTAATGCAAGAGAATCTCTTGCGGGCATATTTTTTACAAAAAAGCTAATCTTGTTTTTATCTTTAATGCCATCGACAGAAATTATTGAATACTTCAAGCGGTCAGTAACTGTTGAGTTTGTTCTAATGCCTTTTTTCTTTTTTCTTTCTGTGATAGTAGCAATTTCTTTGTCATCAAAGCCGTTCAAAAATTTTACAACCACAGGCTTTTTTGTCATTGGCAAAACTATCTCAAAAGAGTTGCTACCAAACTCTGTAGGTTCTACACTCAAAGTTTTAATTGGTAAAGTTGATAAGTCAAAAACATGATCATTTTGTGCACCGCAACTTGGACATGTAATGTCAACATTATACTCAGCACCGTAACCAGTAATTCTTAGCGCAACCATTAATGCATTCTTATCTCCTGCAATTAATTCGTTTGCATTAATTGACTTGTCTACAAGACAACTTTCAATTAATTTTTCAATTACAATACCTTTTTTAATGTAAGCTCTCGACATAAGAATATCTTCTTCTTTAGCTGTCATAGGACGAATTTCAAGTGACTCTTTTCCATGGAGAGAACTTTCTACAGGATAAATTACGCCTTTTGAAGGCAAAGGTACTAACTCTGTAGGTATTTCTAGTCCAAAGTCGTCTTTTGCAACATTAGAACTTTGCATACCCTGGGAAGTTACTTCATTGTGATCGATTGGCTGATCTAGATTGTTCATATATAAATTCTCCAAATTTATTTATCTTACGTTTACTTCTATTATATCTTGATTACTTGTTTCTGTTAAACTATTTTGTGCAATTCTAATAATATCTGAAAGTTTGAATTCTTGAATGCTATTGTCTTCTCTTATTCCAAAAAGAGAAATTGCGACTGTAGTACTTAAAATATTAAATAATCTTTTTCTTCTACTAAGACTATCAGTTCCAGGATTTATACTTACAAAATAATCACTTATTATTTTTCTTTGTTTATATTGAGTTAAAATATTATTTAGTAAAAAATTTAGTCTACTATTTAAAGGTTGTTGATTTACATTTTGATTAAATAACATATCATTTAATAAAATAGCGTATTTAATTTTTTTCTTTATATCTAACATGATTCTAGTATTGTGGCTTAACCTATTAAGACTATTTCTATTAAAAATAGCTGTATTTGAAGAATTTGGTTTAATATTTGCCACACCTTCAGACTCAATATGACCTACCATATAGTTTATAGAGCTATTTGTGCTTATAGAATTTTTTACTACTCTAGAAAAATTATTATTAAATAAACTTTGAAATGTTATATTAAATATGCTATCAATTCTAACTCTACTATCTACTAAGTCACTAGATTCAATACTGTCAAACGGTCTATTTATATTTCCAGCTATTAATTTAATTCCAAGATAGCTAGGCATCATAACAAATTTTGTATCTAAAATATTACGTGAATTTTCAATAACAGAGTTTAATGTATTACAAAAGCTAACTGTAAATTTGTTGTTATAGTATTTTGATAAAGAAGCTGAAAGCGTTAATGCAATCCCATCAGATAACTCTTCGCCAATATTTTCATTACCTAATGTATTTCTTCTTGGATCGTCTATTGTCAAAGCTTCAGGCTCAGTAATAAAAAAGTTATAATCTTTTAGAATCCCTGAGCCTGTTATATTACTGCTTTCATCTTTTTCAACTACAAACTCCGGAGTATTGAGAACAGTTAAATATCTTTGCTCTTCACCTGCTTTATTAGAAACTTTTTTGTTAAAATTATGATGACCTATTTCTGGAAATGATAAGACTTGTATGTCACAATCACCATCATCTGTAATAACGTCATGTAAAGTATCGTATATAAACGTTGTCGGACCAGAATAAATTTGACTATTTGTTTCATCTTCACTTTCTCTGACAAAAGCAGTTTGACTCATCTTTCTTTTGTCATTATCAAGAATGTTTATTCCATCAAAGCCGCCATAAGTAAAAAAATCAAAAGAGAGATATTGTGAATGATTACTATCATTTTCATCTTCTGTCCTTAAAAACTCATCTATATTGACATAACTAAATTGATTGCCAGCAGTCCCTAAAGAAGAAATATCACTGATTTTTTTACCGTCTCTTCTATAAATAGAAAATTTCCAAATTTTATTTTCATCTACATCACCATTATTTACTTCAGACAAGTGTGAATCTGCATAGAATATTTTTTCTAAATGAAAAAGAGCATTCGTAATATCTTCGTTGTTGTCTTCAAGATCAGTAACCCAAGAATTTAAATCTTTATTTAAGTAAGTGTTTTGAAAATATTTTGTATAAAAATAATAATTTTTTATTTCTTTTTTAAACAATTCAATAACATTATTAACTACAACATGATTATAAAACAAATCATAATTTTGTCCGTTTAATGCAAGTGTTTCGTCTAATTTTTTTCTTACATACTTGTCAAAACAAACACCCCAGTACTTGTCTTCAAGTAAAGCACCGCTATTATCTCTTAGTAGATTACAGTTGTAACTTAGAGGTACTTGTTTTGGAGTTTTATTGTTTTCAGTATTATCATCAATATTAATTGATAATCCGCTTGTGTTTAATCGAGGATAAGGCATAAATCCTGAAGGTATTACTTCATAGCTCTTTAAAAGCTCAAATTCGACATCATCACTTATTTCAACTCTTAAATGATTATTTGTATTTTCATACAAGCCTTCTGTTTCAACTTTTTTTGTATGAAAATTATAATATTCTCTTTTTGTACCAAAAACTCTTCCAATATAATCTTTACTCTGAGGGTCTAAATTTAAATTTGTGTATTCAAAGAGATCGTTAAATTTATTTTTTTGCAAATTATAAAAAGACACCTTAACACTAAATTTTGACCAAAGCTTTATTTTATTATCTCCAAGCTTCTGCGGTGTAACTCTAATTCTATAATGATTACCTGCTTCTCCGTCGTCAAGAGAATGAAATCTAAATAATTTAACACATTTGTTAAATATGTTCTGTCTATTATCTTCAATTCCGTTTCTATCTAAGGGTTGTGATAATATCCAAGGAGTTTTTGCTGTTTTATAAGAACTTACAAAGTTTTCATAAACTGGAGTATTAGCATCATTACTTCCTGTTGCAACAAAGTGCTTTCGACTATTAGGTGTATTTAATATTTTTGCGTCGTTTTTGTTTTTAATAAATGCACCATAGTTTAAGTGCCCTTTATGCAAAAAGTTTGCTACATTAAAATTAAAGCTGCTTTCTGAATATGTTCTAACTGTATTGGTAAGTGTAACTTGTTTATAGTCTAAAATAAGATTTCTTTCTACTTCTAACAAATTAGCAACAAATATGTCAGGTCTTTCAAATGTAGAAAAGCTTTTTAGATCATTGTTGTCATTAACTATATTTTCAGCATCAAATCTTAGTCTCGTTCTTTCAGCTAGGTTTATTTCTTCTGTAAGTAAAAGACGACTTCCACTTGGACACATTATCGCATGATTAATCAGATATCCTATATCTTCATCGTTATTATAACCTATCTGCTCAAGATAATCGTTTGAAGAACATATTGTGGGAACATCATTATTATCAATATCTGTTATATTGTTGTTTTGATATGCTGTACATATGAAATTAACTTTGCCTTCATAGTCACCACTAGAAAATTTATTAGATCCAAGTATATTATTTGTCGATGATCCACTAACTACTTGTTTCCCGACAAAAAAACCACTCCCGCTAACAATGCCACTTTCTTCTGGTATACCTGTTAAACCAGCGCCAAGACCTCTAACAAAAGTAACTTGTTCAGCTCCTTGATTAAAACTTTCATAGACAGCAAACTGAGTCTGATTTACTTCTAACAAATCATCAATTTTACCAAAAACGTTCTCATAAGAATTGAGTATAGTTTCGCTTTCTTCGAATGATGTAAAAGTTTGAGGCACAAATGCTGGTCCTTTTTGTGAAGGACCAGCAAGTCCAATATTGTCTGCTGACAAGCTAATAAACTCAGGTGTCTTAAAAACTCTTTGCGTTAATATTTTAACTGATAATGGTTCATTTGATATGTTAGCCATATACTGTCCTATTTATTGTTTTTAATTTATTTATAAATAGGCCTAAAAAAAATTTATAAAATCTTAAATTTAGATTTTGTAGCTTTAATATTTAGTATTGCAGTACACAGTTATCAAATTGAAGTTCGAGCTGAATCTCCATTGGAGTTCCTTCATCATCGTAGCCTACGTCTCCAAAGTTTGCAGAATTAATTTGTGCGCCTTTAATATCCCAAAGCTCAACTACAGTACCTACTGGATCAAGCATTTTAAGTTGACAATCTCTTTTGTAGAAATCTGCGTAGCCTGCGCGACCACTAACAGACTCAAAGTGTGTACGAACCCACTCCATAACTTGCTGTGCACCACTAGGTGCAATTGGATCGTGCATAGTAACACTAAGTGTACCAAACTTCATTTTACCTGCTACATATCTTGTGCTATTAATAAAGTTAATTTCTTGAGCTGAGCTTGTAAACTGCGGTCTTGCAGCACTTTTAATAAGAAAAGCATCGATACCTTCAATCGCAAAGATCCATCGATTCTTTCTCTTCGGCTCAAACTTATTTGGAATCATTTCCGTGACTGAAAGTGTCTCTGCCATTTTGTTTTCTCCTAAAAATTATTATATAATCTATATATTAGTCAATTGAGTTAGTTACTACGAAATCAAGAGAAATAAATTCAACTGATTTAGTAGGTTGTAGATAAATTTTACCACGAATAGTATTGTTTTCTACATCATTCTGTGTTGTTGTTGAGGTGTCAATTTGAACCTTGTATCTTTCAACACCTTGTCTTGCTTGAACTTCTGCCATGATTGGCTCAACGAGTGAACTAAATCTTGCAAGAGTTGATGCTCTATTTGGCTCAAACAAGAGAGTATTAGCAATATTCTTAACTTTACGACGCAAGTTAATTAAAAGTCTACGAACATTAATTCGATCAAGTGCAGATTGGCTTTGCATTAAAGTCTTTTGTCCAAACGCATAAACTTCACCTGCACGGCCAGCTGGCTCATAAATAGGATTAATGTCAGCATCATAAAGATCATTTAAAACATCTCTGTTCATTTGAACTTTAGAGTTAAGAGCATTTAAACGACCACGTGTTAGACCTGCTGGTGCAAACCAAGGATCAGCTAAAGTATCATTTAAACTCATAACACCAAGCATACCTACAGAAGGCGGAACTTGAAGAGGTGAGCCATTAGAACTTCTACGCATAACAACATCTGGGAAATATGCTGCAGCAAATGACGTATCTAGACGTCTTGTCTCAAAGTTGTTTATTATCTGTGAAACACTTGGCTTGACTGCTGGATCAACAATAATCGCACTTCCTCGATCAACTTCTTCGATATCCATAACAAGCATTGCGTCAAATCTACTTTCGCAAGCAGTAATTGCATAGTCAGTTACAACTGGCTCACGCATACCAGGAATTGCAAGAAGCTGTAACTCTGTCGCGCTCTTGTCAGCCAAAACATCAATTGCTCTTCTAAATGCCTGCACTGTTACACCTGTAAACGTATTGTTATTGTTTTCATCACTGGCTTCACGATGTGCTGCAAGTGAACTCATTTCTGCTTTTTCTTTATTGAAAATATCTAAGCCGTCAAAGCCGCCTTGCATAATAAATCTAAACTTAAGATAACGTACATTACGTCCAACTGAAGCAGCATCACTTAAAGTAATGAATGCCTTTTTAGCTTGCGCATCATCATCTTTATCTGTTAAAGGCAAGTCAGAGTCTTGGCCACTTCTAACATACTCAGATGTACCCCAACTAATGTTTGAAGGATCATCAACAGCAATACTTTCCAACGAGAAACTTTCTGATGAATCTTTAGCAAACGAATTAGCGCCATCCATGCCTGGATAAAACTTTGTCCAAGATCTAATGCTATCGTTAAAGCGAATCTCGCTAGTTTCTTTATGATCTTCAGCACTTTGCTTCTTAGCAAATTTAACACCCCAAGCTAATGCTTCAGATGCCTCAAAAGCATCACCAGATGCTCTTGTTATTGTCTTTACAAGCGGTAAAGGTAAAACCTTAAGCCCGTCAAGAATATTACCCTTAAGTAATTTATTAGCTCCGTTATTATCACCTTGTTCGTTAAATAAATCCTCTAATTCTGTATTTAGCGTTCTGTAGCTCTTAAACCCACACGGTAAAGATGATGAAGGAACTTCTTTGCTTTTAACTAGCTCACTAACTTCAACGCGAACATAATTGTTCTTTACATCAAAGTCACCTTCTTCAACAAGTCTTTGTTTACTAGTCACTCTATCAAAGTCATAATACATGTGCTTATCACCAATAATACGACCAATAAAGTTTTTGCTATCAGGATCTAAACTCAATCTCTTCCAAGCAATTAAAGCTTCACCTTGAATTGGGTCACTGTAAAAACTCTCTAATGCTAAGTCAAATGAACCGTAGTCACCTTCAACTGCAGGCGCAATAATGTTTGAGATTAAAACTCTAAATCTATCATTTGCAACTGCACCATCATCTAATGCATGTAGCTTAAACAGGTCATAAAATTCTTTTGCACCACCTTGACCAAAGCCTTGTGATTGAATATATGGTGAACATGCTGTTTTAAATCTTGTATCAAATGACTCAAAGTCAGGCTTTGAAGCTGCTGATTCTCTAGGGTTACCTGAAGAGTGTAAACAGAAGCCTACTTCTGAAATATTCGCTAAAGAACCATCTTGCTTAAGAACACCAACATCTGATGGTGTTGCAACTCTTCCATCAACATCCCAATGTGCATATAAATAATGTCCGCGAGATTCAATTTGCTCTGGATCTGTATTTAAAACTTTTGCAAAATAGTTAACGCTTTCAGGATCAAATGAGCATGCCAAAACACTTGGTTCTTCTTCACTATTAAAACCGTTTAAAACTAAAGTAAACGATTGATCAGCAGCAATACTACCAATTTCATAACCTGCAATTTGCGCTGCACCTGCACCAAAACTTCTAAATGTAGTATCATTAAGTGTTACTCTTTGCTTATGTCTTTCTGTTGATAATGCGTTATAAGCAGCATCACTTTGTTCCATAGCAGGAATAACACCTTGAGGTGACATTAACAAACCTCTAATTACAGGCTTAGCAGCACCGCCACCTTGTTCAAATGCTGTAGATTTCTGTCCTACATTACCAACTAATCTATCACCATCTGGATTTGTTACTACTGCTCTATCACCCATCTTAATTGCTGAAGTTAGCTTATGAACTAAAGAAATATTTTGCAATTGCTTAAACTCAATAGCATCTTCGTCTGGTAAAACATCTATAGATGATGC